GAGCCTGCATCATGGCTTGCTCTTCAGGTGAAGGCTGTTGTTCGCCATCGGCTTGTTGAGCCTGTATCATGGCTTGCTCTTCAGGTGAAGGCTGTTGTTCGCCATCGGCTTGTTGAGCCTGCTCCTCATCTTCATCTTGCATAGAATCTTCTATATCTAAGAATGCGTCGTCCGCCATTGCCTTCTTAAGCTTTATCCATTTGTCTTTAAGCTGCTTTAATGAAAAGTCGTAGTCCTGCTGTGAATCTTGATAATTAGATTGAGCAGCTCTTGCGCCAAATTTATCCAATTCTTCTTTGCCATAATCTAGCTCTTGCTTGCCATCTGACTCTTTATCTATTCTTAACTTATCTTTTTTCTTTATCGACTTTTTGCTATTTTTTTCTATTTGTTTAAGCTTAATATAATAATCTTTATCCTCGCTAAGATGATCCATAGCTATTTCTTTGGCAATTTTTTTATTCTTAGTATGCTCGCGCTCCACTTTTGTACCTTGTCTTATAGCTCTGCTACTAAAATCTTTTTCTGTTTTTTTGTCTGCTAGTCCACCCTTAAGTTCATCTTTCTTGAGAGATTTTCCTGCTTTAGAATAAGCTATAGCAACTGCCTGTTTTTGTGGCTTACCAGCTTCAACTTCTGTTTTTATATTTTCAGCAATAACTTCTTTGCTTGATCCTTGCTTAAGCGGCATACTTGTCCTCTAAAAGAAATCGATATTCCATCTTTTCTGATAATAACCTTTAATTGCGTCTTTTTGCATTTGTATAAGATCACCAAGATCTTTTATTCTTGCAGCTAAAAATTGAGGTCCTGGAGTGCCTACTGACTGGCTTACTCCATCGATACTTACACCCACTGAGGTGTGCGGAAATATAAGCGGGCCGATAAAAGTTAGTATCTTATAAGCTGCTAAATTCTCTATTAGTTCAATTATAGCTGCGGGAACCTTGTCTTTCTCAAATCCTGCCTGATATTTTACCCTCACAGCTCCTGGAAAGTTATCTAGGCCGATAGCTCTTAGTGCATGAAACTGTGTACCAGAAAAAGCAGATAGTAAAAAACCAGATAAGCTAGTTCCAAATGCTGGAACAAGTTGCATGACGCCTTCTTGTGGCATAAGATGAACATGCTCCATTGGAAACTGAACAAAGCCTAGATTTGTTTGATCATTAGAGAAGCTTAGCTGTACTTCCTCTATTGATATAACATTCGGATGATTTAACTTAAGATAATTATAGTTCCAATTAAACTCATGCCTATTGTAGTCATGTTTCTCTTCGAATGTTACCGGCGTTATGTATAAGTCCAGTTCATGTTCTATCTGAGATATCGCACTATCTATATAGTGCTTTATGGTGTCGTCTGAGATTGATTCATTAGTGAGCGCAGAGGTTAGCGGTATTCCAAATAGTGCTCGCTTCCTGAGATTTTCTGGAGTTGGAAGCGGCATATATCTTTCAAATGTTCCACTAGTATCTTGACCGTCTTTTGCCCATAACGGATAAAGTCCTACTCGTGGTGTTCTTGACATTGGCATTAATTACCACCGTTTTTTTTGATGCCCTGTACATGCTTTAATCTAGAAAGCTGCTCAGGTGCAAGTCTCTCTACTATTTTTTGCTGCAACTCTTTCACAAATTCTGGATTGGCTTGGCTTATCTTTAAGGCTGGATCTACTTTAGTGTTAACGTTAGTGCCTCTTCCTTCATCCTCTTTTATTCCGCCAGCGGACTGTGCAGCGCCTTCTTTTATAGACTTGGTTCCCTGTACAGAAGAAGCGTCGTCGTGTCCTTGAAAACTAAATAAATCATCTGCGCTTTCGCCAGAACTCATGCCTGCCGTTGCTACTTGTGCTTCGGCCTCTTGCCTTTTTTCATTTCTTAGTTTATTATTTTCTTTCGCTATCTGACTTACGCGATCTACTGCTTCAATTTTTTTCTGACTATGTTGAGGATTATTTCTAGCAAAATCATGCTTAAACTTAATTATTAATTTTGTTTTTTCTTTTGGGTCGGTTATGTGTGCTATACTTTTATTATATTCTTCTAGTGCTTGATCTAGGTCTCCTCCTACCTCAGACATTATTTTATTTTTATTTGAGCTTAAGTGGAGTACAGGATTTTCTGACGGATCTGATAACAGGCCCGTTTTATGCTGATGATTAGATAGCCAACCAGTGGCGGCCTCTTTAAGATTTTGCAACATAGCAGAAGATGGCTCGCTAGGCTTTATTCCTCTTGAAATTATTTGATCATGTGTTAATATATCGTGAGCTCCAGCAAGTCTTTCTGCTTCTCTTGGACTATAGCCCTGACTTATAAATTTCTTTATAGCTTCTACATGATGAGGTGCGTAACTACTTTTAGCTGACCATTCTGATCTACTTCCAGATGCAGCGGCAGTAGGCTTTTCAGCTACTGGCTGTTGAGTAGTGGGGTCAGCTTGCACTTTTTCCTGCTTAGGAGGAGCTTTCTGCTGTTGCTGTTGCTGTGATTGCCACTCACGAATAGCGCGCTCTTGCGCTGTGTCTTCTTCATCTGATTGCGAATAAGAAGGCTCTTCTTCATCATATTGCTCAGTGTTATCTTCATCTTCTGGATCTCTATCATAGGACTGCGGCGCATCTTCATCTGAGAACTCATCGTCATATTGCTCTGGATTATCCAGACCGCCGCCTATTTGTCGCTCCCATAAACTTTGACCGTAATCTGAATCTTCATCGTCATCATACACTGCTTTAACAAAACGTTCTTCTATAGCATGAAAAAGTTCTGGATTGTTCTTAAATAGCTCGCTATTGTCTTTAATTTTTTTTGAAATTGATCTTAATAGTTGCTCTATATTCATGTTATGGCTTTTTGGCTTTTATTTCTGCAAGCCTTCGCATTGCATCTTCTTTTCCAAGTTTTTTATCAGCTGAACTGGACGTTATCACCGGCGGTTTTTCCATCCTGTCCCAGTCACTGCGATTGCTGTCTTTACCTATTACCGGGGGTATCTCTGCGTTGAACTTTACATTACTTAAATCCTGTGATGCCGCAGTTTGAGTTGATTGCTGTGGTCTAGAAGTAACACCCATTCTTGCCAGGTGACTGTCTGTATCTAGCGGAGACACTTGTGCATGTGCTGGACTAGACTTGCCTTTTCCAGCAGGTCTTTCTTGGTATGAATCAAGGAAGTCCATCATTTGATTTGCCTCAAAATCACGCATTGAGTTTTCATAGTTAGCATGATGCGCCCCAGATAGGTCAGCGTTTGACATTCCGTAATATGAGAATATCGGCGCGCTATCAAACGGATGCGGCTCGTAGTAGCCTTTTGATTTATGATCGTGATCTATATCGATATGCTTTCCATTTATGTGTGTCTCTTCAAGAGGCCAAGCGCCTTTATGTCCGTGACCATGAACTTCCTCAGCATAACTAAAATGAGGCGCTTGAGATAAGTAGTCGTATGTAGAATGTTCTCTCGCTAAACCTTTTGTAGCAGTGGAGTAGTGCTCTTGCTTGTATGGGTTATCTATGCTTGATATTCCGCTCTTGTTCTGAAACTGATTTCTTTCCCAGGGCTTTGGATCAACCCAGTCTGCCTTTAGTGCTCCATTAGTGTGGTCTATGCTGCCGTCATTTATCATCTTATCTGTTAGATGAAGCATTTTCATAATTTGACGCATGTGCTGACCGGCAAGTTTTTTATTACCAGATTTTAATGCAGCAGAATATCTAGTAGCATGATGAGATAGAGCACCATGCATCATATCTGCAAGTATTGGCGTTTGTCTTATATTTTTAGCAAAATCTAAAACTGCAGTATTGGGTTTTTTTGTGCCTTTTTGCTTTGCCATTTTTTGCAGAGACTCAACTACATAGTCATATAGTTTTTGATCTGCCAATGACTCTATAAAGGAATTCAGCCCGTTATTAGCTGCTGTTTTTCTCAATAAGATTTGTTTAAAATTAGCTATTCTCATGACATCTCCTAGATCTCAAGAAGCTCAGCTCTCACGGGGTTTGCACTTGCTCTGATATATTTAGCTTGACATAGAACGTAGTGATCTCCAGCAAGAACTTTCACAGCAGGAGACGTGGTTGCTGTAACTGCCGCGCCAGATGTGTCATCGCTAAACGCTACATAAGTATCAGCGGAAACCTGGATCCTCAGGATATTTCCTTGACCTACTTCTACCCAGCTAGAGGACAGATTTGCAGAAATAACTTTACCTGGAATTAGAAGAGCCTGAAGTGCTTGTGCTACATCGACTGTACTTAGGGTAACTAGTTTTCTTACTTTGCTTAGAGATGACATCGTGACTCCTATATGGCCAATAATACTAGATTATTATACCAGAATAAAGAGCCAGAGACTAGAGTCTATATTTGCCATTTATAGCATTTATAAGCTGACGTTGGCCATTAGAATAGACTAGGCATGATGAGTTGAGCCAAGAACTCGGACCTATATTGTAGCCTAATTTTAATTTTGAACTTGTACCAACCTGCCAAGCACCGCGAAGTATCTCAGGTGAGTGGCTGTGCCCTGTGACCGAATTTCCATAAGCAAATTCCATAGACTGAAGCCCACCCCTGGCGCCATTGGCCCCCTTGTCTCCATGGGCACCTAGCTGTATTTCTGCTATGCGTAAATCTTGATCTCGCTTTAACCACTTGATTTTATTGATGCATTTAGGATCTAAATTGGCCATTACTTCTATGCCATAGCGCAATGGATCTTCGCTTGTAGTAACGTAATGCAGCGCAAGCTCTAGAAAAGACTTATAGTTATACGGATCATTTTTAAAATCGCCACGCTGAAGAAATCTGTCTAGAAATTCATCATGATTAGATTTTACGACAACCACCTCATCTGCAAGCATAGTTAGATACTCTAGATCACGTGCTACAATATTCAATTCTTCGCGCAGATTAAGTTGACCTAGTTCAGCACGTTTTGCCTTAGTGTCAATATTGTGAGCCTCATGGTGATTAATTGACTTGCCATCAAAAAGATCATGCATAACTAGTCGCTTTGGCTTAAGCGTTCTGCAGACGTCATCCCATACAATTTTAGTCATAGGACATGTGCTGCCTGAGTGCCAGTCGCCTAGAACAAAAGCCTCTGGTCTAACTTTTTTTGTTGCGCCAGATGGCGAATACTCTACTCCAAGATCGATAAGTTTGCCATTATTGTCACATTGAAATTGCCTAAAATGATACTCATCTGAGTCGCCTATCTCTACTATTAGACCACCCATCACATGATCATAGGCGGCAATATATGCAGTACGATTAGACATATAGTTTGCAGATGTATAGTCAGGCACAGTTACAGCGCCTGTCGTCATGAGAAAGTGAGGCAATTTAGTATTAGATACAGGGCTAGACTTTAGTCGCTGCTTGGGCGATGCATATACAAAACTGCCCTCACGCTGCCCTATTCGACCTAGACCGATTATAGGATCAATGTGCTTGGCAGCTAGCTTAATTGTAGAAAGAAATATATTTGAGTTTAACTCTGTATCTTCTAAAACAATAGCTTCATTAGTTAATCGCTTATCTACTCTGCCAAGCGATCCTCTGTCTAGATTAGAAGCAGGATCAGAGGCTATGAGTATTAGCAATGCTGCATCATTTTTTTTACAATAAGACTTAACAGATTTATACATCTTATTATCAAGCTCACAGCCTGTAACAGCTGTTGTGATAACAAATTTTTTGTTGTTTGCTACAGTTGATCGTAATTTATCTAGCTGTTGCTCGGTCATTAAATCTTCAATGTAAACATCTAGAAAACACCTAGGATACTTCCTACGAGCCTCTTCATCAAGATTAGACAGAGATCCGTAATGATGCTTGAGCATGTCTTTTGTATATTCTGTATTAGAAGTAAAGTCTTCTACACTAAGATCACAGCGCATCTTCTTACGAAGAGTCGCATAATCTCGCAGCATAGTCTTCTTCTTATCTGAGACGTTGTTTTGCTTATTAGTTGTCATTAAGGCATTCCTTTAATATATATCTATTTATGTACCAGATTGCTTTTTGCAAATCTTCTTTTGTTCTTGTCGGATCTTTTTTACCTGCACGTGAAATATACTTTAGAGCATTAGCGAGCCTAAAGTCTAATTGCCAGTCTTCAATAACGTCAATTGGCTCTATGGTTGCAAAATTGTAGTGCTTAGGCTTATTGATTACATCTTCTTTTTTGGCAGTGCTGCTAGTCTGTCTGAGTTTAGCAAATCTAGTTGAATCCTCTTCAAGATAGGTTTCTTGTGGAAGATTTCTTATGATCGCGCAATTACTGCACATACTGTCATTTTTAGAATATATATCTATGTGTGTATTCATGCCACATTTAGTGCAAGGCCAAACGCTCATCGATCCTCCCAGAGTTTCTTATATATCTTATCGCTTCTAGGCTGTCTTTTACCGCTGAATGTTTCCAACGGTTCTTTTACTACGAATATAGCACTCTCTAATTCTTCAGAGTCTTTAGTAGAAGACTGCAACGCCAAATAAACATTTAGATAATGTGCACCCATAGCTTCATTGCCATAAACTACACCTTTATCTGCAGTTATAGCAAAGCATGGTCCTACAATAACATTCGACACAATTTTAGTTATATCATGAGATACCTGAGCGACTATGCTTGGTGTTAAATCTGATCTAAAATTTAAATGTAGTACTGTTTTTTCGTACTCAGCAAGAACTACTGGCCTTGCATCATCTAAGTAATATATTTCGGCAAGATTATCTACCATCTCGGCATAATATCTTCCGTCTATTGCTAGTTGTTTTAGAATTTTTTTAAGTGACAATTTTAATCCTATTTTTTATAATAGGATTATACGATGATTTATATTAATGAGTTATGGTACTTTAGGGAGTTTTGTCTGAATAGTATCTGGTGTAGTTGGTACACTTGGAGATTCAGTTAATTTACTTTTTTTTCTTTTTGGCGTTTCTTCTCCGTGATTATTTTCGCCGTCAGTAAAGCTATTGAGTGTAAACGTATGAGATATCCAGGGTTTTCCATCTACATGATAGATATCTTGATCATTTGGGTCAACTTGTCCATGTGGAGAGTGGTGTATAGTTACTTTGTCTGGGTGCGAGAAGTCTACCTGATAATCTTCACTTATGCCCTCTTTTATATACCTATTTAAACTATCTAATTTATTTTGCCTGTCATTAATCTGTGATGGATCTAGTAGTGAGCGTGATTTCGGACTCAGACTTTCTTCAAGTAGCTCTTTATGATAATTGTTTGTAAATTTTTTCTGTAGATTAACTATATGTCGAGCTCTAAGAACGTGCTTCCTGGTTTCTTTATCATCGCGCTTAATTTTTTTAGTATTTGAGGTTAAGAAAAAACGTTCAGGGTCTTTATTTACTGCGTTTATAAGATTTGCATATATTTTACGCTGATTTGGAGTTACTTCCCTTCCTCCTCTTTTTTTAATTGTGTTATTTACACCTAAAAAAAATGTACCAAGTGTTTCTTTAATTTCTTGACTTATTCTTTCTTGATCTGCTTTGTTAGAGTGCCAATCGTACGCGCCTAAGCTATGATTCCATATTGGTGTGTATGGGCCGTTCGGATGCTTATCGTTCTTACTTACTGGAGGTTTAGCTTTTATTAAAAAATCTATGTAGTCTTCTCTAGAGATATGTAGTTTCTCAAGAGTTGAGTCTATATTTTTATGAAGGATCCAGTTGTTCCAATTCATGGCTGAGTTGTCTTTGCTGCTATTGGCTGCCAATTATTGTTACTTAGCGAGTGAGTTGGTTCAGGCATCTTGCTGCCATAAGGAATCACGTGGGCCTTTATTGTTTTTTGACCACTGTTAAGTGCTTTCCACGCTCTATGCGAACCATCAGCTATATGATAACCACCATCTGCTTGACCCATTACTACGATAGGATACTTTAGATCTGACGCTTCAGACCTTGTGTTAAACGCTGGTGAGTTTATGGGTTCATCTGCTTTAAATCCAGTGTGATTCTGAAACAAATGACTTAAATGAGATAAATCAAAATCTTGCGCTGGATGATTCGACTGCGCGTGAGACACTAGCTGACCAACGTTCCAGCCTTTACCAGATTCATTATCTCCGTATACTTGATTTTTCCAGTCTATTTTGGCTAACTGATTAACTGTTTTAATATAGTCATTTTTAGATAAGCCTAGTTTATCTAGGGTAAATTCAGCATTTTTTTGAAGTATCCAGTTGTTCCAGTCGGTGCGCATACTTTTTCTTCAATAAAAAGGCGACCGAAGTCGCCTTTTTTAAATTAAGCTTTTAGTCTAAAACTATTTGCCTACGTTTCTGAACAAGCAGTTGAATCGTGGAGTGTACACGAAAAGTGCTCCGTAAAGAACAATCGCGAACTCAAGTGCAGTCGTAACGATCGCAAAGTTGATTTTAGAAAGAGGAGCAAGTTGCTTGAAGCGCATACATTCAGAAGACATGTCAAGTAGGAAAGCTTCGCCAAGACCAGCGCCTTTAGCACCAGAATCAGTTATGACTCCAGCGGACTTGTAATTTCCGATGAAAGCTTCAGAACCAGCAGCAGCACCAGCAGCACGACGATAAACTTTATAGAATTTAGCGCCCGATACAACAGCTACATCAATCTGAGCAGATCCATTAGATTGAACAGTGATAGTGCCAGAAGTTGCTGGAGATCCTTCTCCGTGATCATTAACTGCAGTCACTGAGTAAACAAAATCTTCACCGCTAGTTAAAGATCCAACTGGGTTTGATGGAGCAACAGGGGCTGCTACAGAAGTTGGAGCAGCTGGAGCACCAGCGATACCTACTGAACGAACTCGTCCACGCGGACGTAGGAAAAGATTCGGTTTGAACTCGATGCTACCAGCAGAAGTAGTCATCTTGCTTACATCGTAACCTACTGTTTGATTGCTCAAACCTGGGTTAGATCTAAATTGAGGATAGAATTGTTTAATAAAAGAACTTAGAGCAAGTGGCTCAATATGAAGATCGCTTGGAGATCCAAAGTTCTCAAGAGCAATAACTGCTAGATCTTCTAGATCGTCCTGAGTAAGAACTGCACCAGCAAGATCTTTAGCGATAGAACGAGATTCGCCCCATCCTTCGAATTCTTTTGATTTTTGTTGAGTATCTTCGTCACCTTTTAAAAGCTGCTGAAGAAGACCGTTCATGGCAATTGAATTTGCTGGAAGATCTGAAAGCGCACCGTCTTGAGCACCTGTAGCTGCATTAGCAAAGTGAGCATGACCCCAGTACATTTCGCGCTCAACACTCTTAAGAAGGTGCATTGTTCCTTCTTTTGCTTGTTGCGCAACAACATCACCAACAGTTGAACGAACCAATGTCATCTGGTGACTTACCTTACGGCGAGTACCAAAGAACACGATCCTTTGACCATCTCTGATGTATGTTGAATCTTCTTCACGTGGTGCTCCACCTTCTCCGATATATGGAGATGAGTCAGAGCCGACGCCGATTAAACGGTTATATTGCTCGAATAGGTTATAAGCTTTGTCTACTGAAATAGCTGGCCACATTTTCAAGTTCTTCATGTCGAAAGTAACACTCTTAAGAGTACTTTCTAATGACTCAGCCTGAAGCACACCGCCATAAACTAGGTCAGTTGGTTTACCCGCACCGCCGTATCCAGCAGTGAGAGCCTTGTTAAGAGCCTCGATTTCTTCAGAAGATACAATCCCCTGCTCTAGCCCCTGATTGATTTGGTCTACAGTTTCGTTTCTGTACATTGTCTATCTCCTTAAATTATCTCAGCCCGTATTTACTGGCAATTTCTACAACTGTTAAATCATTACCTGTTTCAACTTTAAAAATGTCGGCAGAATCTACTTGTGTACCAGACTTTTTAAGTTCAAACAATTTATTAGCTACCTGCGACTTTGAAAGAGGCGCAATTTCCTCTTGTGACTTATGAAGAGGCGATACTCCTGCTGGAACTCCACGACGTTGAACTGGAGCATCAGCTATTGCCTCTACGATATTTACTAATCTAGAAATAGTTTTTTCTAGATCACCAATTTTCGAGTCAACATATGACTTCATGAGATCTTGAGTATCTCTGAGAGACTTTTTCATGTCCTCTTTTTTACTCATTTTTTTCTTATCCTCATCTTCGTCCTCATCTTCGTCTTCATCTTCGTCTTCATCTTCAGCTTTATCCATGCAGTCAGCCTTATCCATATCGTCTTCGGCCTTGTCCATGTCATCATCTCTTTCATCTTCTTCGTCTTCTTCTTCATCTTCGTCTTCGGCTTTTTTGGCTTCTAGTTTGCCATTTTTAGACTTGTCGGAAATTCCGCTCTTGTCATCGCCTAGAGAAATTTCTGAAGCTGCGAATTTAGATTTCTTAATCTCTTCAATTTCTTCAAGTGTTTCATCAATTAAAGAAGTGAGAGATTTTACCATTTCTTCGTTAGTGAATTCCATAGTAGCTTCTCCTTAAATAAACTTCTTTATATTATTGGCCCATTCCGTTAAGATCAGCATGACCAGGCAATTCGCCAGCAGGAATAACTACTGTATTGGCATGGCCGCATACGATACGTAGAACCTGAAATTCAGCAATAGAAGCTGGATCTGTATCGAGCACGATTTTTCCAGGATTGGCTACGCCGATCCCTAAAAAAGGAGACGCTGATGAATCAATTCCCATCATTGGGGATGTTGCTGGACTTAGCACAGCTGCATCTTCATAAGAAATTTCTATTCCTTCAGCAATAAGAAGATCAGCGCTAGGTCTAGATACTGAAAGACCTCTCTGCTGACAGTTTCTCTGGATTTTATCCAAAATTTGTACGCTCATAGCCATTGTTTGTCTCCTTTACGAGTTCATTAAAAAACTTACATATTACAATGTATCAGATGTTTAAGCTTAAACAGTCTAAATAGCTGATACTGTTATAGGATTATACTTAAATATACTAAGTTATTGATTTTTATGACTTTAATGAATTTATTCTATATAAACTAAAATTCTGCTTGCATTCTCTGCACTTTACCTGATGCGGCATAAAAACTTGCTCATGCCCGCAATTATCGCAAGAGATATAGTCTAAAGATTTACTCATGAGTTTATTTTTTAGTTTTTTTTTACGCTTAACGTCTAGACTCTGAGTTTGAATGACTCCGCCGCCAACCATATCTGTGGGTGCACCAGCTCCGCCGTAGCCTGCAAGTAGTGCTTTTTTAAGTTTTTTCTTGATCTTATTTCTTTTAACTTCTATATCCGCGGTAGCAGGGTTTTTTTCATCAAAACCATATTCTTTATTTGATAGTTTTATATTGTTGTCACCCAGTCTAGAATTATGCTCTCTTGTTGTGTTATTTTTTTGAGATTCTAATTCTTTATGAATTTTTGTGGCATGATCTTTAACTTCAACCGGAGGTTGCGCAATATAGTGAGCCGCATGACCCATTGCTAAAGAAACTGCCAAGCCTTTTGCTGCTCTAGATACATCGCTCTTGTCCATGTCATCAGATTTAGCTATATGCGCATCATATAGTCTTCTTGCCTCGTTTACGTTTATCGATAAACCCTGAGGATGCGGAGTGTTTTTAAGCTTATTAATATAGTCTACCATCTGTTGGCGTTGTGGATGATCTTCTGGAATCTTGCCTTTGCTGTGCCATTGTGTCACAAAATCTGGATGCTGGAAACTTTGAGCGGTATTGACTGGGGTACTAAGTTTGCTAACGCCAGCAGCTCCGCCTATTAAGCCCATATGATTTATCTTCAATAGTTTGCTAAGTTCATTTATCTTGCGAATATTATTTTCAATTTTATTGAAAACTGCATTCTTCATTATTACTTCTGGTTCTGGCAAATCTATGTCTACCTGTATACCAATTTTTGCTGAAAGTTCTTTTATTTTTATAATATTGTCGTGTATTGAGTTTGCGGAGGCATGGCGCTGTATATGCCTAAAAGAAGGCACATTAGTTTGTGCAAGATGCATAACTGACTTTATAAGTTGCTTGTCTGCTTCCCAGTCTATATTGCTCTTATTTATCTCTAGTGGCTCTACTAGAGTTGCATTGTTTGCTGGTGTAAAAGTAAGTGCTACTGAATGTATTTTTGTTCTAGCTAGTCTGGATGGATCACTGACTCCGCGAGCCATTACACCGCCCTCTACAGATGCCTTCATCACTAATGGCGCGTCTTCTCTATGTATATTTCTTAATATAGCTGCTGCAGCTTTTGCGTTAGGGTGATCTTCGTTGTTAAAGAGATAGCCCTTGGCATATATAAAAGGAGCCTTTATCTTATCCCAGTAATATCTATGTCTATCGTTGTCGCAGTCTTCTGACTTTAAAATTTTTTTAGCTTCAGTTACACGGCCAAGAGAATTAAAGAAGCCTTTACCATGATTATCGTTGAATCTGCCTCTGCCTTCTAGTAGATCTGCTATATCTGCGCCATCTACGCTAAGAGTTTCGCCCTGAGTATCTTTAAGCTCAGAACCAGCGCACATGTCAATCCACATCTTATTATCTTTAGCCATATAGACTATATTATACTATATTAAGTAGTTAGATTATTCGTCTTCTAGATCTTTTATTATCTTCATTTGTCGAATTTTTTCAATAGCTTGCTCAGTCATATCTTTAACTGTTTCTATGGAGAGATTGTTCATGTGTGCTATTTCTTTATCTGAAGGTGGCTCATGCAGGTAGTCCGCTACATAATTAAAAAAACAATAATTAGACATTTGATGATTTATTGACCAAGGACAACCTGGCAGTTTAGATTCTTCATCTTCAGATAATTCTTTATCACTATTTCTAAGTGCTTTTAATCTTAATACGGCTAGAGGACAAAACTCGCAAGGTAAATTTTCTAGACGTCTTGGGCATCTGGCATCCATTTTTCTTTTTTTACTCTTCATGCAGTTATTAGACTTTTGTAAAATTAATTACTTAAAATCCTCTCCATTATTTTAGAGACGCGCTCTTCCTCTGGTCCATCTATAGTGCTATATTTTATACCATATTTATCTAAAAATTGTCTTGTCATGCTATCTACTACTTTTGCTTCATCTTCTGACTGATATCTGCCTCTAGAGTCATATTCTTTACCTCTCTCAAGCAGAAAATTAAGATGTGTTACTCCGCGCTCTTTAGCTTTTGCCATAAATTTAAGAGCAGCCTCTTCCATAAAAGAGTCATTGTTATAGAAATATTCGTATATAGGTGCTAGTATAATAGGAGAATCTGTAACTATATAGTTAACCTTCCCATAGAGTGTGTGCTCAAGCTTGCATTGCTCACCAAATATGTTTATCTGATCAAACTGAGTTATATGAGCGCCTTGCCAGGCTAGAATTTTAACATATTCTCTAACAAGCTCGACATCCATGTGTCTTAATTTCATATTATAATAGAGACCAGCTGCGATAGTGGATTTACCTATGCCACTACCGCCTAACATATTGATGACTACCGTCATCTTAACCCTCTTGCTCTGATTTTTCTTCAGTTACTAGTTGCTTCTTAATAGATAGAACAGTAATATTATGCTTTGCTCCATTAAAATCTGCCTCTACTGTATCATTAATACGTAGCCCTAGCAATTTTTGACGCAAAACAGGGTTTAGGCATTCACTCATAGGAAACTTAGAACGAAAGATGCCTTGATCTTCTGCTAACTCAGGGGTATGCGATGTAATAGTAATAACGCTATTTTCTGTAACTAGACCCTCATTATCTATCACGTATCCTTTAATAGTATCTTCTTTGGCGGATGCATTATCAAAATCTACTAGTTTAAGTTGTTCTGCTTTTTTATCTATCGCATTGCGGTCAAAATTACCAACTTCTAGCATGGCAAGGGTACGATATTGAAAATCATTTAGCATTCCCATAGTAGACGACAGATCACCCTGGGTAACTTTAAATTGATCTAGGATATGCTTAATCATTGTCTGAGAAACCTGTAGTGCCATCTGCGTATTCTGAAGTGCAACCTCTAGTTCTTTAATTTTAGTCTTAACTGAATCCTGTTTATTCAACTTTACACCTTTCATAATTCCTCCATTATTTTGTAAAAATAGCTTTTTCTAACATATTTGCCGCTATATTGTCTAAATCAACTAGATCTTTTTTTCTATTATATTTTTGCTTCCATGCTATGATATCGTCAACGTCTTGGCAGATAATATTCCCATAGTTTGATTCTACTGCTCTCAAATTAAACTCTTTATTTTTCTTAAATAATAATATATTAACCTTAACGTTGGAATACTTAGTAAATCCTGAGTATGATACATACTCGTCGTCTCTTTCGATATCTGAGTAAATATCTGGCCACAGACCTAGCTCTTTAATAATGTTAACATTAGAAGATACAAAATCTATATCGTGTATAGGTCTATTTGGCAATACACCTTTAAGAATTAGCGCCGCTGATCCGCATAAAAAAATATCTTTATGATTAGCTTGAAGTTGCGTTATCATAAAAGATATGTCTTTTACATCTTCCATGTTAGCCTAGCTTTTCTTTAATACGTTTAGCATATATCTTTAGTATCTGAATCTCTTCGTCTGTGAAATCATTAGTCTTTGGTTCATGAAAAATACTCTCTAGTTGCTGCTCTAGGAAAGATCTAATGTCTTTTTCAAGGATGTTAAAAGCATCGCCTTTCTTCTTGATGATCGGACCTCCGAGTAGATCTCGGATAGCATTTGCTCGTTCGAGCTTTTTATCCAGTTGAGTGTGTACCACACGTCGAAGCTCGGGATCTTCTGCACCGCCATCTGATCCTGAATTACCTGATCGTAGAGACCCAGACAAGCCAGAGTCTCTGAGATTCTCGCTCTTATTGAGAGATTTGCTGTCTGTGTCTTTAGTTCTTGAATCATTTTGTTGGACTTTCTTAAAATCTGTAAGTTGTCTTTTTTCGAATTCATAGGTTTTTGACATATTTTCGTATAGCCTTGTTGCGTGAAAAAACTGTGATTTAGTTAGTGGTTCATTGTTTGCGACGCATCGCTGCCAGTGTGCATCTTCGTCTTCATCATGCATTAGAATTCTTATAGATTCATTATTAAACTCAATTTGCCTAAGGTACTCGAAGTCCTCATCGTCTAAGAGTGCTTGTCTGCCAAATATCTCTGGCCAAACTAGTTCGCCATATGGCGAACGATCAAACACAACATCTTTGCCCGCATACTTGCTGTACATCTCTAGTATTTCTTCAAGATATGAAGCACCGGCATAACCTGGTTTAAAGTATCTTTTATTAGGCGCTTCCATGTGTACTATCTGGAAACCTTGATTTTTATATATTTCAGCAAGTGTAGATTTACCAGATCTGTCAAGACCTTCTAGAATTATCCATGCCACCGTATATTCCTTTTTTAAATTTATTTACATATCGTTCAGCTTTAGTTAGGGCAAAATATGGGCCATCATCTTCTTCTACGTGACTGACAATATTATTAGGGATTTCCAGCTTGGAAATGACGAACATAAGCCTATATAATATTTCGTAATCCTGTACAATCACAAAAATATTATACTTAATATAAAATGACTAAAGATGAAGTTTACTTTTCTCTTTGGCCATGCTGTATAGCGTTATAAGCCGCTTTACCTTTTATTTCAGCCATGTCAGCGTCATGTTTTTCTTTATCTCTAGAGTGTTTTTGCTGTTCTAATTCTGCTTTCTGCTGTTCCTGCTGCTGTTGAGCTGCTAACTGCTGCTGCTGAGCAGCTGCTTGCTCTTTTTGAGCTTTCTGTTGCATTTTGCCTTGCTCAATCTGCATAAGCATCTGCTGCCAGCCCATAAATGAAGGATCGCCGGGAATATACTGGAGTTCTTGTTTTTTTGAAGCGCCTTTATCTCCAAGAAATAGCTCTCGTATTTCGCCTCTTGTCATGTTCTTTTCCACTACGCCCCAAAATGCAGCGTTCATTGGTAGATCAGCTATCGGATGTTTTATGTGCTTCTTTCTAGCTGCAGATAGAAGATCGTTCATAGATTTATGAACAGCCATTTCTGCTTGCAACAATGCTACTTCTGTCTGTGGAGTTTCATCAGTGTAGCCTTCAAATTGAAATTTATATTTTTTAGGATAGTCTGGGTCTATAGCTGGCAGTATGCTAGAGTTTATAAAATCTTCTAGAAACATAAGCAGCGGATATAGACCTTTTTCTCTAGAGAATTCAATCTTAGTTTCATGACCTTGCTGATTTACTGCACGACCGCCAGTAACGAGCAGATCAAGACCTAGTTCCATAGGATCTATCTGGAACTGCGAGCACACGGCACGCATAAGATGTGTATTGTAGTTTAAGTACTCCATCTCTTTTGAGCCACCAGCCATGGGAACCCACTGTACGTCTTCTAGGCCAGAGACTATAGGAGTTCGCCATGCATTTTGTGCGCCGTTTATAAGACTATAGAATTGCCTACGAAATGCAGTCATCTGTGCTTGCGTGACTGTTCCTTTTAGATGTAGTATTCCTTTTGCTGCTTGACCATGAGTAAAGAAGTTGGAGTTATAGTGCTCCGTATTCATATGGTTAGTTATATTTATTATGGCCATCTCTGTTGGAGAATAGCAGTAGCCATTGCCGTCTGCAAAATTCTGTGGGCTATAGAGTTTAAATATTAGATCTTCATCTCCAAATACTGCAAGGGGTCTGTTATCATAAGATACTTGTATATATTTATAGTAGTCTAGAGGCAGCTCGTTTACCACATAATTTTTTTTAGGGTCATTATCTGACTGCGATTTAAACGTATTCTTAACAGCCTTTATATGATCTTCGACTTGTGCTCTTGGTGCATTTGTATTTATGTGATAAATGCTTTCTGCAGGAACTGGTCTGAACCTGTGTAGTGCACCTCTACGTGTTCTTATTTTCTCAACGGTTACATTTCCAAATGTAAGAGCATCTCTAACGATCATCTTTATGAAATCATTAAATAGCAATCTGTCATCGTCCGGCGTATTTGATATTCTGCCGCAATTATAGATAAAATCTTCTAAGTTGCTTATTTCTTTTTTTTCATCTGATGAATATTCTTCGGCATGATCTCGTTTAACTATGCGGTAACCAAGATCAAATTTTCTTGTTTGAGGCCTAGCAAATCTAGATAGAGTATCTACCCTATTCTGCACAATAGTGGATACTAGCCAGTCTCTCATAGAGACATCTTTTAGTGTCTTATTGGACAATCTTGAAAGTCTATATCTAAAGATAGTTTGCTGACTTTGTTGGGTAAAAAATGGATCAGCAACTATTGCTTTACGGCCTATCTCTGGATTATCATCGTCTGAAACTTCATCGCGTTTTTCTGGTACTTGGTCTGCGTCGCCTTTATTTAACAGTTCAATTTCTCTGCGAACGCCATCTCGTATCCAATTATCCCAAAAGGCCATATAGTACTCCGTTTATTGATATATTATACTTTGGAATGGGCTCTGACAGTCAAAAACCCCATAAAAATCCACCACTTGATCCAGTCCCGTCATCATCTTCCATGTCATTTAGGCGACCTATTTTGCCTAATTTAGTAGGGTCTGGCTCTTCTGTATTTAGTCTTAAGTTATTTACTGCACAAAATTCTTCAGCTGAAGGTGTTTTAAAATAAGAACCCTGAGAGTCTACTGTGCTACCCCTATCAGTCTCTATCATGTGCCCCATCACTAGAGTGCCTTTACCTAGTAGCATAGTCAATGGATATCGAAGAGCATCTAGCCAATGATCATACTCTGTGTCTGGCATTTCAGTTATAGAACCATCTGCTGAAGTTTTAAAGTGATAGGTTAAAAACTCATTTATTAGTGGCTCGTTAGTTTCTTTTGCTACGTGAATTTTTGTATCATTAGAGCCAGGTACACGTAGAAGTCTCTTTATTACCTGTATTCCAGTATTTATTGATTTATCATTTTCTGAAGAAACCGGTAGTCCAGCTTTCTTCATCTCTGTTACTGCGCCTTGATCTGCGACATCTGGGAAATATAGCTGACATCTGTACATAAAGTTATATTTAGTCTTTATGTAATGGATCCATTCAGGCTGAGACACAAAAGTCATGCCGTCAGATCTAACGACATATACATTGTCTTTTTTATCTATGAAAAAATATACAACTGTATTTGGGTTAGACCATCCCCAGTCAACGCCTGCATAGCAGGGCAAATTCATTGAATGACATTTTTTAACGAATATATCATGTGTACATTCACCAGGAAACTCTATACCGGTGAGTGTTTTCCACATGCCATTCCAGTCTTTGACATGCAGCTTCTCATCAAATTCCTTATATATAATTCCTTCTACTGAAGGCTTAAGATTCATAAGCTGAGCCAGTGCCCAATCAGTGCCTTCAGATCGTACTTTTTTTATAAGTTCGCCCACTGGCTTAAGCATCCAGGACTTAGAACTTTGTTTTTTAGCATCACCTAGACATATAGCCGCGGCTGGACACTGTAGGCATTTCTCGCCCGGCATAACATGCATCGTGTATTCGCGCTGTTTTTTAGGATCTTTTATCTTGAAGGTGTCTTCACTTACAACCTCCATATTGTCTTGTATATGATATGAAGGTGTAGGTTTTGTACCAGATCTTTCGTCTGGGCATCGTTCGGTAAACTCCCAAGCAGTCCAGCGCCTAACGTGTCGACCAGCAGAATCCGCGTCTTCCATCATTCTGTTCATCAATCCATATCTAGACTTTCTGGTTGATATCCCTACTCTTAGTGCTTTCTTCTCACCTTTAGTATCTAGCATACCGCTAATTTCTTTAAATGCCTTTAAACCTTCACCTGATACGGTGTCGATCTCATCAGTTACTACTAATGGTACGTGAGGACCGTTACATGCCTTAAGAGTGCAGGGCAGAACTTCTAGTGTAACAGTTTTTCCACTAAGTAAAAATGCAGATTTCTCCATGTTAAGTTTCTGCAAAACTCGTTCTTCTTGCGGTAAATGCTTATCTTCTAATATAGGGCGTATTTTGCTACTTAACATAAAATTAGTTTGATACTCATAGCATCGTTTTGCCTGTGCAATAACAGCGCCAACATGACAAACGTCTCGCTCATCATGAAGCATTACTAAAAGCTCTGCTATGGCCATTCCAAGTGTTTTACCTGATCCTCGACCAGCAACATATAGCAGCTCCTCTATCTCCAGAGGATTATTCTTATTTACACATATATCGTAAACTTCCCATATGATATCTAGTGGATTTGTATCTGCATATCTCGATACTGTGACGTCGGGTAAATATAGACCAAAAAATACTTGTATAAATTTAGCCAACTCTTCTTTAGTCTTGCATTTATTAAAGAAAAGCTTTTTCCTAGTTTTTAACGGAATTTTCTCTAAATTTATATCTTTTTTAGTCACTGATCATCGCCCTTATTAAGCAGTGAATCTAGATCTATATCGTCGTCATCTTTCTTTTTATCTAGGGTTTTTGGATTATTCGGAGCAAGGGCATCAAACATAGGAGACATTGAGTTGGATTTAGCACTCGGCGTTGCTCCTTGCACTATTTTTCCAAGCGTTTCTGCAACCTCTTTGTATTCTTTTATAGAACTTATTCTAAGAGATGGCTTTGGATTATTAGCATCTAGTATGTAGCGTCTCATATCGTCCATGTGTTCTACGCCAGCTACACTTAGCATCGAGGTAAGAAAGTCTACTTGTTCTATAACTGATTTTACGACTTTAGCTCGCACTCTATCTCTAAGTGTTCCCTGCATTTTTTCTCTGTCTAGGCCCCATTTTTTAAGTGCAGCAGTTAAAACTATTTGACCTACCTCATATTGAGGAAACTGCTGTTGTATCTCGTGGAAAGAGCTGCCTATAAGAAACATCTCATATAGTTTAAGCGCCTCTATATCATCAATGGCACCAGCTGTCTTATGTTTACGAAGATACTTTTCTCCCAACTCTATTTCTCTTTGAGTTAAGCCTATTTTTTCATCGTCATTAAAATCACGTTTTAATGCCATTACTCTGCTCCGTCTTTCCAGAAGTCTTTAGCTTGATCACCAGAATCTTTAAATAGACTTATTTTAACCGACCAATCTTTTGTAAGATAGTTCTTAATAAAACGATTACCTATTTCTTCTAGATTATAGCCTAGACCAATCTCGTCGCTTTCTTTTTTATTTTTTATAAATTTCTTAAGTCTAAATGATTCAAACAGGCCTATATTTTCGCCACTATTGAATCTATTCAGTAATTCAATATTTTCATATAGTTTATCTGGAATAAGTAGGCTGTAGGTAACTATCTTGTCATTAAAGTCAATAGATGTCTTAACGTCTTTAACTTCTTCTAAAAGACAATAGCCACCCATAGCGATAGTATCTTTAACATGATCGGTTAATATGTTATTATTAACTAACCACTTATGATGATCTACATAATCCATATCTTCCTCATCTTATGATTATACCAAAATTAATGTAAGTTGTTGATTATCTCTTGAGCCTTACGAATTATTAACTGCTTATCTAGACTGCCGCTATATATCTTATCTACATATTCTGACACTATTAATGACGGCGAAGATGCCTGTATCTTTATCCTATTTTGCTTCTCCGCATCTATTAAGTCTAGTTTTATAACAGTATTTTTGCCTTCTATAGATTTAAGGTGTTTTTTAGATTTAAGATACTGAGTAAGTTCAGCCCTAGGACCAGTAATTTTCAATAGCCATCTGTTTACAGTGTCTAGCGACTCTACTCCTAGGTAAAGATCTTCTAAATTAAATGTCTCGTCTATTTTAAAAGATACACTTTTCCATGCGGGAAACGGAGACGGGATGAACTGCTGCTCTAGCGTATTAATATCGAAAAGCAGTAGCCCCTTAACCTCATCCACATCCGTGGCGTTATGCGCAACTGGTGTTCCAGGGTACACGACTTTTCCAAAGATTTGCCGCTTATGTATATGTCCAGATATGATAATGTCTGCAGAAACTTTGTCAGCGTCGATACCGCAGTCTTCACGTCTAAATCCATAATCTGCTCCAATAAATGTATTGTGAGTTATGCAGATTTTATTGGTATTTAGCGGAAAATCTGCGAAGTTCTGAACATAAGGTACTATCGTTATATTCATTGAGTTTAAGTCAACTCTTGGCTGATCAAACACGATAAAGCGCCCATTACGATTACTAAATGATTGCAGCGCATGATATTTGCTGTCTTTCGGCTTATACTGATCGTGATTGCCCAAAACATACCAATACTGACAGGATCCTGTTATCGTGTCTATATGATCATTGAATTCTTTCATGATCTCAGATCTAAGAACTGCATGATTATGAAACGTATCTCCAAGATTACATACTATGTCTGGTTTATATTCTATCGCAACAGATTCAATCCATCTTAATAGCGCGATAGATTGTTCAAAATCATTTATTCTAAGATGTGGATCACCGATGAATAGAATTTTAGTCATGCTACTCCAAATATTTATCAAAAAAACAAGATGACCATATTAGGGACACATAGGCTTCTGCATGAGGTAGAGTGTTTGGTAATGCGCCATGTCCGTAATAATCCTGTATATCTCTTTTACCTAGTCTAGATATTGTGGCGTTTACGCAGTCTTCGACTAGGTTTATAGTTTTAAATTTTTGATAATTTTTACCAAGCGTAAAAGACGTGAATGCTAATATGGCAAGCAGTAGTATTCTTAATATAATGTTGATCTCTCTAAATCTAGCTTATATAGTATATCCAATATAATATTATAGTTGCTGGAAAGTACGACGTCGTCATCTGATAAACTTGTCATAGCAAAAACAGTCATTTTGCCAAATTGAGTGTACATAGTACAATAATTAAAGCCTGATTCTTTTCTAGATGGATAGTAGATCGTGAACATAGACTGCATAGATCTTATGCTTATGTAAGCAAAGCAGGGCAATTCTAGCCCTGCTTCTGCAATTTTAGCAATCTTTTCTTCAATCTTTTCAATACTAATCATCCAGCCCTGCAAGATTAACATCTACAGTTTGTAGCTGCTTATTTCTAGATTCTAGCGCGCTATCATCGGCAACTAGGCATGCTTTGTACACCTCGTCTAGAATTTTCTTATTAGAGGTAACAAAGAACTTCATATTCGTTTCGCCTTTAACATTTGGATAGTTGGCAAACGCCCAAGACATGTTATTGGCCTTACCTGTCTCAGCAGAAATCGGATGATAGATTACACCCAAAGACTTACCTAGTTCGTAAATCTCTTCTTCTGTGTTTACTATTCCGCTATCGTAGCGAAGGGTAAATTCCGCAACGCGGTAGGGGGCCCCTACTCTGTTTTTCTTGCCTTTGACTCGCACTTTGTGACCAACCTGCATTGCTCCGCCTGCGATTGTTGTGCCTTCTTCAAGACGTCCTGCCTTAGTATCTACTCGTTCTACCTGCAACATATAGTCACAGAAGTGTTTAAGAGAACGACCATCTGGAATAACCCAGGGATTATTCATCTTTTTGTAGGCGTCCATTTCTTCATAGACCTGCTGAATAAGTAGAGTAGTAATACTGTAAGTGCGAATAATAGGAAGCAGTCCTTTAAGAGCAGAGCCTAGATATTTTGCGCCAGATCCGCCCATAGATACATCCGTGGTCTTAGCCTTGATATCTCCTGGATACCTAATTGACTTTACAGAGTCAACCATTAGTCCATTTATAGGAGCACCTTCTTGTAGCATTTCAAGAACATCTTTCTCGATCCAGTCAAAGATCTCGACTGGGTCATTGGTCTGCTTAACGAGTAGTCTGTCGAGATCACCACCCAGTTTTTGAAACCAGATCGGATTGAAGCTGAACTCAGCATCAACTAGGATCTGGATCGATTCAGGATACTTCTCCTGAAGTTTAATCAATACTAACTGGGAAAGTAATGATTTGCCTGATGATTCAGGACCGAAGAAGCACACAGCTTTACCTTCTGCAATACCGCCATTGCCTACAGCCCAGTTAAAACTGGGCGAAGCAAGTTCAATAACTTTATCAGAAGGCTTGTCCATACCGGAGGCAACTTTGGCAAAGTCGCCCTCAAGCCTCTTCATCCATTTATTAACAGATGACATTGTAGCTCCTTAAGAAATTTTACGTAGAGATTTAATGCTACGAGTAACGGGATTTCCTACTTTTGCTAGTTTAAGACCATGCGGAAGACTATCATTGGATAGGGCTAGACTTCTAGCATCTTTGCGATTAACCACTGCTAGAGCAGAGTCCCCATTCTCAAAGAAAACACGATACTTTTCGCCGTAGCGAAATTGTCTGCCTTCAAATTGAGAAGTGTAGATCGTCTGTACTTTGTCATTAATACTTGTACTTGTAAACTTAATCTTCATATATCCTCCTATTAAAAACCTTCGAATGCAGTTCCCTGCACTTCATTGAATGAAATTTTCTTGACATCGTCGTGAGCACATCTAAATGCCTGATATTTATTCTTAAGAAAAAGAACCATGGCCTCTGTAGCTGCTAGTTTATCTTTTGCTCTTATGACATCTTCATCTAGATCTACAAACGCTTCACGTATACCATTCGACATCTTTATGCCTTTAGATTTACAATAATCTTCTGATTTGTCTAGGTATGCTATGGCTCTGACTTTGTCAAGTTCTGTCTTAGCATCAAGATTTGCTTTTACGGCCTTAGATAACATAGAACTTGTAACGTCCATGGCATTAATAAAGTCACGCAGATAATTTGGAGCCATCATCTTATTTAGAGTAGCGATATCTGCTATTTTCTTTGTGTATTCTGCTAGTCTAGATACATCTATAGTCTGCAACTCGTTAGACATAAAACCTCCTTAAGAATTAAAGAGGTCATCTGCCATTGCGAGAATATCATCTGTATCGTCGACGTCATCTGCCTTATCGAGATTTAGTTTTACACCTGAACCTTGAGGTTTAGGTGTATTTGCTTGAGTTGCGCTACTGGTAGCTTCTGCCAAACCAAATCCTTCTACTAGGAGTTCTGGCATATCTTTAGCCGCGTTAACGACATTAGCTATAAGAATTTCTTTAAGCTCTTCATAGGTAAGTTTCTGATAGAGACTGTTAAGATCATAGCCTAGAGAATCATAATTGTGGACAATGCTTTCAGCTAGCGGAGAACGATCGTCTTCATAAACTAAAACACCATGCGCGTTCTTGCCTTTCATCTGATTCTTAGCTGCATCATAGGTGGTATCAAAACCTTTTCCAGTCTTAGTGATATTAAACCATATACCAGAATCATTAACTTCTGCGTTTAGAGAAGTGGGATCTTGGTTATAGTCTTTGATGTATTTTTCCATAAGTGAGATAATCTTCTTGTGAGCAGTAGGTTTAAGCTCAAGAACTCCCACTTGACCAGTTTTATCTGCTGCATTATATGTATAGACTGTCTTAGGTCGCAGATCAGAGATAAACTTATTTAACGCTTCAATTTTAGTCTCATCACAGCCTGGTACATTAAGGGCTACAACTTTATTCTTTAGCAACTCAAGGTAATCATAGACTGGACATCGGCCTTCATACGTAGAAGACGAAGCGAATGGTCTGGCTCTTCCAGAAGCAGGATCCACAAGGCCCCATACCACATTCCATTTACGATAAGGATAGCCATCGGACTCTTTACCAAAAGGAGGCAAGAATCTAAAGATGTTTCCGCCATCTTGGACTTTGTGTCTAACAGTTTTTTTGAACGATTTTGGATTCAGTGAGTCTAGGTTAATTTTGATATTTGACATGATTTCTCCTTACTAGCACTAGTGCCATAGTTATTAACTGCCATTGTTGGCATGAATATATTATACCACGATATCTTTATTAGATGCAATTTTCTTAGAATTTTTGCCGTCTTTCATGTTAAATCCAAATCTTATAAGCGTCGATGTGCCGCTTAAATCATCGCTAACATAGTAGATAGTATCTATTCCAGTGCGACGAGTTTGAATTTGCTGTTCAATGGCTTTTTCTACAAAAGAAAGATTGTTTTCTACGATTACTCGCATAATTAAATCAGCAAACTCTTTATCTGTAGAATATGGCAGGTTATCATATTTTGTAAGATTTACCCTGAAAGGGTTAAGAGTGTTGTCATACTTAGCAGCAAGAATAGCAACCATATCTCTGATCGATCTAATAGAGGCAATCTTGTCAACTCCGCGTTTTTGTCTTGTAGCAATAACCTCTTCTAAAAAAGTAGGTTTGTGAATAACCATCTCATTTGATTTTAAATTTTCTGGTGCCTCACCAACTAAAATATAATGCATGTTTTCTCCTATTTTATTATTTCTATTTCTTTGAGATTTATACTGACAGATTCTTTGAACCCTTCTTTTAGAGTTCCTCTAATGTAGACTACACTATTTTCTGGATAGCGAAGTGGCTTAGTCTTATTCCAGTCTATACACTCAACATGTGAGTAGCCATCCGATAACACGACATTAAGCATACAGTATTCTTTGCCGCTTTTCTTTGAAATGCCTTTTTTTATATGTGAACCTTCATAAAGCATAATCATACCTATATCTTTCTTGTGATCTTTCAATATAAGACCTTCGGCTATCTTTATGTTATTTATAATAGGTATGGGATTATTATCTTTATCATGAATTATAAATGGCGCACCTTTTTTGCCAGTGTCTACAAGAGCTGGCCATTTTGTCTTTAAGAAATTTCTAACATCCGGATCAGAGAGTAGGTGTTTATTAAATGTAGTGTTAGATTCTTTTTCCATAAAATATATAGAAAGCGGATTAGTGTCTTTTAGTTCTGGCTTCCAGGCCACTTTGCCTCCACGCAGATTGTTATATCTACTTAATAAATCAAGTCTTTTATCTGCATACGACAGTAATTCTTTATTCATAAGAGAATCTGCCGCTCTGGCTTTTATAAGAGCCTCAACAACTCCCTTATTTACTTTGCTATGATCTACACGCTTGACGTAGTCTTCTAAGTCAATAAACGGACCTTTACTAACTAGTTCTTTTACTGCAGATGGACCAACGCCTTTGATTGCAGACATTGGAGCAACTATGTAATTATCTTCAACCTTAAATTGCTGAGAAGGATTTTTCATAGACGGTGGCTTAATAGTGTCACCCAAAAGGGAAATAAAGCCGCGCACTTTATCTTCTTTGTCTTCATTGTTTAATACAGATGTCCACCACTCTAGAGGATGGTTGTGCTTGAGATACATGGTGATATAGCCAAGTTCTGCATAGCAATGTGAGTGAGATCTATTAAATGAATAGCGCGAAAAAGCCTGAATAGTACTACATAGCGTATCTGACTGATGCTTATTCCAGCCTCTTTTGTGTGTTGCTGATCTAATTCTGTCAAACGCTGCCATCATAACATCTTGCTTTTTCTTAGAAATCGCATCACGTATGCGATCAGTTTCTTCAAGTGTATAACCGCATATGTCTACAAGTACCTTCATCACCTGCTCTTGATATACCATGATGCCATAGGTTTCTTCTAATATAGGTTTTAGATCCGAGTGTATGTATGTTGGCTCTCGCTTGCCCATCCTTACATCCATGTACCACTGAGTAGCAGAAACTCCATCCTCTAGTATTGCATCCATTGCACCTGGTCTAAGAAGAGCTGTCATAATGCTTAGATGCTCTCGTTTAGTAGGCAAGAACTGCGGTGCAGCATTTTTAACGGTATTAGTGTTAAATTGAAAAGATGAATCTGTTTTCTTATTGTAAAAATCAACGTAGACACCTTCTAATTCAGGCAATCTATATATTAGGGCAACACCATTACTATCTGTCTCTAGGTAATTTATATTATCTTTTAGCATGTTAACACAATCAGTTACCATGGCCATAGTATTTAGACCAAGAATATCTGCTTTTACAAGATTGCTTTTCTCTACCATCTTGGCGTTGTATTGTGTAACATTTATGTAGTCTTCCATGCCGTTATCATACATGCGCATAGTTGGAACTCTGCCATCCTGCAGATTTAGTGTAGATATAGCAAATGCAGAAGCATGTCTTGACCAGCCTCGCACTACGCCAAGTAATTTATCTACCAGCTGCCTAACGTCCGGATACGAGCTAAAGAAGTTGCGAAGCATTTCGTTTTCATCATAGTGACCAATATGTTCATCGCCCTCTTTATCTGTGTATCCGTATAGAAAATCCTTCTCCTCAACACCCTGTGGCGAATCTGGGATTGTCTTGCATACAGCTTCTATCTCGAAGTCTTTACGATTTCGGCCGTATATAGCCATCATAGCGTCTTTGATAGCATTTTTAGTTTTCATAGTAGAGAACGTAGATATCTGAGCAAAACCTAAACCATATTTATCTTTAAGATATTTCATAACACGTGGTCTAGCTGTACGAGATATATCCATATCAATATCTGGCCAAGATCCGGCTCTAATACGAGCATGAGACAGAAAGCGCTCAAAAGGCAGATCACTTTTAACTGGATCCACGTGAATTATTTGCAGATAATAAGATATTAGACAGCCACCTGCAGAACCGCGACCTATAGACTGCAAGAAACCTACATCTCTTGAAAATTGGGAAACATCTTCGTACACTAAGAAATAGGGTATGAAATTCATTACCTCATTTCGCATTATAACATCTAATTCTTTCTTAAAGCGCTGTATATATATAGGATCATTTACCCAGCGACCATGCTTGTTTATGCGCTCCATCATTACATAGTATGTCTGCATATTGTAATCATCAGTTTTAGCCTTAATATGATCAGGCACCTCAATCTGAGGCAAGTGGTAGTCTAGCGATATATTGACCTCAGAAGCAAGACGTGTTATATCAAGTGTGTGACCAACCCATTCTCTGAATATATCTTCAGATAATTCATCTCCAAGATGTACACTTAGCTCGCGATATACTTGCTCTGTTTTCTTTATGTGATATGACTCATAATAATATGCTTGATTCTTGTGGGCGTTCTTAGATAAACAGTCTTGAACTAGCTTATCCTCTTGATCTATGAAGCATGCACCAGTTACAGGTATGCATCTGGCTTTATATTTCTTATAAAGATATAGTAGAAATTGATTGTAGGCTTTACTTAAATTGCCCTCTAATACAAGAGGATTTTTTGGTATGCTTCTAAAGCCAACCTTGCCATCATAAATTTTAGTTATGTCAATAGGATTTAGTTCTAGTGTTATGTCTAGTTTATCTTTAAGATCTATGTATCGTTTTTCAGCAAGATCTTTGTCGCCTGCAGCTATAGCGTGACCAAGTGGGCCTCTAAGATCTGCAGCACCAAAAACTAAGCCCTCTCGATACTCTACAATAGTATCTAGTGATACTACCGGAGTTGATATGCCGTTTACGTCTCTAGCATTATCAAATCCTAGGGACGCTAAGCGGACTAGATTTTTATAGCCTTGATTAGATATAGCCCAAGCATTTAATGAATATACACTTTCAGTTCGTGTATCAGGTTCATAAGTAAAGTTTATTCCCAGACCTGACACTGCTACGGTTTTTTCTTTGTTTCTTATAGAATTAAATAATGATATTCCCGAGCCCTGATCTACAATTGAAATGCCTGGTATGTTATTTTCTGCTGCCCACTTATACCAGTCCTCTGGAACAAGCACTCCGTCGATCATGTTATATTGAGAATGAACATGCAGCTGTGCCATCTCATCAAAGGCTGATTGAATTACTATATCTTTTGCATTTAGCGAAGGTATATAGACGGTTGTATCTTCATCCATTAGACCAGACACTATCTTATCTAATTTAATAGTGGCAGATATATCCGATAACGCGTCGTGAGCGTTTATCTCTATGTTGTAGAGATTGGCTAAAGCTTCTAGCTTAAGAGATTTAGAAGCAATTTTGTGTTTAACGTCCGATGCCCTCTTGTAAACGCAATGTATGTCTATTGAAAATAGTTTAGAAAATTCTTGATTTTTATTCAGCTTAGAAAAAGATGAAGACAAAAAACGTCTATCGAAAGATACGTTAAATCCGGCGATAGTAAACTTAAGATTAAAGCTAGATATGTACTCTATAAATTTAGAAAACATATCTTCTGATGATTGAAATGTCTTAAGCATGTCTCTAGAGATACCATGAATATTAAGTGCTTCTTGCTCGACAGTTTCCCAATTTAGTGGCTGGCAAAATTCATTAAATGGTTTCTGGGGTACATTGTTGATGATGGGTATACAGGCTAATTGTATGATGTCGTTTTTTTTCTCATTAAGACCTGTAGTCTCAACGTCGATCCATAGATAATTCATAAGCTCCTTAGGCCTCAAAAAATAATGAGGGGATTGAGGAATATTCCTGCGATATTTATACACATCGCAGGAATTGCAGCGGTCTTTTTAAAAAGAGAAGCTAAAGTCGATACTTGTAGTAGTAGTAAGAGATGTATTTAAAGATAGAGAAACTTCGTACTCATATATGTCTTCTGATGCAAGAGCAGCGCGAATACCAGCTAAGTAAGTCTGTAGATGTAGTCCATTAAGTCTAAGATTTGCGGGCTCAAACGTAGTCTCAATTGTTACTGAGAATTTTTTTTGCCCCTTAGAGGCAGCCGTTTGAAGCGAATTAGTTAATGTAGTTAAATTGGCAGCTACAAAGGCTTCACCTTGAGCAAACACATCTGCCATTTGCTGGGTAAAGCCATTTGAACCATCAAGATAATCAGTTTTCAAGCTCATGTGAAACCTCGTTTGGTGTATTTATTTCGTTGAGAACATTATTAATTAGGCTTTTTAGTTTCATAGAAATCTCTGGATCCATGGTTCTAGCGTGAAGATCGACAAGATTTACTACTACGTAAAGCTGTTCTTGTGATATATTCATTATTGCACCTTTGTTTTAGTTTTTACTCTAATATTCTCAATATGTTCTAGCAGAAACTCAATCTTTGCTTTTTCGTATTTAAGTGCACAACTAAAGCCAGCGTTAAGATCTTTTAGTATTTCTTTAGCAGCTTTTAATTCTTGATTTTCTTCTTTATCATGTAGAATCTGCTTAATTTCAAATTCAATGCCTACAATCTGCTTCTCTGCGTCTTCTTCAGTTAGAGTTCTTGAATTAGCAACCCATGATTCAGTTAAAACCTTATCCCAACTATTCTTTTTCTTAGCCATCCTGACCTCCGTATTCGTATGTACCTTTTGGTATCTTATTCCATTTAATATCATTCACAGGAGTACTATACTCGATCGTCTTTGCATTAGAGTATATTGAGGCGTGAAATATGGCCATGGCAACGGCATCAACTATATCATATCTAAATTTAATAGGCTTTCCAGTATTTGAAGAGATAGAATGATTTGGAAACCTGATGTTCCATCTTTTGTGGAGAGATTCTTGAGTCATTAACTTTTTAGCAGGCTCATTGCCCCACTTATCTTTTTGCTCTTTTGTCGGTCTAACCCTATGGTTTATAAAATTTTTCCAAAGTGATATATTTATGATATCGTACGCTAGTCCTAATTGCCTGCACTTAAGATGTATCATTGCTCTATACGCACAGTTTAAGTTAGCCCCCTGAGAAGATCTTGAGCTAAAAAAATAATCCTCTACACCAACATGAGATATGCTATTGTTTTTTATAAGATCTTCTATTTTTGTAAGTAAATCTATGTATTGATCACCAGCATAAGTATGTTGATCTATGTCTATAAATCCCCAACTTATAATTTTCGCAGAGTTGCTAGATTCATCGTAGTTATATATACAATAGCCAGTTGAATTAGCTGGATCTACTATTAGCACATTCATCTAGTTATTATACTAGTTAAATATGTTCTTAAAACTTAACTTATCGTAGTCCATAGTTATAGTTTTTCGCTGCATCTCATTTAATATCATAAGTACACAGACTAACCTAACAAATGTCACATATCTTTCATCTGACCCGCTCATGTCAGTCCTCACTATTTACCCTAGGAGTGTTTTTAGTTTTACTTTTTTTTGTAGATTTTTTATATTTTATCTCTCTAATTATTTTTTTTCGTTGAGCATGCTGCTTTGGAGTAAGATCTGGAACCGCGTCCTTTCCAAACTGCTTTTGAGCTTCATTTCTGCCAAGAGTTACTTGCATCTGTTGAGCAACAGCTGGCGATGAAAATGGCTTATGTTTTAGTGGTTGCCCTATGCCGTTGTCACTAGAGGTTACTATATTGTCTTTTTTACTTTTTTTTACACTATTACATTCGCAATCAGAACAATCACAATCTTTTTTCTTTATTGGTTGACAAGAGTCTTTTGCATATGCTTTTTTACCAGGCGTTGGCTCGTAGCCCTCCCAGCATCTTTTCTCTAAAACTTCAATAGCTTTCTCTAGATTTTGCCTTAAGTTACTAGACTTATCTGCTTGCTGATTAGGTAATGATTTAGCTACTCCAACTAATTGTTGCTGCGCCTCTTTCATTCGTATATCTTTAATATCTTTATTTTTTGTCTGCTCAGCAGATTTAAGTGGATTTTTAGTAGATTTTGGCTTTATAGACGGTATTTTTATTTTAGAAGCAAAGGAGTTGTTGCCGGGTTTAGGCAGATAGTTTATAGTTGGCAAAACTGCGCCTCGTACTCTAACGCTTCCTGCGCCACCTAGTCCACTGTTGAGCATTGACTTATTCAGCGTCTCGTCTAATCTAGATATTTTTTCATCGTAATCTATTGAAATTGTAGATTTTTCCAGAGACAGCTCGTCATCAAGCAAGTTCTTCTCTAAAAGTTCTATTCTTTCTATTAGCGATAGTCTCATGGTATTCTCCACACTACTGAAATTATACCATATTATAGGGCCTTATTGACTATTTAAACTAGAAATTCCGCCTCTTTTCTCTACTCTAATTACTTGATTAAATAGACTTTTTGACTCTGATGCGTGATCAATGACCCATATTTGCCTATTTACTGATAATTTCGCCAATATATCTATTATAAGCTCTCTACCTAAAAGGTCTAGGCCATCAAAAGGCTCATCTAGAACTACAGGATTTACATCTATGCTATAATGAGAACTAAGCACTTGAATTATTGCAAAATCTACTATTAAAGATAGGGCCCTAAATTCTCCACCAGAAAGTGAGCCTATAGATCGCTCTGATCCATCAACAGTAAATGTTTCTGATATCTTTGCTTTGAGACTTTTGTCTTTATTTTCTTTAAAGGTCTTAATTGAATAGCTTGCATTTGGCCAAACATCAATAATATCTGAGGATATGATCTCATTTATAAGATCCACTATACAATCTATAATGTAGGCAGGTGCACCTGTAGAATCAAAGATGTGCTCAACTGCTCCAAGAACTAGTTCTTCGGTGTGCAATTCCTCTAGTTTTACATTGAGAGCAGATACTTTTTTAACTATATCTGTTATCTTGTCATTAATGTCTTCATTTTTTTCAATCTGAGACTTTAAATTTGATGTTTCTAACCTTTTCAACGCTATAGAATTCTTATATTCTGCAATTGAATTTTGTGCATCTCTATAATCTTTATATTCTTCTTGCTTTTTAAGCTTTAACTTCTCTACTAATAGGCGGATTTCTTCTTTCTTAGAAAGAGTTCTATCATGTTTATCTATATTTGATTTTATCTCTTCTAGCTGTATCTTAATTTCAGTTTGATGAAGTTCCCATTGTGCTTTAAGTGCTTCAATATCATCAGCTTTAGCAAGTGTTTTGCCTTGTATGTTTAGTTCTGCGCTACAGGCTGGACATATGGCGTCTGGCTGCTTTGGATTAAACGGTCTAAGTGAAGTCTGCAGTTGATTATAGCGCTTCATATCTTCATTTCTAGTAGCATTTGCCGCAGCTAGAATTGATAACTTTTCTTGTATTTTATTTTCTGTTTCCGCATACTTAGACAAGTCTGGCTCTTTTACTAGCTCTAATTGCTTAATCTCTTTAACATAAGCCTGTATATCTTTGTCTAATTGAAGTATGCTTGAATTTATTGAGTCAATGCTAACTAGTGATTGACTATATATATCTAAATTAGAATTATAACTATCTATTTTAGATTTTATTATATTCTTATTTTGCTCTAGTTCTTTTAATTTTGACGAAACTGTCTCTTTTGCATCGTTAAATTTGTTAAGATTCATTATCTTAAGTAAGAAATTTTTTTTATCTGCATCGTTAAGCGTAAGAAAGCGTTCAGCAGAATCTTGTGGATTGTACATTGTGAGGATGAACTGTTCGTAGTTAAGTTTTATGTTTATTTCAAACTCTTCCTGAGTCATGTCTACTTTTATATCATCTATATAAAACTCTACGGCTGCTGGTCTAGCTCTTTTAACCTTAAAGCTTCTATCATTAACACCCACTGTAACACAACAATATCCTTCTTTTGCTCCTTTTCGCAATATTTCAGACTTACTAATTCTTCGTGGAATTTTGTCGTATAAAGCAAACGAAATAGCATTAAATATAGCAGACTTTCCTGCTCCATTTGCGCGACTTGTATCATGGTCGTATCCTTCAACTAGGACTAGTCCCGTTTCGCCAAAAGAAATTTCGGCATTCTGAATAGATAATATATTTTCTATTTCTACTTTTAATAATCTCATTCTCTGCAAATCCTGTCAACTACTGCCTTAAGCTTTAGCGTTTTACCATTTCTTCTTACAATTAAATCTACAGTTTCGCCAAATTTTAAATCCATATCCCAGACGCGAGTTACAAACTCATCTCCAGGTCTTAGTCCAGCTTTCCATGCAGGTCCATCGTATGCTACATGAGTAACTATTCCAGTTAATCCCATAAACTGAACGCCTATACCCACATAGTAATCACATGGAATAGGACCTCTGTTGAACCAAATTTTAACTTTTTCTCCGCCGTCACTATCTTCAGATTTTGAACTTTTACCTTCTTGCCTCTGTTCCTGTTTTGGTGGCTGAACATTCTTATAGCGAGATAAGACTAGTACTATGTGTAACGTTAGACTTATAGCTAGTGCAACAATAAAAGCTGATATTTTTGTATTCATTGGGGATTTATACTAAGATTTCTGCGGCGGTCTAGTTCTAGTTGTAAGTTCACCTTTTTCATTATAGAAAACCCAGCCTTGCTCAAGCATAGTTTCTAGTGAATAAGTGCCAGAATCTACCATTTTAGGAACCTCTATCTCCCAGTAGTAGTCTAATTTTCTTTCTTTTAGCACAAGTGAATGATCAGCTAGATGTTTACGATTTAATAGCTTATCTACTGTTTCTGTAGTTTTAGCACTTGCAAGAGAAGGCATCTGCCTGTCTGCTCTAGCAAAACACTCGTCGCAAACCACATTATCTGTAGATTTAGACACATAGCGCTGCGATGATTTGCTGCAAGAGCAGCAGGTGAACGTGTATTTAGGCATTAGAACTCTAAACCGACGGTTAATCCAATTTGACTTTTTTCAGTGGCAATTACGCCAATACTTATATTACCGAGTACTCTTTTTGATACGGCAATTCCAAACTCATATTCATTAATTTTAGCGTCTTGTGCTAGAACAAGTGCACTGATGTGTAAGCCAGATGTTCTGGTTGTTGTAGTTTTGCTGGATGTTTCTCTGCTAGACGAACCCTCACTAGAAGTATCAGTTATTGATCTATCTGTTGTAGTCTCTTCTTCTGTTGTAGTACCATCTGGACTAGTGACTTTGCGTTTAGTTGTAGTCACATTCTTGCGTTCTTCTTTTTTTTCTTTATAAACTATAACTTCTTTATCTTTATATTCTGCTATTATCTCTGCGGGCTTAGAAAAACGTCCGGCCATAAATGATATAGCGAATGCTATGACTCCTAATAGAGCAAATTTTACTCGCTTATCTTTAATCATACTACTCTCCTGCAGTGCTCATCATATCTCTAAAGGCCTGCTTAGACATTGCTAATTGATTTTCAAGCTGAGAATCGCGAGGAACACAGACTATGCCTCCGCATGTTATTAGTAGCGACGCTACGGACAATGCATTACCTATTGCTACACGAGCTACTTTAGCGGGTTCAATAATTCCTGCCTCAAAAGGATCAACCACTTCATGTTTGTTAGCATCAAATACTTTACCATTAGAAAGAATTTTTGCTATGTCTTCATGATTTTCTCCACAATTTGTCAGCAGTAATTTAAAAGGTTCTCTTAATGCGTTAGACATAATAGACCAAGATGGCCTTGCATCTGATAAAGAATCATCTATGATTTTAGCTAGCTCTAGCTGAACAAGGCATCCGCCAGGAATTACGCCTTCTGCTATGGCAGATCTTACTGCCTCTACGGCATCTTCTACTCTTGCTTTACGTTCACGCACCTTTAAATCAGATACACCGCCTACAAATATTGTAGATATACCGCCTGTAAGTTTGGCTATGTTAGCTCTAACATGCATTTTATCTACCTCTGAAAAACAGCTTTCTTCTAGTGCCTTAAGCTCAAGGATACGCTGCTCTAGTTGTTCAGAGTCTGGCTGAGCCATAATAAATGTCTCATATGTGTTAGATTTAGCGAAACTAAATTGACCAAAATCATCGCTAGTGATATCTTCTACTGTAGATGGATCAAATAGTCTAGCACCAGTATATGCAGCCATGTCTTCTAAGAAGACTGTTCTAGAGTTCGGTAAGCCAGAGCGAGGAGTCTTAATTGGACAGATGGTTATTCCACCTTTGATATTTTTCACTATTTTATCTAAGACTAGATCAGAAAAATCATGTGCTATTATCATGAGCGGCGATCCATAAAGATCAGTGCCTTCAATTGCTTCCTGAACAAATGCAAGTGATTTAAGATCATTTATAGTGCCATTATAAAGAAAAACATAACCGTTATCCATCTTGCACTGCTGATTGGTTCTGTCATTGATAAACATAGGGCCAAGTTGACCTAAATCTTTTAGGCCAGAAGTTACTACATAACCGTCTATTGTCTCAACTCGCATCTCATCGCCTTGAGCTTCTTCAATTATGATATGCCCATCATCGCCTGCAGACATAACTGCGTCCACAACAACATTAGCAATACGAGTATCACCATTAGCTGATATTGTAGCTACACTTCTAAGATTATCTTCGCCTTGAACTGGAACAGCTCTTGTCTTAATATAGGGAACTATAACTTCATCGTATAGCTCTTCTAGATCATTAACAATTCGCTGTGGATTATATTTCTTATTGCTTAAGACAAAATCTTGACCATATTGAGTTATAGCGTTAGCCAGCACAATAGCAGTAGTAGTTCCATCTCCTGCGTCTTTTGCAGTATTGATGCAAATTTCTTTAGCTGCTTCTACAATAATATTATGTTCAGCTTTATCAACTCCGAGTGATTTAGCCACAGTAACGCCATCTTTAGTGGCTAACGGTGGTTGGCCATCTCGCTCAATTAATACAGCTCGTCCTCCTGGTCCAAGGGTTGAGCCGACGATAGTAGCCATGTCTTTAATCGATGATGCAACGATCTTGTTTAATCGTTCTTTGTCTGCAATTATGTCTTTGGCTTTAGATTTTTCATAGAGCATACTATTTTCCACCTTCAAATTCTTTAACTATTTTTTTATACTTATTTAGCTTACGTGAATCAATTTCAAAACCATAAAAAGAATGACCTAATTTAAGACAAGACTGAAGCGCTGCTGCAGTGCCCATGTATGGATCAAAGACTACAGATCCAGGAAGTATATCCGTCATACGTATTAGCAATTCAGCTAAATCTACAGGATACGAATCTTCTAGAGAGCCAGTTTCTATCGTCCAAGAATTACCAGGGCAACTCTGGTCATCGTCTATCTTAAGATATTCCCTAATAGGTAATCTATCTAGTTTCCAGACTTTACCATTACAGAAATAAAGAACATATTCATGAGAATTTACTAGATTTGATTCGCTACGCTTACCAGGCAACCAGGACTTATTGAGTATGATATTGTCAATATGTTCAAAGCCAGCATCAGTCATTATATTAGCAAGTTCAAATGGTCGACTTTTACACTCATTAGGAGCGTAGCATATGAGGAACACTATTCCATTTTTTACAGTGTTTGCCTTAAGTCTGTCAGCAAATTGACGCATTATGCTAGCAGAATAACCATCTCGCTTTCGTATAGGCACACGACATATAGTTACCTCTATATTGTTTGGCCATATAGCGTTAGCATCTAGAGGTCCTAGATTAGAAATGCGAATATTCGTAGCAAATAGGCTGTTTATGTCCATTGTCAGATTATTATACTTATATTAATAGCCTCTAGCTTGACGATCAAAATTTTCTTTGTTCTTTGTAACATAGAGTTTTTCAAATATATCACCATCTATACCTAGAGCTAGGCCAATATTCATAAAGAAGTGAAACACATCAATATATTCGTAGTAGGTCTCAAGCATTTCTTCTTGTGATCTAAAGCCTTCCAGGGCATTCTCAGGATATGTCTTCCATTCTTTAAATGGGAGACGCTCCAGTAGTTCAGCCATCTCTAGATTCATATTGCGCCATTGTCTAGATATGTCGTCAACTCGTTCTTTGAATGAAGCGCTATCGTAGTCTAAAGCTCTGTCCTTAGAGGCTAAATGCTTTTGTAATAACGCTTGCATTTTAAACATATCTACTATTGGATTTGATAGTCTAGGGCAGTCTGTGAATAAATCGGCACATTTATTTTCTGGATTCATGCTTACTCCTATTATGAGGAGATTATACAGCAGCTAAAAAAATAGTCTAGTTAAGATACTAATACAGTACTAGACTAGTATGGTGGGCAGTCTAGTGTATTTTACCTAAGACATTAAAAAAAAATTAAAAAAATGAATAATTACAAATCTTTAGCTGCTATATCAAACAGTCTCATCATGGTAAGCCAAAGAATCATAGTGTAATAGACATTTGCCTCTATGAAAAGATGTGACTGATAGGATCTTGTTTCACCAGTGTCGTCCTGAATTGTTATCCAGTCGTCTCCATTTAACGATAATACAACATACTGCTTGTCCTCAGTTATATAAGGAACTAGCGATGATGGGCTAACTACTATCATCCCTACTTCTATATCAGGTATAGTTAGACTAAACATACTATTCTTTCTCTATGTCTTCTAGAGAAACTTTGATGTCTTTTTTAGAAGGAGTTTTTGTTGTTTTTTTAGAGCGAAGATCCCATCTGGCTTTTTTACCTCTAGAGTCTACATGTGTGAAGGTATCGTATCTGCCTAGACCATCAAATAGCTTTTCAGCACAGTCAGCCACCTCATCCGGCGACATACCCTTAACTGCTATATCCGTAGCAGTGCCTTTCATGTGCTGCGAGTTCTTTTCGCCGCCTATGGCAGTATTGTGATCTAGGCATCTGTAGGCTGAATTTATAGATATTGAGCGGCCTATATAGTCTCTAAGTTGTTGTAATCGTTCAATATGATCAAGATCTATGAGCGTTTCCTGGCACTTGCCACATTTACAATCAAACTCTTTAGCTGAAAAATTAGTAGAGAGTTTACTAGAATCGCCTCTTTTAAATTTTTTTATGTTGGCCATAGAATACCTCTAGGCCATATTCTATCATTTACTAGAGCTTATGATATCTCTTAAAAGCGTCCATTGCTCTATTGAAAACACTTTGAGCATGCTCTTCTTCTTTTTCAATAGTGTCATCTTCATCTTCGAGATCCTGCGCTTTCTCGTAAGCATCCCAGGTATGGTCAACATGCTTATCTAAAACGGGATCTGTATGCTGTCTATAATCAACCGTGTCTTTTTCATCCACATCTTCCATAGCACCTTTACCAGGATTGACTAAGTCCATCGCTTCAGCATGAACTTTTTTGTTGTGCTTTCCAAAATTTAAGCCAGTATATTCACTAGGCGTGCCACCTCTTCCATGATAATTTCTTAATATACCTTCAACTGCATCTAGACCACCATGATGGTCATGTATATCTTTAAGATCTCTAACACCATCTAGATGATGGCCTATCATATCATCAAAATCGCTGCTGGATCTAGGTGTGACATTAAACGCATGACCTATATCTATAGATCCCTTGGGAGCTTTTTTTAAAAAGTCAAGAATATCTTCTTGTGGTTGATTGTTAGCTAGCATACTATCTAGTGTTGCTCTATTCTTAGCTTGTAAATGTTTATTGGGATTAGTGTAGGCTTGCAATCCATCGCACCAGTCATAGTGCATATGAGGAGCTGCTGTATGATGAGCTCCGCAGTTGCAAGCGCCTTTAGGGACTTGCTTATTTACAAAAGCTTTTCTTAGCAGCTGCCATTGGCCATTGTCTGAGGTTTTAAGTAGTTCTCTGATTATTTTAAAACTCATGTTAAATCATCTTTTTATAGTCTATGATACTTCTTAAAAGTATCCATTGCTCTGTGAATAACTTTGTCTTGATGAGCATCAAATCCTGGATGTCCGGATTTAAAATCTGGACCAACTTCTTCCATAACATTTGACCAACTATCTGCAACTTCTTTATTTAGACCCTGATCAAAGTGCGGTTCATACTGTATTCTTTTAGATGGATCGAGTTCTGTACCGTCGTCTTCTTTTATGCTGAATCTCGGATCATGCATCCATTTACCTTTTCCAGGATACATTATATCATTGGATTCTGCAATAATCTTCTGATTGTGCTTTCCTAAATGTAAAGGAATATACGTGCTTTCTCCTCCGTGCCCATGATAATTTCTTAATATACCTTCAACTGCATCTAGACCACCATGATGGTCATGTATATCTTTAAGATCTCTAACGCCATCTAGATGATGAAATACGTGACCAAAGTCTATTGAACCTTTAGGGGCTTTTTTAATGAAATCTGTTACATTAGAACTAGGAGCTCCGCCTTTACTCGCTAAGTCCATCATGTCATCTAGTGCTATTTTATTTTTAGTTTGCAATACTTTATTAGGATTTTTATAGCTATCAGGGTGAAATGCACTACCCATTGTAGGATAGGCTGATCTTAGATTTTTAGCTGGAGTTGATTGATCTTCATCTTTAACCCATGCTTTTTCTAGAGACCATTGACCATTAGGTGCAGTTTTAAGTAGTTCTCTTATTATTTTAAAACTCATGTTAAATCATCTTTTTTTATAGTTTATGATATTTCCTAAAAGCATCCATTGCTCTTTTGATAGCGGCTCTTCCATGAGCTTTGAAAGCCTGCTCATCAAAATTATCACCGCCAGTAGCTTTATTATGTGCGTCTATCACTTCATCATTAATTGCAGGATCTATGTGCCCGCCATAGTTAGGTCGATCCCGCGGATCAGGATTTTGGTCGTCGTATTCGAAAGTACCTTTACCCGGCCAAACTAGATCCATCGCTTCAGCATGAATTTTCTTGTTGTTCTTTCCAAAATTTAAACCACTATATTCACTAGGAATGCCGTTTGCTCCATGATAATGCTTTAGTATACCCTCAACTGCGTCTAGTCCACCATGATTGTCATGAATATCTTTCATATCTTTAACACCATCTAGATGGCGATTTAGATGATCCATAAAATCACTACTTCTAACTAGTTTTTTAATTTTTTCAGAAGGATCATTTTTAGCTCTGCGAAAAATATCGCCAAAATCTACTGAACCTTTAGGTGCTTTACTTAGAATATCATGAAGATCACCGCTGTCACCTGCTTGCACGTACTTGTCCAGCGCATTACTGATATCTTTTTTACTTTTCTCTCTAGCAAGTTTAAGAGGATCTTGTAGTCCATCACACCAGTCATAGTGCATATTAGGCGCGGCTGTATGCTGAGCCCCGCAGTTACAGGCATGTTTAGGGATCGATTGGTTTACAAAGGCTTTTCTTAGCAACTGCCATTGACCATTATTTGAAGTTTTAAGTAGTTCTTTGATTATTTTAAAACTCATTTGTCAACCTTTTCTCTTGCTAGGTTTAATCCACTTTAAACCTAAAAAATTCATCGCTGTTTTCTCACAGTCAAAAGATATTTTTTCATCTGTTTCTAGATTTTTAAAATATCTGGGATTGGTCCATGAGTATCCTATGCCCTTAATATTATAACGTATATCATCGTTAAACTCCTTAGGCCCAGTGGTAAATAATAAAGTATTGCCCATGTGGCCTGGATACGATAAGAATATGTCTAATATCAAGTATTTATCTAATATTTTTTTTCTAAATTGATTGGTAAAAATAGAACTTGTCTCAGATGACCTGTAGGTACAAGTCCAGCCTAATTGCTCAAATCTAGTTAATATGCCATTTGCTTGCCAATCAGATTTGACTGGAACTACTAGATCTATATCATTGCAGAACCATTTACCTCTGCGATATGATCCAGATATGGTGTAGTCTTTAATACCTGCTTCTCTGCATAATTTCCATATAAATAACCTGATTATCCATCTATGCAGCACCAGTTGATTTTTATATTTTAAACCCATGCTACTTCTCCAAAGTTATGTCATCTGTTATAGCTCTATAAAGTACAAGTCTCGCTTTTGCGTGACGGGACAACATAGTCGAACCCGCAGGTATGTAGTCCTGAACGATACATTCAGTTTTATTTCCATAGAGTCGCAGACCTCTTCCAATTGACTGAATGACAGGACCTTTAGATGCCATAAAGTTAGCAAGAATAAGAACATCAACCCGCCTGGTGTCTGTACCTTCGCCAACTTTTCCACCTGTACCGATGAGCCCTTTAATCTCTCCTGAGTTAAGACTATCGACATAGTGTTGTGATAGTCTATCTTTTCCTTGCGCAAAAGGAATTCCCAGATCTTTGGATAGTTCTTCTCCATGTGCAACCTCGCCTACCAAGCACAAGACCGATTTGCCTTCAGCCATATATCTCTGAATATCAGACTTTATTTGTTCTTTCATATTTTTATCGTTTAGAACATGCGCTTTATAGTTTTTAAGTTTATCATTTTGGTAGTCTGCACCCTCAGTCTTTACTTCTTTAACTATAAATCTAGGTTTAGCTAAAAAGCCATTTTCTATGCCCCACTTAATATCTCTCTTTACTATAACTGGACCACAGCCAGCATATATCATAATGTCTTTGCCGTCTGATCTAAAATCAGTAGCAGTCATGCCATATATTCTGCCAACATCGCCTAGTGCAATAGATATATCATAAAATGTGTCTGCTGCTATATGGTGAACTTCATCGAATATAATAACGCCTAGATTTTCTTTCTTAAAAGACTCTAGACTATTAAAAACAGAAGCAGCTATACCAACTGTTATAAATTTAATTTTTTTCTTACCACCACCATAGTAACCAACTATATTTTCGCCAAATGCACTAGTTAATTCACTATAAAATTGTTTAGCTATGCTTTCAGATGGAACAACTATTAGTGTTTTTCTTTTTAATTGTTTAACTAAGTGAAGTGCAGTCAGCGTTTTGCCTAGTCCAGTTGCGAAGTTTATTACGCCACGCCAACTAGAGGCCGCAATATCTATTGCCTCTTTTTGATAGTCTCTAGGGTCATGCGGTCGTTTTTTCCAAGGCAAAGACATCGTGTCGCCAGTCTCAGAGCGCTTATCGATAACTGTAATATCTGAAAGGAGATAATTTAGGCCAGAATTAAATACTAGATGACCACCCTCTAGTTTTTTTAAAAGTGTACAGTTTATTTCTTTGCGTAACTTATTTAATATAGGTGAGTTACGCTGAAATGGATTTTTTTCCATCCGTTTTACTTGATATTCTTTTTGTTTGTCAGTGTAGGAACATGCTTTTTCAAGCATGCGTAGAATCTCGTCTGAGGGATTTTGGACTACAACTAGTTTATTAGTTAAAATTGCCTTCATTTGCTTATTATACTTATTGCATGATACGATATGATCGTATAATAAAAATACGATTTTATATTAAACGTTTTTTAGGAGTTCTATGGAAAATCTGTCTAAATTCAAGGACAAGCTGCATAACACTCTTACTTGGTGGCTTGGTAAGCGTAAACCGTTCATAATAAATGACGAATACGAAATCAAGTTATTATTTATTGATAAGATAAATAATAGTGCCAAGATAGAGATCACTAACTTAAAGAGTAAGAATTCTAGCATAGTTGAGGTAGGCAATGAACAACAATGCTGAACTCATATTTATGAAATGGAAGGCTGATCTTGCAGATATGGATAGGTCTAGTGCAGCTATGGAAGGTAATTTTGATATTCTATTTTTTAATCTTAGTAGATCTAGAGTATCGATGGAAGCAGCTTTGCCATATCTAGATAGGGCAATTAAAGCTCACTCGCCTTCTGAGTATGTATTAAAATCTGTATTTAAGCAGATGAAGAAAAATGGCAACACATCCAACAGTCTTCAGGAATTCGAAACTTCCTGGAAAGAGCATATTGCTTCTGCAGCTAAAAGAGTTTTCTTTTCTATATACACACTTGAAGAAGCAGAAACAAAAACTACAAAATATGGTAACATGAGCGCGTCTGAATATAGAAAACAACAGAAGTATGCAGACTCGCATCCTACACTTGACTGGGAAGCACTTATAAAAGAACAAGAGCAAGAGGCTGAAGCAGATAGCAAAAGCCCTGACGTAGATCCTGGCAAAGTAAACCTAGACATAAATCTAGGAGATCTATAATGGCTAAATTATCAGAGCAAGATATCGCCAGAGCACTGCAGGCAAACAGCAAAAGAGCTCCTACCCCTATAAGTGATATTAATATAGAAGTCTCTTTGGATGAACTTGATTCATTTGGCGATAAAGAGTCAATCAAAGAGATGTATGAGAGCGTTGCCTCTTATAATCGCATGCTTGGCGAAAAGATTACCTTTATCAATAAGGCATTAACCGCAGCTGTGCCTTTTACCCGAGAAAATCTCTATCTAATGTGCGGTTATTCCGGTAACGGTAAATCTACTATTGCAGCTAATATTTCGCATCCGCTCTGGAAAGAGGGCAAAAAGACGCTTGTTATATCAAACGAAGAACCAAAGCAGGATATCATCTATCGAATTGCCTGCCTAGAACTAGGCTATAACTTTAACGACTACAAAAAGGGCATGATGCCTAAGTCTCAGCAGCTAGAATGCATGAAGCTCTATCCGGAGATCTGTAAGTATGTTAAAGTAGTAGATGTGGTTTATAATAATGGAATAACTTCTACACTTGAAGGCGTCAAAAATATTCTTACACAGGTTAAGAGCGCAGACTATTCAGCGGTAATGATAGACTATTTTCAGCAGATCAAGACATCAGTAAATAACCCTGCAAGAAGTAGTTTTGAAGTGCTTACCGATCTGCGCATGTGGCTTGGTAAGTATATCAGAGAATCCAACATACCAGTAGTTCTATTTGCTCAGCTTCACTCACTAGGTAAGCGCAATAATCAAGAACTAGATTCTCGTATTAAAGATTGCCCTAGTGTTTATGAGCCATCTACTGTAGTAGTTGAGATCATACCAGACTTTGACAATAGAACAACTAAATTTCTTATCAAGAAAGATCGATTTGGCTATCAGGGTATGAAGATAGAGTGTGCCTTCGATAAAGGCAGATATATAGAAATATCTGCAGCACATATGGAAAAAATGAAACAAGAGAAGATTCATAATCTTCTTAATACTGTAGGCTACGACAAGGAAGAAGAATGATTACACGAGAAGAGGCGCTAAGAAGACTATCAGAAATTATAGCAAAGGGTGGCAATGAGAAAAATGAAGGGAATAGTGCATCCGAACATACTGAGGCTAACACACATGAAACTATTCAAGATGATGGTGCTGCTGGATATAGTGAAAGAGAAAGATCTCAAGATAGCCGTCTCCTAGAATATTATGGTCAATTTGGCGGCAGAATAGTAAATGACTATCTACTAGATAGTCGTCAACTTACTAGAAAAGAATATCTGGCAATGACTAAAGGTTTAACACAATCACAGCTGCTAGAACATCCGCTGCTCTATGCTTTCTTTAGGTCTGAAGATCAGAGCGAGTTTAATTTTTTTGAATGGCTAGGAAAATTTAAGCGATGAATGATGTTTTTAATGATATTTTACAAGATATCGCTAGGCGAGTAGATATGCATTTATTTCTTATTAAACTTGACTTAAGAGGTCTTTACGATGAATACTAAGAAGTGTTTAATCTGTAAGCGATCAAATGACACTATATATTGGCACAGCGATGAAGATACTGGCGCTATCTGGTGCTGGTGCAGCGGCAAATGTCAGCGAGGCTATTCTCTAAGAGAGTACTGTCATCAAGCAGGTATTGAGCTGAATGAGTTCCTTAAAGGCGACTTTGAGATGACACAGGCTAAGCCAAATGAGATAAGTAGACTAGACTGGCAACCGCAGTTTCTTCCATTGTCTGATCCTAGAGCAACCAAAGGCGTTGACTATATTAGGGCACGCGGCCTTGATCCTAAAGGCGATATGTATTATGACAGTGAACGCGAGGGCATAGTGTTTCCCTACTACTATGAATCAGTGTATGTAGGCTCGCAAACTAGACTGATAGAACCCTGGACTAGAGAGGGCGACACGGTAAAGATGCTTACTCAGCCAGGCACCAGACTTGGACTAGTATTCTATAACTGGAACCAAAGCCCATTTGTAACTGATATTAAGGGTGTAGTGGTTTGTGAGGGCGCACTTAATTCAATATCACTGCAGCAGTCACTAGATAAGATCTATGGCGGTGTTCTTAAAAATCCCTGGAAATGTATAGCAAGCAGCGGCTGCGGAACTACTCAGCATCAGCTAGATAAATTAAATCAGCTAAAAGAAGCTGGCATTAAAGTCGTATGTGCGTTTGACTCAGATGAGCCAGGCTTAAAAGGTCTTAGTAAATTAAATAAAGCCGGAGTGCTTACGCATTATGCTCTTACTGGCGATAGCGAGTTTGATTGGAACGATTACCTGCGAGATAACGGTCATCGTGACACTGCTACGTTTTTCTTAAAATCTATAAAATTTATTTGATAGGTCTTCTAGGTCTTCTTTTTTCTTCTTGATCTTCAAGATCTGAGTCCATTGATATATCGCCTTCTTTCTTAAAAGATCTTCCAAAATAAAGAGCAAGGCACATGCCATGCCAGTAGAGCGCATTTACTATGTCGACGCCTTTAAAGAATTGAGCGAAAGTATTTAAGAGTGCTAGCTGAACATAAATGCTAGATAAGAATACCAGAGTAAGAGATACTGAGCCAAGACCAGTCTTGGGATCACGTATCATTGGCAGCGGTATGCCATATTTATTTAGTTTAGCAATTACGTTTTTAATCATACGTTTATTTTAATAAATTTTCTAGATTCAACAGGGAGATTATCAGCTATATAAGGGTACGTGTTTTTAAGATCGCTTCCAATTATACTTCTACCATCTAGTGGCACCCACTTACTTCCGTCACCATATGGCCTGGATGCCTGGAAGCCTGCATATGTTAATGCAGACTCTACTATATCGCCTAATTTATAATAATTAACTTTAGCTAAAATTATTGAATTATCGTCACTGCTATACTTAGTAAAAAAATCAGTACTTGCAGTAAGTGACTTAAACTCAAAATTAACACCTGTTTTTTGTTTAAATATGCCAACACCTGTACCTACATTTGAAGCAGTATTATTTTCACCAGAAACTGTTGCACTTAGCACTATTGAACTAGTAGATGGAGTAACCGTCACTCCTGTTCCAGCAACTAGTGATTTAAACTGCAGATCAGTTCCATTTTTTTGTTTGAATAAGCCTGTCCCTGTACCCACATTAGATGCAGTGTTTATTTCTTTATTTATTGAATTTAAGGTTATAGTATTAGAGCCGGTAACAAAATTAAAGTTTGTTCCAGCAACTAGTGATTTAAACTGCAGATCAGTTCCATTTTTTTGTTTGAATAAGCCTGTCCCTGTACCCACATTAGATGCAGTGTTTGTCTCACCAAAAGGTGTAGATATTGTTATATAATCACTGCTTGATACTACAGATGTGTTAGATCCGGCTATTAATGACTTAAACTCAAAATTAACACCTAATTTTTGTTTAAAAATTTCTTCGCCGGTTCCAATATTAGATGCAGTATTAGCCTCACCCGTATCTCCTATACTAGATTGTGCTCTACAGTCAAATCTAAATATATTGGAATTCTCTATTATGTTAGATGCTGAGCCAGCAGTTTTAAATTTACCGCTAGAATCAGTACATTGTAATTTAATATAACCTATTGGAGAACTAAATGCGGAAAATAAAAAACCTGGATTAAAAGTTGCTGTAACATTTTCTATTAATAGTATATCTTCAGATTCTGTTGTTAGAACATCATCAGATTCTGTTGTTAAATATACCTCTGATACAGCTGGAGATTCATCGGGAAAATATTCTAATTCATCTGAAAAATCTACCAGTATAGACCCTGTATCTGATAATTTAAAAGCTGCTACTCTATAATAGCCAACAGTATTACTAATAGGCCATGTTATTTCAAAATCTGAGGGGTTAGAAACGGTCTGAGCCTGAAAATCTATCCATAAGGAAGATAGGTCTGTAAATATTTGACTTTGAACGGGTGGACCTATTTTATTTGCACCACTTGGAGCTATAGTAGAAGAATTTGAAAAATTTATTTTTGAATCTGGAGTGGGAAATGACGCTGATATTTTTAGTGGAAAATCTAGGTCTATATTTATATTGTCTATGATCTGGCCAAGATGGTGACCACTAATTAACCCTAATTGCTTAAAATTTTGTGTTTTAGCTTCAATCTGAAAAGTATCTTGTTTAGTTATTGACATATTTTTAATTATTAATTTTAATATATTTACCAGATTCTTCTGGTAATGTTAATGATATTGGTTGAAAATTTGTATCGAATACATATACCTCACCAGAATATGTAGGACTAGAAAAATTACCGCCATCTTTATATGCCCCTACAATAACGCTGTCTCCATTTATGGCAACTGACCAACCAAAAGAATCTTCTCCACTCTCATTGTCATCAGGGGAACTGGGTGAACTAAGCTGCCTTATAAGATCCCAACTCTCAATTCCAGTTGTATTTTTTTTATAAAGATAAGCTTTACCATGAGTCGCACCATCAGAAATATCACTGTATGCACCTACTATTATATAGTCACCACTAATACTAACTGAATTACCAAAATAAAAAAATACATCTTCACTATTAGAGTTAAGTGTTTGAGCAAAACCCCAGTTGTCAACTCCGCCACTATCTTTCTTAAATACATAGGCTTCACCAGCGTTATTTAAAGTTTCAGTAGAGCCGTCATCTTGAGGTGCTCCTACTACTATATAGTCGCTATTAATTGCAACTGAAGAACCAAATTTGTCACTTGCATCTGGATTATTAGAGTTTAGTGTTTTAATTAAGCCCCAGTTGTCAACTCCACCACTGTCTTTCTTAAATACATAGACTTCACCGGCGTCATTTAAAGTTTCAGTAGAGCCGTCATCCTGAGGTGCCCCTACCACTATATAGTCGCCGCTAATAGCTACTGACCAGCCAAAATAATCACTTGCATCTGGATTATTAGAATTTAGTGTTTTAATTAAGCCCCAGTTGTCAACTCCACCACTATCTTTCTTAAATACATAGGCTTGACCAGCATTAGAAAGGTTTACACCTGGAGTACCACTGCCTAGTGGTCCTCCTACCACTATATAGTCGCCGCTAATAGCTACTGACCAACCAAATTGAGGTTGTTCATAAATTGAAGAGGTATGAGTCAGTGTCTTAATAGATGTCCAGTCGTTAAATCCAGTTGTATTTTTTTTAAAAATAAAAGCTCTACCTTGAATATTACTTTGATTTGGCGCACCGATAACGATGTAACCACCATCTACACTAACGCTATGCCCAAAAAGACCACCAACCACAACATCAATAATTGGTGAATTTAATATTTCATAAGTTTTAGTTAATGTTAAAAAATTACTAGAAAGTAACGCACTATTTGATAAATCACTGTCGGTAACATCTCTACCATCTAGAGGTACCCATGTACTTCCATCTGGAAGAGCTGCTTGAAAACTACTATAGTTCATAGCAGATTCAACTATATCACCTAGCACATAAGGATTTACTGCTGTATTTGTTGTGTCATTTATGGTTATGCTGTTAGATCCAGAAACTATAGATGTGCCAAAACCAGAAGTTAAAGACCTAAATCTTAAATTAGCACCTATTTTATCTTTAAAAAAATTTATGCCAGTTCCAACGTTAGAAGCAGTATTGGCCTCACCGCCAAGTGATATTAATTCTATTGACTCTGATAGTTGATTTATAGAAAATCCTGCTCCAGCCACTAGTGATTTAAACTCTAGATTTGCTCCAATTTTTTGTTTAAAAATACCAGCACCAGTACCTACGTTAGAGGCGGTATTGGTTTCACCAAGAGGCGTAGATATTATTATTTCGTCTGACATGCTACTAATAGTAGTTGCTGTACCAGCTACTAGTGATTTAAACTGTAGATCAGTTCCAATTTTTTGCTTAAATAAGCCTATGCCTGTGCCTGTATTAGAGGCTGTATTAATTTCTACAGCTCCAGTACTTATAGATATACTATCTATGCTAGAAGTAATAGTGGCATTACCGGCTGCAACTAAAGATTTAAATCTTAAATCAACTCCAACTTTCTGCTTATAAAAGCCTTCGCCAATGCCTACATTAACAGCATTATTTATTTCGCCGCTGCCTTCTCCGCCTCCACCAGATCTAGAGTCAAACCTAAATATATTGGAATTCTCTATTATGTTAGATGCTGAGCCAGCAGTTTTAAATTTACCGCTAGAATCAGTACATTGTAATATTACGTAACCAAGAGGAAGACCGCTCGATACGAAAAAATTACCTGGATTTTCTAAATTTGTCTCTAAAGAAAATTCATCAGAAAATATGACTGATATTTTTCCAGCACCAACTAGTGTAAATCCTGCTATTCTATAATAGCTAACTGTATTAGACGTAGGCCATGTTATCTCAAAGTCTGATGTATTAGATACTGTTTGAGCCTGGAAATCTATCCATAGAGAAGCTAGATCAGTAAATATTTGACCTTGAATAGGTAAAGTTATACTTACAGTATTATCTGCTGCTATTATTTTTGAGTCAGAGAAGTTTATTTTTGAATCTGGAGTGGGAAATGACGCTGATATTTTTAGTGGAAAATCTAGGTCTATATTTATATTGTCTACTAAATTACTTAGCAAATAATTATTACTAAGGCCTAGTTCTCTTGAATTATCTGTTTTAGAACTTATTTGTCTGAGATCTTGCTTTGTGTTTGACATAATGTATTTAATTGTTTATTTTAATATATTTATTACTTTCAGTCGGTAGATATAAGATATTATTAGATTTAATAAATAAATAAGCTTCACCGGCATTAGGCACTCCCTCTGAAATATCATCATCTAAATAAGCCCCTATTACTATATGTTCACCATCTATAGCTACCGAATTGCCAAATCTATCAGTATTACTTTCATTAGGCGAATTCAGAGTCTTGATCCATCCCCAGTTATTGGGTCCACCCTGATTTTTTTTAAATATGTAGACTTCACCGGCTCTACTAATAGCATCAGTAGAGCCACCGTCATCGTAAGCTCCCACTACTATATAGTCACCATCTATAGCTACTGAATTGCCAAAAAAATCATCTATGTCTTCATCTGGCGAATTAAGTATCTTAATTAAGCCCCAGTTATCAGGTCCACCTTGATCTTTTTTGAATATGTAGACTTCACCAGCTCTACTAATAGCATCAGCAGTACCATCATCTAAATAAGCCCCTATTACTATATGTTCACCATCTATAGCTACTGAATTGCCAAATCTATCAGTATTACTTTCATTAGGCGAATTTAGAGTCTTAATCCATCCCCAGTTATTGGGTCCACCCTGATTTTTTTTAAATACATAGGCTTCACCAGCGCTACTTATAGCATCAGTAGAGCCACCATCATCGTAAGCTCCTACTACCATATAGTCATCATCTATAGCCACTGACCAGCCAAAATTATCACTTGCATCTTCATTGGAAGAATTAAGTGTTTTTATTAAACCCCAATTGTCAGTTCCGCCTTGATCTTTATAAAATACATAGGCTTCACCAGCGCTACTTATAGCATCAGTAGATCCGTCATCTTGAGGTGCCCCTACTACTATATAGTTACCGCTAATAGCTACTGACGAGCCAAAATAATCACTTGTATCTTCATTGGAAGAGTTAAGCGTCTTAATTAAACCCCAGTTGTCAACTCCGCCCTGATCTTTTTTGTAGACATATGCTTCACCAGCACCGCCTATAGCATTAGTGGAACCTCCTTCGTAAGGTGCTCCTACTACAATATAGCTGCCACTAATGGCTACTGAAAAGCCAAAATCACCAAGTGGCAAAGTAAGAGTCTTTATCAGTCCCCAGTTGTTAACTCCGCCAAAATCTTTTTTATATATATAGACATCTCCGTCAAGAGAAAGACTACCAGCAGACCCATCATCCGACGGAGATCCTATTACCATATAATCACCATCTATAGCTACTGAATAACCAAACCAAGCACCTATAGCTGGCATTGGTGAATTTAAGATGCGTTCTGGTATCGATGAAATGTCTGGAATAAGCACGCTTTCGCTAGCATTTCCGCTATTAAGTAAATCACTGCCGGCTATGCTCCTTCCATCCATGGGCACCCAGTTAATTCCGTCCGGTCTAGATGATTGAAAATCTAAATAATTAAGATAAGATACTCTTATATCGCCCAACTCATTTTCTTGTGGTGGGATAATTGTATCTATATTTACAGAATTAGCACTAAAAGTTAAATTTATATTTGTGCCAGCTACTAGTGTTTTAAATTCTAGATTTACTCCAGTCTTCTGTTTGAATATGCCGGCTCCAGTTCCTACGTTAGATGCTGTATTAATTTCACCATTTATTGCACTTAAAGTTACAGCATCTGCACTAGAAGTTAGCACTAGATTTCCAACTGGTGTTAGTGTTTTAAATTCTAGGTTTACTCCAGTCTTCTGTTTGAATATGCCAGCTCCAGTTCCTACGTTAGATGCTGTATTAGCTTCGCCATATGATGTGCTTATTTCTATGGAATTAGTGCCTGGAGTAATAACTGCGCTGCCACTTGCTACAAGCGACTTAAACTCTAGATCAACGCCAGTTTTCTGCTTAAATACACCGGCTCCAGTCCCTACATTAGACGCAGTATTAGTTTCGCCTGGCGGTGTGCTTATGGTAATGCTGTCTGTACCTGGAGTTAGTGTTATGTTTGAACCGGCTACTAGAGTTTTAAACTCTAGATCAACACCAGTTTTCTGCTTAAATATGCCTTCACCACCACCTACATTAGACGCAGTATTAGCTTCGCCAGCAACTATACCACCGCCAGCTCTCCAGTCAAACCTAAATATATTGGAATTCTCTATTATGTTAGATGCTGAGCCAGCAGTTTTAAATTTACCATCAGCATGAGTACATTGCAGTACTGCGTAGCCTATAGATATTCCGCTTGGAATAAAGAATCCGCCTGCGTCTGGTAGGCTAGCTTCAGAGGCAGCCTCACTTGAAAACAATGCAAGAATATTGCCAGCAGTAGTAAGAGTAAACACTGCTATCCTATAATAGCCAACCGTATTAGACGTAGGCCATGTTATCTCAAAGTCTGATGTATTAGATACTGTTTGAGCCTGGAAATCTATCCATAGAGAAGCTAGATCAGTAAATATTTGACCTTGAATAGGCGGATGAACTTTGGTGACACCATCTGGACCTAGTATGGCAGAATCTGAGAAATTTATCTTTGAGTCTGGCGTAGGAAAAGAGGCTGATAGTTTTAGTGGAAAATCTAGGTCTGTGTTGATCTTGCTTATTATCTGGCCTAGATGAGAGCCCTGAGTTAAGCCTAGCTGCTTAAAATTTTGTGTTTTGGCTTCTATCTGTCTAAGATCTTGCTTTGTAAACGGCATGCCTAGTCCTATAACTATATTAAAGCAAAATACTGCTTAATACTATAATTATACCGGATTAAGGCTTATACAAGTTTAACTTATATGGCTAATTTTACTAGTATTTCTAGTTATCTGTTTCTAGATACACCGAAGCCACATCAACGCCAACTGCTAGACCCGTTGCTGCATTGTGTCTCCAGATCTGCCAAGTAAGTAATTGAGTATTTAGTGGAATATTTGTAATAATTGCACCAGTTGTAGAAACTCCAGTAGATAAGTTCACGACCTGATAATCAACCTCAATTCCATTAGGCGGGCAATATAGAGATAGCTCATAGAAATCAGTATTTGTTGATTCTGGAAAGCTGGCCCCAAGATCTATCTTTGTAGCGGTACCCGTTCCGTCGTTATGCATGATTTGAAGTGTTGTATCGGCCGCATCCAAGCCTACACCTATAATGTTAGTAAAACTTGATGGTTCAGCATTTCCAAGTACAGCATTACTTGAGGTTAATCCAACAAATAGTCTCGCACCTGTTGCAAGGGTTGCATCACTTATCCCAAATCTTGCAACAAAATGGAAACCTCCTCTGCCTGTTCCATTACCGATTCCAAACTGAAGAACTGTACTTCTAAGACCTGAAGATGCGTTGCCTGTGGCAGCTGAAACATAACCAACACGCCTCATCCAAGTGAAAAAGTTTGTTGTAGCAACGTTTCGAATTGTGGCTGTTCCGTTACCTGTAGGAGCTGCACCGCCAAATACAGTTGATGTTGTTGCGTTACCATTTGCCTTAAAAGCAAATACTGCATTTCTTGCAAAGAAAGGTTGAAAAGAATAATCTACACCAGATTTACCAATCTGAGCAAACATCTGTCTTCCGCCAACATCTTTAACATAGGTTGAGACCCCTACAGATGGAACGGATGGCGTGGAACTTTCATTCCAGCTTAATACAGTTTCATTTCCTGTGTGAGTTGATCTTGTTCTTAGGTTAGCAGCAGATACGTTATCCACGCTGCCTAGCCCTAAATCAGACTTTTGCAATGTAACTATTCCAGTAAACCCGTTTACAGAATTTACGTCTGATGGAGAAACTTCAACATAAGTAGAGCCTGACCATCTATATGCTTTATTAGTGTCAAGCGCTAAATATACCACAGACTGTTCACCTGTAGTAGGAAACTGCGACAGCTGTGAAAACTCTAAAACTTCATCAACATAAGATGGCAGATACGCACTCGGAACTTTGCCTGCTTCTAGAGGAGCGTATCCATTTAGCGCGCCTCTGTTAGCTGTATTTTCTTTTAAGTCAAGTGCAGATTGAGTAGCACTTGAAATAGGCTTATTAGCGTCACTTGTATTGTCTACATTTGACAGTCCAATCTGTGCTTTTGTTACAGAGTGAGGATTGCTAGTATTATTAAAATGAGAATCGAAAACAGACTTAGGAGTAACTTCAGCAGCTTGTCTTTTAGCTTCTAGTTCAGCTGTAGCGTCTAAAACCTCAATTGAGTAGTTTCCAGAAGCTCCCCAAACACCTTGAGCAATACATGTGTCGATCCAGGTCTGATATTCGGAGTTATTCTTATAAGCAGATAAAACTTTACTAGGTGATATTAGCGTTACGTTTATTCTTTTCATTATTCAGCCGCCCTTACGATTAAGTTTAACTCTGTAGCTAATAAGTTGTTAACAGTAGTATTGTTAGCTATAAACATCTCTATAAAGTCATTTGGCACTAAAGTCGCTATTGTCTGACAGAAAAAGTTTTCATTTCTACCTGCTTGAGAGGTAGTAGCTTGAGACTCAGAATCTGCTATAGTTGTTCCATTTTTTGCAATTCTGATTGTTATATTGGCGGCTTGTGTTGATACCGAATTTGCCGATACAGAAGCTGTAACAACAAATTCTTTAGTAATACCGCCAGTATAGGTTAGTCTGTTATTAGTATGTGAAAATTTTTGATTTATTGAAGATGCAACGGTTGTTCCTTCAATTTTTTCAAATACGCCTTGTGTTACTATGGGATTTTCTGTTGCGTTATTTGAAAATGACATCAATCCAATTGAGGCGGTATTTGTAATACCTTTACAGTTTTGGAATAAGGCTGTGTTGCTTGTATAGGTCAATCCACCAGTGTAAGTAGCTCCACCACTAAAATTAACTGTAATTAGTATGTAACTTTCTGCGCCAGCTGTAAAAGTAACTGCGGGATCAACAAAAATGGCAGTAGCTCCGCCAAAAGCAACGAACGAAGAATAGATTACTCGTATTCTTCTGCTTATAGTCAGTGTAGATGGGAAATTTAAAGTAGTCTGACCTGCAATACCAGTAAACAAACACTGATCGAAACCCACAGTTGATATCGTGCCGTCAAAAGTCATGTTAGCTGAGCTTAGCAACGCGCAGTCAGTCATGATAAAGTTGTTATAGCTCTTGATTAGCCCCACGCTAGCACAGTTGGTGAAGTTCACCCCGAACCAGTCGATAGCCTGGTTGGCATTTCCAGTAGCATCTAGATTTAGTGCTGTGCCGTGTGTGATTGAGATGTTTCTCATTGGTATGGACCAAGCAGAACTTAGTAGCGCCGTACTGGAACTTAGCCCAGTAGATATAAGGAAGCAGTTCTCTGATGAACCGCCTATTATGGTCGTGTTTTGACTACCAACCAGCCTGTCTCCAGTCAAGTCAACGGTAGTAGTTATAAAATAAGTAACGTTAGCAGCTAGTGTTATTACACCAGAAACAGCAGCAGGAAAGTCTGATTTGCTGTTTACAAATATCATATTTGGAAAAGGCGATGTATCAGTTATTGTGTTTATCTGCGTCTGAAGGCCTGATTCAATTGCTTCAACCTCAGCATCCGTAGCCATGTCAGCAGAAATAAATTTTGGATTAATAGGTAAGGTCACGAGTTCTCCTATTTAAGAAGGGGCGCCGAAGCGCCCCGAACTTTAAAAGCTATTAGCTAGCCTTTCTTTGATACGTGAAAAACAAGTTATCAGTTGCAGCAAGCGCCTGAGGTCCTGGGGATGTCAACGCATTCATAAAACGAACACGAGTAACACCACCAACAGTTTCTACCCAGTAGTCATTCAAGCTGTCACCAGTTGATGCACCCTCATGAATAGCTAGACGATCTACAAAAGCAACTATTGACTTATCTTCTGCAAGATATGCAAGATCTACATAGCCGTTTGTTATGTCAGCGGCTAAAAGATCAATAGCTTGTTTGTGCCAAATTATATTAGACTTTATACCACTAGCAGAAACTGAAAGTGATGAACCGTCTAATTTAATTTTTAAGTTATCGCTACCGTCATCTTCTAATCCGTCACCAGCAAAATCAGCAGGTTCAACTGCTAATTCTGTAGCATCAATTTTTAGACCACCAGCAGATTTTAGGTCAACAGAGAATACACCAGTAGCAGAGTCGTAGTCTAATCCGTCACCTGACGATAGTTCATTTCTTACAGCAGATTGAAAATCACTTACTTGAGTAGATACAATACTAATATCTTGCTCAGAAGCAGATGTCAATCGACCTTGTGCGTCTACAGTAAAACTAACAGCTTTTGCGGCAGTTAAACCATAAGGTGCAGCAGTTACTGCAGTGTTTTGCAATGAAAGACCTGAAATCCCAACAGCTAATGCACTATTAACCGGATCAAGCACTAAATCAGCAGAAAATTGACCAGACGAATAGCTCATATCAATTGAACTAGTATCACCGACAGATAGTTCATTTCTTACAGCAGATTGAAAATCACTTACTTGAGTTGATAGGATGCTGATATCTTGTTCAGAAGCGGCCGATAATCTACCCTGTGCATCGACAGTAAAACTAGCTGTTTTTGCAGCAGTTGTACCATAAATCGCAGCAGTTACTCCAGTGTCTGTAAGTTTAAGATTGTTACTGCCATCGTGAACCAATCCTGAACCAGCAATTTCACTAACATTAACGCTAAAGACTGTACCGTCAAGATCTAGACCATCACCGGCCTGATAAGAACCAGCACCAGAGAATTGCAAGAATCTAATAGGACTTACGTCTATTGTTGCAACAGTTTCTGTCTGAACCCAACCAGTATCAGCATACTGAGTACCTTCTTGTACGAAGATAAAGTCACCACCAGCAGCTTCTTGTGGAGAATTAAAGTCTGCAGCTCTTGAGAGCTCAGTAATTTCTCCTGCACTTACAGCACTAACTTCGTAGATACCGTTTTGTTCGCTAAATTCATCATTTTCTTGATTAGCAAGGATAACACGCTGACCAACTACCCATGAACCTACACCGTCGATAAGATCCACTGGAGTAGAAGATAAATCAATAATACCAGCAGAAAAATTAGCACTACCGATATCTACTACAGCAATTACTCTAGCAGGAGCGTGAACGTGTAAACCTTCAGCTAGATTATCAACATATTCTTTAGTGGCAGCACTGTGAGCATCGCTTGTCATTACTAAGTTAGTAATGCTATTGCTGCCCATAGCAATGTTTCCAGACATTGTTCCGCCAGCAAGATCTAGTTTAAGTGCTAAACCAGCATCTAATTGAGATTTTGCAACAGCGTCTTGAGCAGAAACAGCATTTTGTAGATTAGTAATTTTACCAGCATTCTGAAAGTTCATTTCAGTATTAATCAAAATACTGCCCTTAGTTCCTGTAGCAGTACCTGTATATAGAAAAATATGACCAGAGTTACCAGCAGAGGCATTACCTGACTGAATTTGAACAGCTCCAGTAGTTTGTGCAGCTCCAGAAGCTACAACCGCAGCTCCAGAATTTGAACTTCCGGCTCCAGATAGCAATCTAGCAGCTCCAGAGATTCCTCCAACAGCATTTCCAGAAAAAACATCCACCCCTCCGGAGTTTCCGCTTACCTGAGCATCTCCTGAAGCAACCTGTACTATTCCGGAAGCAGCCCCAGATGAAAAACCTGAAGCAATAAGAACTTTTTTAGAAGCGGTTCCAGCAAAAGCTCCTAGTTGATCTCCTGATCCTGCATAGAATTGTTTTGGACTACCGTCTTCCATTGCAACAGCAATGTAGTTAGGGCCCCAAGAAGGAATTCCAATATTTAAATCAAGCAATTCCGCCGCATTTCCTGAAGCAGGATTAATGATGAGCGTTCCCGTCATCGTATCGCCAGACTTTTTAACTTTCTCAACATCTAACTCTTGAATGGCAGCTTGAACTTCTATAGCAGATATGTTGCTGTCAACATAGCTGTTAGAAAAAGAAATAGCTGAGGCAGCATGAGCGCCAGTTAGATTATTTACGTGATCAGAGACAGCATCCTCTACTGCAGTAAATTGATCATCAACATACTTCTTAGAAGTTAAGTGTGTGTCTAGAGTAGGAGCAGGAGCCAATCCGTCAAACCCTATGTTTGAAACTGGCAAGTTAGGTTCCGCGGTAAAACTAGCAACTCCACTTCCGTTATTTACTGCAATGCTTGCTACGTTATGCTGATAGCTGGTATTAGACGTAAGACCTGAGTTTTGATCTTGAAAATCTAATACTAATGCATCAGCATTAATCGATACGGTTGATACAAACTGGTTAACTATATCATTTTTCTGAAACACTATACCAGTAGAAGTTTCTATTGTAATAGAACCATCATATGTAGTTCCGTTAGAGGCGTAGTTTAAAGATACTACTCCATCATATACTTCCGTACTGATGACAACATCTCCACCCGGATCATTGTATGTAATTGCAAAACCGTCTACGGCTCCAATGTTTGTTGAATAATCTCCAGCCGTAGTGGTAAAGCCTAGTTGTGTAGACGATAAGCTAGATGTGGCAAAAGATGCTTCATCAAATGTCAAAGCACCAGACATCTCGTCGCCAGCTTTAGCTACTTTTTCAGTATCTAGCTCTTCAATAGCAGCCTGGACGTCCTCTGCCTCAATGGCACCAATAGGAGCAAATGAGATGTTTTCTGCAGAAAAACTTAAACCACCAAGTGTTGAGTTAATCGTGTTAATATCGCCTTGTAGCTCGGATAAGGCACCCTGAACATCTGTGGCTGCAAGATTTGTAATGCCTGCAGCGACTACGATATCATCCGCATTATGCTTTTCAGCGAGCCCTTGAACGTGATCATCGATCCTATCATTAACGCTGCTGATCTCGCTATCTACATAGGATTCAGTGCTTAAATTAGAATCTATCGTAAGATTTACTATTTTTGGGATTTCGCTTAATATGACCTTATCTTGATCAGGCCCACTCCCACCTACTTTTAATATTTCAATATCGCCATCATCTGCGGCGTTTCTTGCTCTTAGTGCTTCACCATTTAGAAGCCTAAAAAATTTACCTTTTACTGGATTTACCGACATACGTTTCCTTTTTTAAAAAAATTTCTTATAATAATTATTACTATTTAACAAAAATAATTGCAATGGGTGATTTAGACCTAGATTTAAGCTCAGACTCAGGTCTAAAATTAGACTTTGCTTTTGAATTTTTATTAATATAGTATTTTTGAATAGTTACAAACACTCGTTATCCCCCTTTAAAGATATGTTATTTGTGAGTATATTTTAACATATTTTTAGGTTAAACATGAACGAGTATAACTATAAGAATGTCAACGACTAGCCTTGATAATAGTATTTAACTCTTATAACATCGGTAGTGTCCAGTGCTTGATCTCCGCCAACTGCAACGTCGCCGGCCCAGGTTATTCTAGTTACAAAAACGGTAGGCACTATTTCTACTATTGAGACAGTGTAATCGTCGTCTTCATGTAGCAGAAGTCTATCTACTGAAACTTCTATAGTTTCTTCTATAGCCTCATACTGAAGATCTATATAGATAAGATTTGATGGCTGTGCACTCATCAAATATTTTTCTTTAGTCGGTACAAGACTCTGAACACCAGCAATTGAGTCCTGCAGATCCTGAATATCTTCTTGTATTTGGCCAAGATCAACATCATTATCAGGCATAGTTATGGTTCTTGCACCTGTTATGATTCCAGAGAAAGTAATAAAATCACTACTGCCTAACTTTATCTTTATATTATCTACTACTATAGTGTTGGTAGATAAACTGATGCTTCTATTGGCACCATCAATAATCTTAGATAGTTTACTGATCTCAACCATGCTATTCCTTCCTGCTCATCTCAAAGAAAATCTGAGCTTTAAGTCCATATCTAGACAGTAATTTATTTATATCTTTGTCTGCTTTATTTAATATGTTAGATACTCTGCTAGATATAAGTTCTTGAACTTTCTGCAATTCTTCTTCTGTTAGTTTCTCTACGTTTACTTTTTTAGTGGATGACTGCATACTATAGTTGACCTATAATCTGAAAGTTAATAAAAAGATCCATTAATAGTGGATTATCTTTGTTTTTGCCTATTACTCCAACTTTTATAACCCAGTCTCCTGAAGTAAAACCGCCAACGCCTTCGCTAGGCAGGATGTTAGTTAGACCACCAGTCTTGGATACATATATGAAATCGCCAAAATTAAAAGAGGACACATCTTCGACTTTTCCATGAGTTATAGCATAACCATAATCGCCATTGTTTATAACGTCGCTAGCTATTCCAACTACTCCAAGTGCGTGAGCATCTAGCGATACGTCTATTACCGAAAGATCGCCGCTTGTGCTTAGTCTAACTGGCGCGTGCTTCTGTATAGTAAGCCCTGAATTGTTTAGTAGGTAACTTCTAACCCTAGAAGAATCAACTAGACTTGATATAGCTGCATAAGGTCTATAAGTCATAAAACTCCAATTAAATTATATACCAGTTTGATCCATCGCTCACTACGCTTACAGATTCATATTGAATAGCTATATCTAATGAGCTAGAGAATATATCTATGCCATCTAGAGTATCGCCAGAAACGCCCTTTATCCTAACAATATTTCCGCCATCTATCTTCTTAATGTCAAAGCGTTTGCCAGAGTTTAGACTCGCAGAAGGAAGCGTTATATCGACGTTTAAGCCTAAGTTATTTACTAAAATAACATCATTAGAAGAAAGCGGATCATAGTTTGTGCCATTTATTGTTACTACATTGAGCAGGGCACCCGTAGGAGCAGAACTTATAACTAGTGAATCTGAAGTCTGAGATATAGACATACCGGCGCCAGCAACTAGTGTTCTAAAGCGCAGATCTTCTCCAACTTTAGACTGAAAAACAGCAGCGCCTAGGCCAACGTTAGATGCAGTATTTATTTCGCCATAAGCGGACTCTGAACCACCAGAACCAATAGTATGGTTGTCAATTCTGAATAGCAGTACGTCACTAAGATTAAGATCTTGAAGCGTAACTATCTGTTTAGACATCGCTCCAGCTGATCCTACTTCAAGCCAGTCTTGGCCAACTGTTAGATATTGGCCATTTAAGAATAGTTCTAGTTGACCTTCGCCAACCGTGTAACTTTTAACCTGATTGCTATTCTTAGAATCAAGCGGAAGATTCAGAGTAGTTCCAGATGCTATCAGCGATGTGACATTTATTTTTTCTTCATAGGCTTGCTCAGGAGTAGAGAGCATGACCTCATAGATTTTTTGATCTAGTTTTTTAATGGCTGCCTCAAGCAAGTCACCGTCAGAAACTGTATGCAGCGCTGAGCCAGATCCATCTATCTCTATAAAGACACCAAAACCACTGCCTACGTTAAAGTTTTCAGCGTCTGTACAGAAGCCAGCAAGTGTATTAGTCACAGTTATGGTGCCATTAAAATTATTTATGACGCTAAAATCTAATGACGCAGTAGCTACTATAGCATTGGCTGTTTTTTGTGCAACAGTTGCAGCTGTATCAGCGCTAGATATATTTACAGTTATGCCTATTCTGCCTATTACTAGTGGATTTACACCTGTGCTATCTTTATTAAACCAGACATAGTATTTGTTTAAGTCAAGGCCTGAGTTTATCAGGAAGTATTGATTGCTGGTTATGTTGGAGGCTGCTGGAAGCGTTATTTCAGTAACTTCGGCTACTACATCTGCTATTATTGATTCATATTCTCTTACAGGAGTCTTATCCCAGAGCATTACAGAGCCGGTGCTTCCTCTTATGGCGAATACAAATATGTTCTCACTTAACGGCAACTGATCATTGTCTACGACTATTAGTGATGCTAGACTGCCTATTGCACTATTGCTATTTCTGTTTATAGAGAAATAGGCCGTTTGATTTGCCTGTAGACTAACTGTGCTTGTTAGCGTCAATTCTGTCTTATAGCCAGTAGATGGCTGAATAACTACAAGCTTAGGTGTATAGCCTGTTTTTGCAAAAACAGCGATATCTTGATAAGATCCATTTGGATTACTAACTATTGCATGAACATTCTGAAGTTCAAAAGTTAGATTTCTATCTTGAATTCTATCTGCCATCATGGCAGTTAATTTTGAAGCTCTTTCCGTTAGACTATCTGCTGAACTTGAATTATAATTTACAAAACCATCTAGTGTATTGTAGTTTAGTTCTGTAGCATAGACAGGTTTCATCATCGCTGAATTATCCATGCCTATAAATGACATTATATTTTGAGAATCTACTTTACCTATCTCTTTACTTTCGCCTTGCTCAATTTTAGTAGGACCAAGATCTGCTCTAACATACATCTCAATAGACGTAGCCTTTGGAAAACCAGAGGTGTAATTTTCAGCAACTATTGGACCAGCTATAGGAAACGTGAACTGAGTGGCAGTTTTAGGAAACACCTTGAACTCGCCATTGAAGTTACCGCTGCCTGCTATGAATACGTTGCCGTCTACATCTAGGCCATGATTAGCAGATTCAAGTGAAAAACCATATGCAGTAGAGTTAGCAGAAGTTGTTGCTGTAGCGTAATAAGCAGGTCTGGATAGCTCGTCTAAAAAAGGTCCACCAGTTTTTGATATGAAAAATATATCGCTGCTTTCAACCTCTACTTGATATTCACCATTAAAATTACTAGTTGCTAGTATTTTTATTCTCTGTTTGTCAGATAAGCCGTGTGCTATCTTTGTACATTTAGCTCGCTCTCCGTCATGATCTGTAATATCTATTAGTAATTGAGTGCAAGACAAATTGGATACATTGAGTACTCTGTCTGATCTCGATGCTAACCAACAAAGATTTCCGCCTGCCTCATAAAGAACAGGGTCTGTTCTATCAGCAACTTGAACTTCAGAGGCTAAAAATTGACCCTTAGTATATATGCCCTGAGAAGAGCCGCTTGCTCCAGAGTATGCTGCACTTAGTCTGATAGATTTAGCCTGAGATGGCGTAGTAGTTCCTCCACCTAGACTTATAGAATCATAAAATTCTTCTACTCTTAGATATAGATTATCTCCGTCGCCAGATCTCTTTATCCAGTCACCCTTAGATAGATTTTCAAAGTAGCCAAGATCTCCGTTAACATATGGCAACCCATTAAACCAGTCTAGTGGCACAGTACCGCTGTTTGCCTGCAGATCTCTCTCATGCTGTACAAACATTACCTGATTATTTAATAGTGTCTTGCTGCCAGATCGTATGATTATATCTTTAAGATCAGTCATAGATTGAAGAACAATGTCTTCAGTCCAACTAAGTTGACCAGGTGTACTGTCAGAATTTTCCCAGGTTCCTTTAGATCTTATTGAAGTAGCTAGAGCATCTTTAAATACGTTTATCAAGCTGTATGTGGATGTGTCCTCATACCAATATGTACTACCGCTTAATTCTAGTAGTCTTGTCATGACTACGTCCATCCATTCTTTTAGCGTATGGATATTTTTATCGCCACCTCTAAAAGAGTTTGGATCAGACTTATTAGATATTGTTGTATTTGGCTCTAGTCTTTTATATGCTGCAAGAGGCTCTTCTCTAAATTCATATCTTGCTAGCGGGTTTGGACCAAGACCACCGGTACCTAACCTAAACATCATGTCGCGGCAGTCTTCTATAGATTCAATGAAATTTGTACCGACTTTTATTTTACATATAGGAATTACATTGTCGGGAAATGATGCGGCAGAAACATTCACATCTGCTGTAAGTACAGATTCAGTGTTTATGTCTTGCGTAAATTCGCCACCAACTCCGCCTTCTTTATCTGGATCCCAGAAAGCGCGTGTGTCTTTTGCTGATTCAAAAGTTGTCAATACAAGATAAACATAATTTGTAGCATTTTTTCTAAGTTCTGGAACTAGCGGCGCCGCGTTAGGATCGCCTTCTTCTAGGCCATAAAAAAATGGACCAGCACTTGATTCTGGATAGTAGACTACTGAGTTAGCTATATTGATAGCCACAGTCTGAGATCCTATAGAATTACTAGGATCTACAACCTCGAATCCTTTAAGAATATACGGACGATCTGATCCCACGAATGACTTCATTAGGTATTTGAAGTCACCCTGAGTATAAGAGTCTACGCTTAAAAGATCTTGTAAATCAAGACGTTCTGCCGAACCAATCAGAACTCTTCCCAATACGGCCATGCTAGTTCCTTGTAACTATTATAAATCACTTAAATTATACCAGGATAACGCTTATCCAGGATCTATGCCACTAGAATAAACATCAATCGTTGAATAATATTGCGCCGGATATCTAACTATAAAGTTTAAGAATATACCGACTGACTTTACTTTTTTCATTAGATCTTTCAATATCTCTGTAGCAACAGATGGATCTGTTATATATGGCGCTCTCTCTGATCCAAGCCCTTGAAATTGTATACCGCCACGTCTTCTTATCATGGTCACAGATGATCCGTAGTCATGATCTTTTTTAAATATATAGGCTGGGTCAAGCGCTATTATTGAACTATTTGGCTTATAAAAGTATCTTACAGGACCTTCTTGCCTCTCTGTGCCAAAATCAAATATAAGTCTACCCTCTGCGTCAGGTATGCTATTTGGCCCTATCTCTATGTTCTTTTTAGTAGTGCCTGCTTTTATACTAGTTATAAGCGAGGCGGTAAGTGAAGATAGTACGAAGTCAGCGGACTCATCCCACAGATAAGGTCCAGGAGTACGCTCTTGCATGATAGATGACCTAAGCATAACTACGCCACCAATTTCTGAGCTTGCCGCGTCCTCCATCCTTACAGTTCCACCGCTAGAATTTCTAGCACCGCTCGAACCAGCAAATGAATATGCCTGAAACTGAGTATTACTTAGTATGTTCTTAATTTGCCATGTCCCATTGGTAGAAGGACCGCTTCCAGCACCCTGAACTGCATTTTCTATTATCACATACTTACCTACTGAATAGTTGTGGGGTGTAGCTGTAGTTACTGTTATTAGATTTGCAGAATTCCTATTAGCCGAAGATAAATTAAACTGATTTAGTGAAGAAATTGTTGGCAATTCTGGAGTTATGCCTTGCAGCAGATTTCCAACCCTAGAACTATAGGTGTATATTGGCATATCACTTACTAGTCTGCTGTTGAAATTAAATTCGTTTACGTCTCCCGTATCTGGAAAAAGCGTCTGTATTTCATTCTGAGGTATGAAGTAGAACTGTGCTCCAGTTTCTGGAAATTTATCTGGATTTACTAGTGTTAGGTTCGCAGAAGAACTACTGAATGAGATAACTTCTGAAACTACTCCGTTTATATGGCAAGCACCTTTTCTATTTCGTCTAACTACTGGTGGAGATGACGGAACCTCAACTACTATTTCTCCAGGCGAAACTTCCCAGACTATAGCTCGTCTCTCTTTAAGAAAGACATTGTTTTTTACCGGTGTCATAAATCTCACTATAGAAGACGAAGATGTGGTAAAAGTTTCTGGCGTGGCAAATAGGTTATTAAATTTAATATAGTTAGCGACAGCATCTAGCTCTGTTATTAAAAAACTACCAGCGTTGCCAGCTCTGTCTATTATAACTACATCGCCTTCTTCCAGCTGATCTATGCCAGGATACTCACCATTGCCTGTATATGTCATTGTGACAGAATCGCCTATTTTCGTTATCTGCCATTCCGTAGCAGTGCCAAATCCTGCCTCAGTATTAAAACCATCAAATTGAAAAGCTATATTTGCTCTTCCGCCAGTTATAGCGACTGATCCTCTTGCTCCAACAGTGTTAGTGAATATTCTTATGGACACTTTTTTAGTTATAGCATTCTCAAAAGCTATAGCATAAGAACCAGAGGCTTGTCTATTTATTACAGAGACTACTTCTATGGCTGATGCGCTGCCTATATTGGTAAATTCACTCTCATTGAATACTATTCGTTCTTTAGTGTACGAGTCTATCTCGTACTCTAGCTCCCAGCCATCTTTAAGACTAAAAGGCTCATTCAGTATCGATGATGTATAAGATGTTGTTGACTCTTTGTTATAGAAAATATCTACAAGATCATCAAATATAGCCTTTACTTGCTTTGGATTATAAGCCATTACTGGAATAAACCGCCTAAAGGTAGGATCATCCATGCCAATAAATCTAGGTCTCTGAACCATATTTGCAGCACCAAGTCTATCTAGATATGGCCTGCTTGCTGTTTTTACAAAAAACTGATTTCTTACAGCCTCGATAAGCTCCAGAGTCTCCTGATCTGATTCTCCAACGGTACCTATGAGTGCCTTCCAAACAGTGTTTTGCTGCGTGTTAAAAAGCGCAGGCATTTGATCATGTAAACTATCGATCATGTTCTTGTTTGCGGGCATATTTAACCTTAGGTAATACTAATATCAGAAGGCTGAATAAAAGCTTTTTCGCCCTCAGATATAGATATTCTTTCGTTGTTTGGTGTAGGCGAAACAAATGTTACCGCTTCAACACCTACTATATTCTTAATTCTTACAATTATGTCAGAGAGTATCACGTCTTCGCCTACTCCAAGATTAGACACATAGCTTATTATTGCTGAAGCTATCTCGTCGGTTATCTCACTTAAGTTAACACCATCTTGTGTTGTTATGTCTACAGATATAGATACTTTAACAGGTATAGGCGGAAGAACTTCTATCGCACTTCCAACTGCTTTTCTGCCAGGAAAAGAGGACGAATCAGGGTCAAATCCATCTACAATTCTTTGAACTTTTCTGAGTAGTCCTGTATAGTATTTATAACCGTCTATACCAACTACTATCGAGTTATCATAGCCAATTTTACCTACACTAGATATAAAGCTAGAGTTGTTCTCATTCCATTTATAATCGCGATCTCCTCCAGAAAGATATACTATACGTCTATTTTCGTTTAGCGGATCTATGGCTGTATGATAGACTTCTCTTATTGACGTAAACTTATTGTCATCATTTTCAGTTATTAAGAATTTACTATTTGCTAAGCCAGCACTAACATCTATTTCAGAAAGTCCACTAGAATTATTTACTCTAATATACTGTCTACCAGATAAGCCATCTGTTCCTAGATCCTGGATATCAAAGTTTCCTGAATTAGAAAGACTAAACCAGCTATCGCTTGTATTTTCACTAATGAATAAGTTGTCACTAACTCTTGCTGAGTCGCCTTCTAGTATTCTAATATCAGATGCATTATTTAAGTAAACGCCTTTGCCTATATCTGAGTTTTGATCTAGTGCATGAGAAGGAGAGTTTCCGCTGTCTCCAGTGTAGCTACTACTTAGTGTAACTATTGTAGCATCTTTAGCAAGCGAAGAATTAAATCCACTTACTTGAACCAGCAGTGTGTCTTCGTCTGTTGTTTTCTTAACCCAGTCACCAATACTCAAATTACTAAAAGTTCCAGGTATGCCAATTACGATATTAGAATTAGATGTCCATGTTGGCTCTAGGCTATAATTATTAAAGGCAACAAATGTGTCCAGCTTTTCTAGCGCCTGCATATTTCTATAGACAATAGAATCGTTGTCTAGCGCCAGTATTCTAAACGCACCGTTATTTGCAGAGCCAAAGCTAGATCCACTTACTAACAGTAAGTCGTCTACTGCTGCACCACAACTTAAAAATTTAGGCGAGTCACCATCAACCAAAGAAAGCCTATTCATACCGTTATGCCCAAGTGACTCAATCTTGTAGCGAGTTCTAGTTTGCCCAGGTTTGAGAATTAGACCTGCAGGAGAAATACTTAGCGCATTTGAATTAGTTGAGGCGTACGTAAATTTATTTGAGTCTACTATGCTTAGAACTATTCCAGTATTTGGACTCGCACTGCTTGGAATATCTATGGCTGTAAAAATATCGCCAACGTCTAGACCATGAGGATTTTCTGTAGTTGCAGTTGCTATATTCGAAGCTATAGCTATAGACTGAATCTTATTAGGCGCTGAGTGTGCTAGATGCCATTCTAGTGCAGGTGCTGCAGATATTATAATCTCGTTTCCACCTATCTCTGTAGCAGACATAGCTTTTCCATCTGGATTTTCTACGTCTAGATATTTGGCAGATTGATTTACTGCCACTATAGGAAGTCCACCAATCACATTAGAGCCAGTATTTTTACAGAAATTACCTGTACTCCAGCCGTCTACTGCTATACCACTTTCAGAAAATAATGTTAATAAGCTGCCCTCGGTTACCTGAGAAAGTGTAGCTCCAGGAGTTTGACCTATGCTAAAGTCACTAGATATACCATTAATAGAGAGTGCTATGCCTAGTTTGGCTATTATCTGATTAGGTGTATCTGTACTTAATACGTCTACTCTAACAATATTATCTGCAGATATAGGCACAGTAGCATCAGCTACGCCATTAGTCGTCACACCAAATATAAATCCAGGTGAAGGCGATCCATTTGAGCCTGCAGTTATCGGGCCATTTTGCGAGCTAGTTGCTGTTATAGAAGCTAGAGCAAAACCATCATCAGAACCAGCAGTTACTACACTAAAATTAAAATTCGTAGATGGAGTACCGTCAGCACCTGCAGCTACTAAACCATTGTCTGCATTATTTACAGTTATAGTTGCGCCGCTTATAGTCTCGCCTGTTCCAGGAGAAATCAGAGAAAAGTTAAAACCAGTAGCATCAGCACCAGCACCGTCTACTCCAGCAGTTATTAAACCAACTTGTGCATTGGTTACAGTTATAGTAGCAGAATTAACAGTTGTTCCACTGCCAGAGCCAGCAGTATTAAATATGTAAGCTTTAGCATTACCGCCGTCTGCGCCAGTCGTTGCTATAAAATTACTAGAAATGGAAACACCGGAGCCAAAACTGGTTCCAACGTTTTCAAAAGGGTTATTTAATGTAGAAAGTAATCCCCAGTTATCAACTCCGCCTTGATCTTTATAGAATACATACGCTTCACCAGCGTCAACAGTTGTATCAGTAGAACCATCATCACTATATGCGCCTACTATTATGTAGTTGCCACTGATAGCGGCTGACCAGCCAAATAAATCGCCGGCATCTGGGTTAGGCGATGTTAACGTTTTAATCAAGCCCCAATTTTCAGTTCCGCCGTAATTTTTCTTAAAAATATGCAGATATTCATATGGAGTTTCAAGTGCTATGATATAGTCGCCACTAATATTTACTGAATAGCCAAAATTACCATTTGGTGGCCAAGTAGAAAAATTTGGAGCAGTGATAGTTTTGACTAATCCCCAGTTATCAACTCCGCCCTGGTCTTTCTTATACACAATAATAGTTGAATTAATAATTGAAGATAAGTTAGATGGCTTTAATACTAAATAATCACCACTTAAATGTAAAGGCGCGCCACTATTGTTGCCAGCAACCTCAAATCCAGGAGTAAAACTCTTGATTAAGCTCCAGCTCTCTAGTCCCGTATCTTTCTTAAATATATATACTTCGCCAGCATCATTGACTGTATCAGTAAAACCATCGTCACCTGCAGCATGTACCGCGATATAGTTTCCGCTTATTGCAACATAGGTACCAAATCGATCGTACAAGTCTTCATCTGGTGAATTAAGTGTAGCAGTAAGTCCCCAGTTATCAATTCCGCCCTGATCTTTTTTGTAGACGTAGGCTTCACCAGCAGCACTGATAGCATTAGTAGAACCGCCGTCCTCAAAAGCACCGACGACTAGATAGTCTCCATCTGCATCAATAATAATACTATTGAATCCGCTAAAAGGCAGCGTCTTGATTAGTCCCCAGTTATTTAATCCACCTTGATTTTTCTTATGTATGAAAACTGATGATAGCAGGCCATTAGATCCGACAGCGAACATGTAATCGCCTGATATTTTTGTATATATACAATTGTAACCGCTAGGAGTAGCTGCTGCTTTAATATAAGAGCCAGGGGTTATTACTGGTGCAGTTGTAGTTGTTACTATTGCGCTAGCAAAAGCTGAATCATTGTCAATAATATTCGCCGTCTTAGTAGCCACTTCTTCAAAATCATCATTGGTGCTTATATTAATCTCTCGCGACCTAGTAGTGGTTCCTACCGCAGGTTCAACTGTTCCGCTGTTATTGTTGTCATACCAGAATTTAACAGTATCTCCGTTACCAGCTTCTAGTACAAAATAAGAACCATTAAGTGAGTTAGAGACGTCTGGTTGACAGCCTATTGTCTGTATAGCGATATTGCCAGGAACCGTCGTGGTTGTCACTGTTGCACTAGCAAAAGCTGAATCATTATCGATCGCATCAGCTGTTTTAGTAGCTACTGCTAGAACATCGTCATCTGTATCTACATTAATCTCTACTGATCTATCGGAAGGAACAGCAGGAACACCCGCTACGCCAATAGTATCTATTGACAAAATAAAATTCGTAGGTGTAGTGCCGTCAACTCCAGCATTAACTGGACCATCAGCAGAATTAGTCACTGTTATTGTCGCAGGACTTAGACCGTCAGGTGTTCCAGTCAAAACCACACTAAATGTAAAATTAGTAGCAGGAGTACCGTCAGTGCCAATCGCTACCGGTCCAGAGTCAGCATTTGCTAAATCTATAGACGCTGGAGTTGGAGTTGCAAGATTGATACTATATATATATGCTTCACCAGCGTCATTTAAAGTTTCAGTAGAGCCGTCATCAGAAGATGCTCCAACCACTATATTGTCGCCGTCTACAGCCACTTGACTTCCAAATCTATCTCCGTTCTCATTAGGTGAGTTAAGTTGTTTTAAGAAACCCCAGTTATCAGTCCCGCCTTGATTTTTATAGAATAAGTAAGCCTCACCAGCGCTACTAACGCCATCAGCAATACCTCTATCGAAAGGTGCACCTACTACTATATAGTTACCGCTAATAGCTACTGACCAGCCAAAATAATCATTTGCATCTTCATTGGAAGAATTAAGCGTCTTAATTAAACCCCAATTGTCAGTTCCGCCTTGATCTTTATAAAATACATAGGCTTCACCAGCGCTACTTATAGCATCAGTAGATCCGTCATCGCCATATGCACCTACTACTATATAGTCACCACTAATAGCTACTGAATAACCAAATTGATCTGCAGTATCTTCATTGTCGGAATTAAGTATCTTAATTAAGCCCCAGTTATCAACACCACCCTGATCTTTTTTGAAGACATAAACTTCACCAGCGTCAATAATAGCGTCTATGGATCCGTCATCAACGAATGCCCCTACTGCTATGTAATCACCACTAATAGCTACTGACCAACCAAATTGATCTCCAGTATCTTCATTGTCGGAATTAAGTATCTTAATTAAGCCCCAGTTATCAACACCACCCTGATCTTTTTTGTAGACATAGGCTTCACCAGCACTACCAATAGCATCAGCAGTACCATGATCTGTTCTAGCCCCTACTACTATATAATTACCGTCTATAGCTACTGAGTTACCAAATGTGTCTCCATCATCTTCATTGTCGGAATTAAGTGTCTTAATTAAGCCCCAGTTATCGGCTCCACCCTGATCTTTTTTATAGACATAGGCTTCACCAGTACCAATAGTACCAGTAGAACCTTCATCGCCATATGCACCTACTACTATATAGTCACCATCTATAGCGACTGAATAGCCGAATGCGTCATCTGTGTCCTCATTGGGTGAATTAAGTGTCTTTATTAAACCCCAGTTGTTTGCTCCACCTTGATTTCTTTTAAAAATATAAGCTTCACCAGCAGTAGTGATAGTGTCAGTAGAGCCGTCATCTTGAGGTGCTCCTACCACTGCGTAGTCTCCGCTGATAGCTACTGAGTTACCAAAAGCATCTGCTAAAGATTGATTAGAGGAATTAAGTTGCGCAACGAACCCTGTATTAGAAATTTCAGGCGTTATTAGCACACTTGCAAAAGCTATATCAGATGATATTGCTGTAGCTGTATGTGTAGCTACTGCATCAGAATCATCATTTGTAGATATGGAATTGATCTCTACTGACCTAGTAGTGGTTCCTACTGCAGGCTCAGCTGTTCCGCTGTTATTATTGTCATACCAGAATTTAACAGTATCTCCGTTACCAGCTTCTAGTACAAAATAAGAACCATTAAGTGAGTTGGAGATATCTGGTTGCAGCTGAATTCTTTGTATAGAAGGCACCCCAGATCCTGGCATTATTACGCCTGGTGTTACTATTGCACTAGCAAAAGCTGAATCATTATCGATCGCATTAGCTGTTTTAGCAGCAACCTGATTCACATCATCGTTCGTGTCTATATTAATCTCTAGCGATCTAGTAGTAGTACCTACTGCTGGTTCAGCTGCTCCGGCATTATTATTGTCATACCAGAATTTAACTGTATCTCCGTTACCAGCTTCTAGTACAAAATAAGAAGTATCCAGTGAATTAGATACATCTGGCTGACATTCGATAAGCTGTATAGACGGTGATCCTGGTATGCCTAAACCAGGCTCAGTTGTGCCAGCATCATTGTTATCATACCAGAATTTAACCACGTCGCCGTTTCCAGCATTAAGTGTAAAGTAAGAACCATCTAGTGAATTAGCTATGTCTGGCTCACAATCGATATCATGAACAGTAGGAGACCCGGTAATAATTCCTCCAGGTGTCACTGCCGCGCTAGCAAAAGCTAGATCGCTGTCTATTGCTGCTGCTGTTTTAACGGCTACTTCATTTACGTCGTCATCTGTGTCTATGTTAATCTCTACCGACCTAGTAGTAGTACCTACTGCTGGCTCTGTTGCTCCGGCGTTATTATTGTCATACCAGAATTTAACAGTATCTCCGTTTGGAGTTTGTAATATAAAGTAAGAAGCATTAAGTGAGTTTGCTACATCTGGCTGACAACCAACTGTCTGCACAGATGGGGTTCCGCCTATCAGCATAACAGGAGGCGTTAGATTACCGTCTACAGAAAACCATGCGATCCAGCTAGAATCAGCACTGTTTATAAATCTAAGATAATCTGCATGATCAGGTACTCCAGAAGAAGTTACTCTGAAAACTAGATTGTCATCAGAGTCTCCAGCCTGAGTTACTTCTTGATGAATTTCGCTATTTGATGTTAATGCACCTATTGCATTTCGCATTTGCGGATTGTAGTCTACGGATCCTTCGTCTGTATCTGACAATATGAGATATGAACCTGAATCATCATGAGTCCATCGCCAGACAATTCCAGGAGTAGGATAGCTAATTGGATCTAGCGAGTGAGCATCTACTATATTTATCTTAGTATACTGATTAAAATTAGTATTCTTAGAATTATACATGTACTCGCAAGTGCTGTCATTCTTCTTAACAACATCTATACTGTCATTTTGACCTAGTCTGCTTATGCGCTCAACCCCATAGTCATTTTCAAGTTGAACATGGTGTCCTGGCTGAAGTGTATTTGGCGAAGCTGGTATTTTAAACTGCAAGAAATTATCAGAATCTTCAACTATCTGAGAGCTTCCTATTAATTTAAATTTTGCGTTATTTGCACTACCACCCACTATTTCTATAGCTCCACTAGATCCAAGCTGCTGTGATTTTATCTGTATTGAACTGCTGTCATTGGCAACAGAAACTCTAGACACTATATTTAGCTGTGAAAGCGCTCTATGTGTCATATGATGTGCTAGATTATCTAGAGTTGATGGTATAAGTTTAAATTTTTCACCAGTAGTTCCATCTAGATTTATTGCAGTATCTAGCTCGTATAGTGGCGTTACGCCTACTAGAACTAGTGGTTTTTTAAGTTGAAAATTAGGATTAGCATTTTGAAAACTTGATATCCAGTTCTTTGAGTCCCAGAAAGATATAAAATCATGATAATTGCTAGAAGGATTAGGATTATGATAGTAGGCTACTTCATTGATAGCGACGCCAGTTATATCTCTAGTGGCCTTAATCAATGTGCCAGATGTGTGCTCTACTGCTTCAAGCATAGGATTTGTATTTATTTTAGCAACTATGTCTGCAATAGTATTCTGTTTTATAGAGAAAATTTCTAGCTTATTTACTAGATTTATAGTTTCATAGCTGTCAGCAACTCCAGCTATATCTAGTAAAAATGTAAAACCTGTAGGCACTACTCCGTCTTGGCCTGCAGTAACTGGGCCATTGACTGCATCTACTATAGATATGGTGGCAGAAGTTCCAGAGGCATTTGTCACAGAAGCAAAGGCTGGGTCTCCTGCCATTATGATGGCAGTTTTTGTGGCGACATCTATATCTGTGTCATCGTTAAGGATGTCGATCTCCCAGCTTCTAGTTGTAGCTATTGAAGCAGGCTCTAGTGTACCGCTGTTGTTATTGTCATACCAGAATTTAACCGTATCGCCATTTGCTGCGCTAACTATAAAATAGCTTCCATTTAGACTTCCACTAGAGTCTGCAACGCATACTATCTCTTGAACTGAAGCTGAACCTACTGCTGTTGCTACTCCGTCTATGCTATAAAAATCTAGTGTTTTAGCGATATCATCCTTTTGAAGAATGCTGAAAGTTCCGCAATTTGCTGTTGAAAATCCGCTTGTTTCACCTATAGATATGACATCACCTATATTTATAGAATTAACACTAGCAGTAGTAGGAAATTTTAACCTAAGTATGCTAGAGCCTAAGTCTGTCAGTGTGAACTGGTCTCCTGGAGAGATGTCTGTATTTATTGCGCTGTTTGAACCAAATACATATCTAAAAGAAGTTACGCCTGGAATTGTAGATTGCACAAGCGTGCTCTCGCTATCGGCAGTACTAGGGTAGTCGATTCCAAAAGTATATTGTTCGCCTATTGGACCATAGTCGCTAGCTCTTATTATCATGGCTGCGCCATTATCATAATACCAGTTTCTAGCTCTAAACCATATATTGTAGTCGTTAAAGTTAGTGCTCCCCTGAGATGGCAAAGTGCCCCAGATATCTGCTTTACCGAAATCAATACCAGACTCGTTATCTATGTCATCTGCAGAGAATGCTATGCTAGTAGGTATGAAATTTGAAAGCTGCGAACCGCTATTGATCTGACCAGTTCTTGAGAGTGGCATATCTATGGTTTTAGCTATAGGATCATTGTCTAGTATCATTACGATATTATCTTCGGATGAAAGTTCTAGACCTTTAACTGCACTATACTCATCTCCAGCAGTGTAATCCATTAGAGTTCTAGGCGTAGAGTTTCTTGTGCCTATTTGACTTGAGCTTAATATGGACCTAATATTTCTTGATTGGCCCTTATTTTGACCACTTGTTATTTCTATGAAATCGTCATAGCTTATATCATTTAAAAAATCCGTAGCAGTGTCAGTTAATGTTTCAGAATAAAAACCAGAGCCGTCAATGCTAGGCTGTGAGTTTGCAGTAAGTGAACCTCTTATTTCGCTATAAACGTGTCTATCTAGCCAAACATTATCTGATTCTGGCTCAGATCGTTTAAACATTGTTAAGTAACTTTTGCTTGGAATAACATTCGCTATATGCGACTCAAAACTCTAGATGCTGCACCTACAGAAACAGGTATAGCAATGCTTCCACTTGTTTCAGTAGCTGAAGTAATTTTTATATAGCTTGTTCTAAAAGTTTTTGCTTCTACGCCTTTAATTAAACTGTTAATAGATGCAACTACTTCATTTATGCTAGCAGAGACTGGAGCTGACAGCGAAGAAGCTCTCCATATCTGCGGATACTTATCGGAATAGAATGCCTGAATATCAAGCGCATCCAATATTGCATAAGATCCGCCAGAAACCATGTTTACATTTTTTACATCTAGGTAGCTGTCTACTCCAGCATATAAATGTTCGCCTTTTGCATGTACCTTAAATAGACCGCTAGAAGCGTCATCTACCCAGCTGCCTGATCCAGGCGGATCAATTAGTGGATTTGCTCTAGTTTCGCCTCTGCTAACTATATAGATATAGTCACCAGCTTGTACATTGCTAAACGAAGATATGGCACTAGACATTATTCTCATAATGCTGTTGCCTTGATCTAGTAGAGTTATAGTAGACGCAATTGGTAGACTAAGCGATCTTGGAACAACTCTTGCAGCATCTGCTACAATGACCATCTCTGCGGGTCTATTACTAGAATCGTTAGATAAATTAAATATTCCGTTAGATGCAGCGCTGGATACTATGAATCCCTTTGAGTCACTTGATCCGGCTGTGATAGTATCTCCAGCCTCTATATCTACTTTAATTTGTAGATTACCATTCTGCCTATTAAGGATAAAATCAGAATTTTGACCACTAGACTCTAGTGTCTGAGAGCTAAACATGTTTTCTAGATATGATCCGCCAACTATCTTAATAGAAGACTCTTCGCCACCTTTATTTGATGTAACAACAAGCCTTCCAGCAGCAGTTGCCGTAGCAGTCAATCCTGCAAACTTATAGTTAAATACACGAACCCAGTCTTGAAGAGTTACAGAAAAAAAGCTACTGGCGCCAAAATCTAATAGTGTAAAACTACGATCTTGAGGCGGAGTATCGTCCACAGAAATTATTAAGTTACCGCCAGTAGATATTCCCCATGTAGAAAATTCTACGGTCGCTACAGAAGCAGACAGCTCTTTTTCTCTTAGCAGTTTATTATTTTTATATAGTTTTATATTTGAAAATTCATTTAATGGAAATTTTAGCGATGAGTTAGCATCGAATCTCCCACCATCTCCTGTGACTTTAATTGTCTCAGCTGTATGATCTGTTGGATACAGTAGAAGTCTAGACGAATTCTCTGTCAATCTACACTTAAAGCTGACTGATTTAGTGTTTATTGTTGTAGCTAGATCATAGATACTCACAGAAGAAATATTGCTAAAATCAGAATCATAAAGAACGATAGATTCCTCTAGTCCATCTACTTCAACTTTAAGAGTCATAGAGTCTGCTAATAGATATGGCGCTTCTGCAAGATTTACTACCTGAGCTCTAGGTAGAGGATAGTTAGCGAGCTGTAAAAATTCTTCGCTGCCATTAGCTGAGGCCAACAATAGATCTACAGACTGTCCTTTATAGCTTGGTTGAAAACCTTGACCATCATCTATATAGATAATGCTTGGGTCTGCTATTGATGCTGGCTCTGTTATATTGGCAGATTCAACCTGCTTGCCATCTGTTTCCTCAGAAACACCGTATATAGCTGATAATATAGCTTGACGAGTACCTCTCGATAAAGAGTTCGAATATGCTTTTATTCTATCTCTAAAAGATTCATCTGATTCTGCATCTCTGCCATTAGTAAAAGCAATAGTATTTGTTACAGCAGCGCCCAAAAATGGCGGCGTCGAAAATCTTGTTATGGTGTTTATCCCAGCATTTCCAGATGTGCCAGCGTTTACTGCAACAACGGGAACTGAGTCCACAAATGTTTCACCAGCTGGAATTACCGCATTTCTTAGCGTTACATAGCTGATATCTGGACTAACGTTATTTGCAGGTATTCTTACTAGCGTATTAGCTGGTATCTGCCTATCAGCTGTCCCTTGGCCATCTATAACGCTGTCAGTAAGAAGATGATCTTTCTGAAGCGAGGCTCCTAGAGTTATAGTATAAAAACTACCATTGTCTGTAATGGATGTATATGGAATTGGACCTTCAAAATTCTGAGTACCTCTACCAATATAGAGATTTCCAGTGAGATTCCACTCAGATGCATTTGCCACGTACAGAGTAGTAGCTCCTCTTATAGGGGCAGGCTTTATTGAGTATAATCTGGTGCTTCTCTTTGTGATATTTGTATCGGTAATCTTGATTTGACCTGAAGCTCTAGCCGCGACGTTTCTAGTAAGGCCATAATTAGAGCCATAAGAGTCTAGATCGTTGTTTCTAACGGCGTCTATGTTCATTAGCTCTAGAACATTCAGTATGGCAACATTGTTTTCAAAGTCATTAGAGGCAGCCGCTTCAAGTAGAGTTAGCAGCGCGGATCCGGTATTGACGTCATTTATCGCAGTATCGGCAATGATTTTTCTTACCATTGCTCCCAGAATTTGATTATAGCTTTTAATCTCTACGTTAGCCATGCGTCTTCCTATATATTTATGTTAAAGCTTATGGGTATATTCTGATCTGATCCAGCCAGTTTAACTATCAATTTAACCTTAAATGCTGATACTGGCTTTGAGTCCAGACTATTCACATACTCTATATTCAGGGACTCTATGTTAGAAAATCTAGTATCTGCTTTTATGGCAGAATCTATAGAGTCAACTAAAATTCTTCTCACCGCGTCCACATCTATGTTGCTGTCACCGATTACACTTATAAGGCCATAGTCTTTATGTCTAATAAGTTCACCCTGTTCAACTGACATCTTTAACTTGATAGCCTGTATGGAGTTCTCTATTCCATAGACTGGCTGTATGTCGTTATTAGAGTTAAAAACTAAGTCACCTTCAGTATTTATACTTAAGTCTACTTTTTGTCGCTTTTCTATGTTGTCACTTGTTTTTAAAAACCAAGGCGTTTCACTTCTTAGGTCATCTGGTAGAGGATCAGAGGACGGTATTAGAACAAAAAAGGAACTATTTATCGTATTAGATTTATAAACTCTAACGTAAGCTCCTTCTGATACTTTATAGCGGTCTAGATCTTTTTCACCATCTAGTTCTAGTATTATGTCGTCAGATATAGGAATCTGTCGTATTGCTGCAACTACTCGCTGCTCTGGAAAATTTTGAGTCGTGGACTGCAGCAGTATAGGCTGACCAACATAAAAAAGATCTAGCGCTGGTTGACCAAGAAGTAATCCGCTGATATTTATCTTATTGTCTACGCCGTTAGACATTATAAAGAGTTTTTGGCCAACCTCATCAATATAAGGCGGTTTTAAGCCATTAGCTATAGCTATGTCTATCCATCTATCAGGTGATCCTAGTGTTCTTTGAGCAAGAGACTGCAGATCTTCACCATAATTTAACTTAACTAGTGTGCCAGAAAGGTATGAGATTATATCAATATCTGGGTTATTTGCATTAGCTTTTGCTAGTGCAAAAGGATCAACCGATGCAGTTTCTAGTGAAAAATAGTTAGCCAATATATAGTTTATCATGTCTATTGATTTCATCAACTCATTCATGGCATTCATGTCTTTATTTTTGACATCAACTCTAGCTGGGCGTGAACTTCTTTTATAGACTGTGTTATAGCTATCGTCTTGTAATCCAACTTTATCAGCCATGGCGTCTCGCTCTATTTCTAGCTCAGAGCGCATGTTGAGAAAATCTGATCTTATATATTTCTGCACTTCTTCTATTTTTGATTTAACTATTGCAGATTCTTCGCCGTTTAGTGCTATTGAATTTATATTCGTAGAGTCGAATATAGAATAAAATATATATATGATATTCTTATTATCAAATGGGTTTTTTTTATTTTTAGAATTTCTTTCAGTTCTTATAAAGCGAGTAAATAATTCTATTTCACTTCTGAGGCGCTCTGGATCCTGATAGCTAGAAACAAAGTCAAGATATGTGGCTCTGAGCGTTTCCCAGTTGTCTCTAAAATAAGGCCATCTCAGTCTTATTAGTTCTGGAATATCTGCCAGAGTAAGCAGAGAATTCTCTCTGACCTTGACCCAGAGATCTAGCTTGGATAGCGGCTCTATAGCTCCTTCCATGTCTACTAGCATTATAAACCTATAGATTTAAAGGCTGAAACTATACCGTAAGCAGTATTTTTTGCAGCTCTTACTTTATTAGATATCTTTGAAAATTCTGTTGTGTTCAGCCCATCTAGTCCGAAGCGACCTAGGTCTAGCGAAACAGGTTTTATAGCATCATCAATTGATCTAAGGTTATAGGCTCTCATAGATATGCTATAGTTATATAATAGTGGACTTGAGGCGTCTCTGGTCATCGAGAAACTGGTAATGCTAACGTCGTAGGCATTATTATCTTTGTAGTTAAAGAAGGATAGTGGGTGACCGGTCTTTGGTTTTTTACCCAGAGCAACGCTGTCCTTGTACTCTAGTAGAAACTTGTAAAAATTATGAAAAGCTACGTAGCCAGATTCGTCATTTTTTATTGCGCTAACAGCAACACTTTCCGACGCACCTTTTACTTCGCTATATTGCTGCTGTATCTTGTCTATAAGGCTGCGCGTTTTTCTAAAAAAAGATGAAGCTGGATTTGCATTTATATCTATAGTAAAACCGCTTCGACCCTCAGCTGGTCTAGTTGATCCAGCTTTGGCTTCTTTTTTATGATAGAGCGGAGCCATACCCGTTGTGCCAGATATATTTATGTCAAAATAGCGCTGCTCCGAATGCTCCTCGATAGTTCCATACATAGTGGGCACTACTGCTGTAGCAAAATGAGTATTTATCTGAATGTTGCGAGGCGATATGGGTAGGTTAAAATAGCTAGACTCACTATCTGTTTTTCGCCACCTAAAAGTATAGGGAAACTGCTTGTACCAGTTACTGGATACCGTCGCATATCTTTCAGATACTGTCTTATTTTCGGCCATATAAACTCCGAATAATATTATATACTGAAAATAGTTACGCTTTCCTTGTCTTTAAAATATTTAAGGTGTTTATGGAGCTTAGGCAGTCTTCGATTAGGGCTCTACTTACGCTAATTTGAAATCTAATATCATTCAATCTAGCTAGTGTACCGTTAGATTGAGTTAGACGTAATTTTATTATGCTAAAGAACTCTTTTTCTCTTTTTTCTGATCTAGATTCTAAGTATTTGATTCTATTAGAAATCTTGCTATTTACATCAGTTATGATATACTGAATACAGTCTTTTATTTTTTGTGATCTAAGTTTTTCTAGACTATTATCATCTAGACTCTGTGGTATTGAAGCCAGTATTGCCTCTATCTTAGAGTCTAAATCTTGCCAGAATATTTTTTCAGTCTCTATCTCGGCGTTGTATAGGTCAGTAACCAGGTCTCTGGATATCTTGCTTTTCCAGGCTGCTAGCTGCGGCTTACATTGCCATAGCTTAAATTTAGTCACGTCATTCATTGACGGCGTGCTGTCCTGGCTTGATGCAACTCCATGTAGTAAGGTTAGAGCAACTATTGCCTGCTGACGTAATTCTGGCTCTGTTGCTCCAGCATAGGCCCTATCTCTTGACCATATGCCAGAACCAGCTGAAGTGCTTATAAAGTGCGGAGATATACCGCTGCCTATGCTTTGTCTTGTTCGACTTATTGGAAAATAAGGATTACAATCGTCGTCGCTTATTCCTGCTACTAGAGGCCATCTTTCTATCTCTGCAGACTCATAGACCCTTGGCCATTTGCCACTAAAATGACGAAGCTCTCTATATAAAGAATTTAAGTCAATTCTTATATCAGCCTCTTCCTCTTTACATACAGAATCTAGTCTAAATAACTCTTTTTCTAGTTCAACAAGATCTTTAAGAATTTCCCTATCGTTGCCTAGCTCTTCTAGTCTTCTAGATATGTCTGCATCTATAATATTTACTATTGACTTCATGATGCTTTTGTTTTTTTAGTAAGTTTTACTATAGCTTGGCTAATAACCGGACTACCCAGATTTCCAGTGCCCTGTATTCTAGTTATTTCATATATAAGAGGGTACTTTCCTCCTGCTAAAAGTGTCTCGCCTGAGGTAGTAAGTTTGCCCTGTATTTCTGTGTCACCTTTCTGCGATATGTTTCCTTTTATAGCCATGTCGCCTTCTTGAGACCAGTTGCCCTTAGTCTTTATGTCTTTTGCCTCTGCATCTATTAGTTCAGATGATTTTACCAAGGTCTTCTTGGTCTCAAGACTCCACTCTTCGCTAGATTTAAAAGCAGTTTTCTTTGTATTTACATTAAACTCTTCTTCAGAGTTAAAAGTAGTTAGTTTATTATCTATAGTGTAGGATTCCTCTTCCTTGTCGATAGTAAGGAGTGTTTTACCTGAGCCTATAAATATCTTATTTTGCTCTTTATCTAGCATTAGATATTGCGGTCCAGTAGTTGAGTTATCCGTTAAAAAATATGAACCGTTTTTGTCGAATTGATAAAAGCTAGAGCCAATTTCATAGTTGTATTCTGGTTCTGGATAGAGCGAATTCTCGCTTGGCGGAGAATTAAGCGCACTTATGTTAGTTGGAATACCTTTAAAAGTTACACGATATTCGCCACTGCTGTTTATTACTTCCTGTATTCCATTAAATTCTTTTATATACGATATGCTGCCGTCTGCAGGTAGAATTTCTTTTCTGCCTAGGTGTGACAATGCACCAATTATTACGCCTTCTAAGATCTGACCATTTATGCAGGCCACTAGAACTGTATCACCTGCTACGCACTTTAGATTTCCATAGCTTACATTGGAGCTACCAGGATCAAAGCCTCTTAGATTAAACTCTTCATAGTTATATAGTCCACCAAACTTGACTAAAATTGTACATGTTATAGGTACGAGTCTACCTCTATCTATTGTCTCAACTATATATTTGGTTTGATTTTTTTCACTTGAGTAAACCAACTCCCTAACTGTTCCAACTTTAATAGAATAATCCCTATTGCTTGCGCCGCTAAAAAGATTATGCTCGTCCTCTATATATTCTTTAGGAAGATCGTTTGATATTCTCATTTATTGCCACCTAATTTTTGTGCATCTGGATCAGCAAAAGATGAAGAGGTCGATGCTCTGTAGTTCTTTTCTTCAGTAGGCGTTAGAAGCGAGGCATCCTGATCTAGTGCGCCACCACTATCGGTCTGTATTCTATTTAAGTTTTCATCTACAAATATACCTCTAGAAAATACTATGTTTGTAGTAAAAGATCGATGATCTTCTTCATATGAAATATTGTGAGATATCGATTCAACATGTGCAATAAAGAAAATTGTTTCTTTTTTATTTTTCTGAATATCGTTGAAGTTGTTATTTATGTCTAAAACTCTAGAGTCTATCTTGATATTGTCACCAACCTGAATATATCGATCCTGTCCTACTAGATGCAGTGATCCGTTTAGCATAGTGTGAGTATGGAAATACCATTCTTTCATTAAATATTTTAGGCCATGCATCTTACTAATGTCAGCATCACGGGCTATAACTGCGTTAGGGAGAACGTATGTTGTCTCTCGCCTGCTCCTAAGGCCATCTCTCGCTATAGATCTGGGATCATAGAAATTGCTACCAAGAGCAAGATAGTTTGCCATAGCCTGAGTGTCAGTGCCGCTAAACGCATACGAGGCATCTATAGATACCTCTACGAAATTGATCTTATCTCTCCAGTTGGTTCCGCAGCTACTAAACAATACATCGTTGTAGTCTATTTCTATACATCTTATATTCTTAAATTCAGAAACATATTGATCTACAAGACTACTAACTGAGTCACTAGACTTGCCATCACCAACATAATAGCTATCATTATATAAACGAGATTTATCTACTACGAATGGTTTGCACCTATTGTATAACGCTAGGGACGGCGTGCTTTCATTTTCAAATCTAACTTCTGCTATAAGTTCACTAGTGAGTCTATTCATGTTACGAGTTATGACGTCCCACATAGTATGCTCGCCATAAACGCTATCATGAGTTAGAAAAACAAAAGAATCGTCTTTACCACTATATTTATCATAATCGACGAGTATTCCGCACCCACTTTTTGTATCTATAAATCCAGTTCCTGTATTTTCTTTCAAATTCATGTATTTTTTTAACTTGTCTGGCAACCTAAATTCGTTCTGGGCTCTCCCTAGAAGTTTTCCCTGAGTAACTTGATTAATCTTATCGCCAAAAAGTGCCTTGGCATTATTTTGATTGACGCCCCAGAGTTTTATTAAAAAATCAATAGTATCAGAAACATTAAAATAATTTTTATTTTTCGCAGCTTTATCAGCTACTTCAGATTTGGCAGGAGTGTTATCTATGGCAGATTTATTTTTTGCTGCCTCTTTTACCTCTGAACTAGTCTTAGTCATATCAGCAAGAGCACCACTAGTCTGCTTATCTTTACTTATTGGCGTGCTCTTTGAACTCTTACCAACGCTTCCTTCTACATTAGATCTTTGTATAAAGTCTGTGTATAGAAAACTTAGTGCCATACCCACGGCAGTTTCCTCTGGATTTCTACCAAGAGGATCCACATATAGCATGCTGTTAAATATAGTACCCCAGTCAGTTCCAGTCACAACATAATATTTTAAGGTAGAGCCATCTTGTGGATTAACCGATGATACACTTCTAACGGAGTCTATTCTTCCTAGCATCTTAAATGATTTTTCATTTACCGTATCTGTGTGGTTGTATTTAGCTCCAACGCCTATTTGAGAATTTGACATTAAAATTACACACCAACTGCCTGGTGTTATAGCACTTACCCAATTTTTAGAAGCAGCTAGTCTTATTTCAAAAGTGCCAGCGGGAGCTCCCTTGCTCTTATTTGTTGCCATAGACAAAAGAGATGCAGAGTTTAATATAACTTGATCAGGCTCAAACTCATCTTTATTTATGTATTTATTGCCAAATCTTTCTCTATAGTTGTATACTATAAATAACCCATTTGGGGTTTTTACTTTTACTTTATTTGTCATGATATAGATCTTTTATTATCCAATACTCTTGTGAATTTCTTATATATCGTATGTCGTCTTCCACTGTATTTGGCTTTATTAAATTTAGTTGAAATTTAATGTCTAAAAATTGTATAATTTTAGATAGAATAAATATTGAAAAAAATAGTATGACAAATATCATTCTGATTTTCCAGTCGTGTTGTTTGTGGGCTTCTTTTCTTGTTTTACCCCAGCGTTATTCTGCTGTAATTGCTTAGTAGAATTTACAGTTGTCACATTTGTTTGAGCCGATTGTCCAGGTGACTTCTTTCCAGTAATTTTTTCATGAAAATAATCGGCAGCACCTCTTATTACTGTTGCAAAGCTTTCAGCACCATCAACAATAGTTTTAGCAGCACCATCTTTCATGTCTTCAGTTGATTTTGGTTTAGGTTTTGATACATCTGTACTAGCTATAGCTCCAGCAAATTTTGCCATAAGCTCTTCTAAACCTTTAGTCGGACTTTTCTCGTACTGTCCAAAGAGTTTTTCAAATGCTTTCTGCGCATATAGTCGTTCTTGCTCTTGCTTAGATGCTTGTGCCTTATCGACAGAAGCTTGCGGAGTATCTGGTAGAGTATTTGTTTGATCACTTAAATTAGCATTTGCAGGAGTAAGTCTAGACATAAGTTCACTAAATCTTTGTTTACCCATTATTTGTCTAAGCTTTTGCTCGTTTTTCTTCATGTACTCAACCGTCTTATCCGGATTATTACCTTCTTGTAACATATCATTTAATTGAAGAAGCTCAGGTCCACTAGTTGGCATTGAAAGAAGATCAGTAGTGAATGATTTTCTGAGCTTACTGTAATATGCTTTAGAGATGTTTTCAGCATTAACGCCACCGCTCTCAAGTGCCTCTAACTTTGATTTTTCGTCCTCAGTGAGTCCTCCTTTTGCTTTTTTTTCTAATAGATCTTTTGCACGCTTAACTTCATCCAAACTCATTTCAGCAACTCTAAATGCCTCTAAAGGATTAAGGCCTTTATTCATTAACTCATTAGCCTCTACAGCAGTGGCAAAACTTCGACTAGTGGAAGAAGATCTATCTGTTGTTTTTTGAATTGACTCTACTGCTGCTGCTCTGGCAGCTGAGTCAGTGAAGCCAGATTTTTTAAATTGAGATACCAGTGACATAATAGACTGTCCAAGTTGCATATTTCCGCCACCGTATTTTTGCATTGTCACATTAAGGTCAGTAATTGTGTGACCCAGCTCTTTAATAAAATCGTTGTCAAATCCTTCTTGTATACCTATAGCAATAGATTGATTTAAGTCTTTTTGAGTGCCACCAGCACGATTATTTTGAGCCGCTAGCTGTATATAATCGGCCTCAGTCATTACTCCTTTTTGCTCAAGAAGACCGGCTGTCTGAAATACACTTCCAAACTCGCCTTTCTTAAACCTACCCTTTACCATGGTAGGCATATTTCTAATTACATCATCGTAGCTTACTCCGTAATTACTTAAGCGATCAAGTTCACCGCCGCCATACTCACCTGTAATTGCTATTTTTTTTGCGTAGTCAAGCGCTGCATTGTTGCCAATACTGGCTCTAGCTAAGCCTATCCCTCTGTCCATGTACTTATTACCTAGATAAGTTTCATACGCATTGGCTGCTATTTTTTCTTGTTTTATAGTTTCGGCTGTAGCTGCAACTTTTTCTGCACTAACTGTACCTTCTGCCACGGCCTTTGCATCTCCAAAAATATTAAGAAGACCAAAAAGACCCGCAGCCCTGGTGTTTCTCCTGGCTTGATTAAGTATTTGCGCGCCACCAACTAATTGACTATTTTTTTGCAATTCAATCGCTTCATTTTCTGCTTGTTTTGCATATATACTTTGAGACAAATCTGATATGCTCAGATTGTCCACTCCCCTAATATTGCCCATAACAATTTGATTTGCTTGCTGTTGTAGTACAGTATTGGCTCTTGTTTTTCTTAGCTCACCTTCTACGAATAGATCCTCGTAAATCTTAGCCGCTCCACCGCCAAACATCGCAGCCGCTCCAAGATAACCACCGCCAACGCCTTCTTGGCGCTCTTGCCTTTCTTTTTGCTGCTCTTTTTGCCTGTTAATTTCGCCTAACTTCAAATTATCTTGCTGAACTTTATTTAGCTTTTCTACAGTTTTAGTTAAAGCATCCAGTTCTTTACCGGCCTTAAGTATCGCGTCTATATCTCCACTTTGATCGGCTGACTGCTTTGTCTCAAATGCTGTGGCCTGCATTTTCCTTAATTCATCTATGCCTTTGCCCTCAGTAAGAGCAGCAACATCTTTACTCAAACCTAAGCCAAGAGCCTTACTAGACCACGTGCCTTGCTGAATATTTTTTATAGTTGCAACATTAGCAGCTCTGTCGGCCCTGTAATCTCTTGAACTCTTTTTACCAGCTCTAACCTCTTCTTTAAGCTCATCAAATCCTACGTCTTCAGCAAAATCTTCTAAAAAACCTTCAATTCGTCTCTGTACTTTCTCATCACCATACTCGCTCACACGCTTTACTTCGCCAGCTTTTTTATATGCCGCTGACTTTTTTGAAGAAAGTGCTATTTCTCTGTCAATTTCTTCTAGTCGCTTGGTGTCTGCTGCTACTTGTTCAGGAGATCTATCTTTTGATTCATTTATCGTGCGCATTAATTCAGTGCGCTCACGACTCTTCTCATGCGCAGCTTTTTTAAATATCTGCTGTTGCTGCTCTAGACTTATTGCAGAAGAGTATCGAACATCGCTATCCCCTATATAGTCTCTATAAGATATCGCCATTCCAGCTGAATGAGATGAAGTAGCTATACTTCTAGAAATATTTCTTTCTGTAGAAATTACTGCAGAGTGTTTATGTAGTTGTGTAGCAGCCTGAGAATAGAATCGTTGAATTGACGATATTGCGTCGTTCTCAATGTCAGTAATCGCACCAGATGCATCTTCGGGGGACATGTTAGATGTTTGAATTTTTTTTATCGCTATTTCATTCTGTCTTTTGATTATGGCAACGTTCTGCTCTAGTTGTTGCAATAGCGATTGTGCAACTGTCTTTAAATTGCCAGAAAGAGCGTCTACATTTGCAAATACGGAATTTTGTCTGGCATACTCCGCTGCTTCATCGGCTACACTCTTATTATCTCGCTTTGTGTTCGGTTGCTGCATACTTAACCTTTAAAAATCGATGTTGACGTCGTCTCCAAAATTATCGCCATACTGCTTCTTTAACTCCTGCACCATCCATTCTTCTTGATCGTCAGTGCGCTGCTGCGAATTATTGCTGTTTGCAGTAGACTCCATCTCGGCGCGCTCCTGTTCATCAGCCCAATCAAGTGCTTTCTGGCGCTTATCATCTTCTATTTTATCAGTTTCTTCCTCAAGTCGTCTTTCGCGCTGCTTTTCTCTCTCATGTTTATCAAAAAATTCATATAGTAACTCGTAAACATTGTAAGAGTTAAGCAGCGGATCTTTTAGTGGCCTATTATAAGTTTTGCTCCACCAACTTCGTAGAAATAACTCGGTGGAGTCTAGAGAGTCTGCTTTAAGCAAACTATTTGAAATTGCTATGTTATGTATAGCCTCGTATACTGGGAGACCCTCTAGATCTCCCGCCGTCAGTTTCCCGCTAGAGGTTCCCCAACAGACTTCTTTTTGACTTCAGAGGTCCATTCTTCGCTTTTTTCCATACATTTTGAGAATACTTCATACAAAATATCTTCATCTAGAAAATCAAGATTATCTATAGATTGCTTGAACCATTCTGGTCCCTGAACTACTCTTATTCTAAGATTTGCCACAACACCAGAAATTGCAGATAGACTAACAGACGGATTTACCGTATCTGCTGATAATCTAGATCGCTCTATCTCTAGGCGTCTTTTATCTGAAATGTTCAATACGCACTTTACAGTAAAAGTGCCCTCGTATTTTTTCCCAGTTGTCTCGCCTATTAAACTTACGTCAAAAGATTTTTCATTCTTTGGAAGTTCCATGACCTCTCCTTAGTGCTTATTTTTATTTATTATACGCAAATATGCGCAAAATCAGCAGATGCTATCCTGGCTTAGCTGGATTGACCACTTCATCTATAAAACCAATTGCCATAAAGTCTAATGTCATTTCTGCCATTCCTTCTGACCTTACTGACTCTGATCTTCTAGTTATAAGTGCTTTATTTGTCTGAAAAATTAAATTATCTGTCTGTGAATCGCGAACTTCTATATCTATATATTTTTGATGTGCAAAATTTAACATGTTAGCCTGCATAAGCTTATAGCCCGGACCATTGCCTGGTATTCTAAGGCCAGATATAGTGCCGTTTACTTTTACACGATTTGGAGCAAGTTCATGCGGCATATAGGAGTCTATAGTTGTTATCTCTTCAGCTTCGGTGTGTATAGTCCAAGATATCCCGGTGGCAAAAGCTAGTATATTACCGTTAACTCTAAGTATACATCTAGCACCGCTAAAATATTTAGCAACGGGTTTTGCCGCCACTATAGAACCAACGCCACTAATTGCGTTACTAGCTACACTCTCTAATAAATTAAAATTATCTAGCTTATTTTGTCCACTCATAGTTAGTCAAATTGTTGCCCTCTGCCTGAAAAATCAGCCAGAAAGCTATCCTCATCTGCATAAAGTGCTGTAAAAGAAAATACTTGCTGTGCAAGCGTATCTACTGATACACTAAAGCTAGCACGCGTAATTCTGGCATTTCTTATTTTAGCAGCTGGAACGTTGTCCTGCCATATTTCTATATCAAAGCCAGAAGCCTGATCTAGTCTGCCTGGATTAAGCGATTCGTTAGTTCTAGAATCAGTGGCATATTTAAGAGGATCATTTGCCGGACTGTTGAAGCTCTTCCAGTTTCCTATTCCGTTGCCAGTCTCTTTGTCTGCAGTGTTTACTATGTTAGCATCAGAGATACCAGAGACATATCTTATTATAGTAAACTCACCATTAACTTTATAGCTTAAAGGCTCTACGGAAGAGGCCTCATACATACCCAACAGCACTGGCGCAGAGTGATTTATATCAATCGAATACGATATATTGGTTGCGTAGGCAAGAGTCTTATTATTGACCTTTATTTTTGCTCGTGCACCTGTAAAAAAAAATGGTCTAATTTTGCTCATGATTAACTCAGATCTCTTTTTGTCGTTGAGTGAGAGGATGACCTATCTCCGTCGCTATCCATAAGTATACCGTTAAAAGAAAACTGATCAGTCATAAGTGCGCGCTTATTTAACGACCCAGATTTTCCAGTTATACGACAATCTCTTATTCTAAGAACAGGTATATTTTCATTTGTTTCAAATTTAGATTTAACATATATCTCTAAGTCAAATGTAAGCGAGCTAAGTATAAGTCCTGGATCCAGTTGATCGCCTATGCGTCCAGAATTGGCGTCGTTCCATTCATTTACTGAGTTGCCACCTTTGCTTGCGCCTACAATAGCTTGACCAGCAGATGAAATCTCGGCCTGTCCATCTACAAATCTTACTAGCGAAACTTGATCAGAGCCTGCTTCTTTAGTGTAGCGTATTACAGAAAAAGTACCTGAAACAGCATAGGATGTAGGTTCATAGCTTGCTACTTCTAGCATGCCCATGGCCCTTACGCCTACATGACTTATGGTTAACTGATAAGAAACATCTGTAGCAAACGCCATAGTTAGACTACCTAACTTTATCTTAGCGTTTGCCCCAGTTATGAACGAAGGCGTTATTCCCGCCATTCTTGCCTCATTTTACGGAAATTATCCGTTGAGATCAATGTCTCCAGAAGTTCCTGCCGCGGTATCATCATCGTGATTCATGAGTACAGCAGTGAAGCTAAACTGATCTACTATAAGACCACGTTTAGTTACTGAACCTGATTTTCTAGTAAAACGACAATCGCGTATTTTCACGATAGATTCTACCGGTCCACCAACAGGATTATCTGAGGCTAGTTTAGAAAATATTTCTAGATCAAAAGTTTTAGAAGATATTATTTTAGCCGGATCAAATTGATCGCCAACTACAGAATTTGTAGTAGTATCTTGCCATTCATTGATAGAGTTACCATTATTAGATGAACCTGGTATGCTAGTTCTTCCAGTCATCTGAGTAGCTGCTTTAGTATATCTGATTACACTAAGAGTGCCGCTAACATAATAAGATATAGGCTCATTTGTAACTACTTCAAATCGACCGATTGTCTCTACGCCAATAGTAGCTACATCAACTGAGTAGCTGACATCTTGAGCATAAGCCATAGTCATACTGCCTAACTTAATTTTGGCGTTTGCGCCGGTAATAAAAGAAGGAACTTGTCCTGCCATAAAAAACTCCCTGTGGTTCGGTTCCACGTACCTTGAATTTGTGCTTACTTATGTAAACTTATAGATTATATCAGCTATATACTTAAGCAAAAACAAAGGCCCTCTTTCGAGGGCCCAGTAGCATATCTATAGACATAGAATTTGCGGATTACGGTTTTTTACTTTTTGCTTTTTCAGCCTTTTCTTCTGCTCGTATCATCATATCTTCTGGATTTCCAGTTTTTGCACGAATTGAATCCATGCGGATTCTTCCTTTGCCACTAGCCCCTCTGTGTTGAGGCTCTGACAAAATGGAACCGTCGTCCGTATTTGATTTTTCAGAATCTTTTTTAGACTTTGTAAGAGCCCATTGGCCATTTGGAAAAGAAATTAGGACCTCTTCGCTCTTCTTAAGCTTCATTTCTTTTTTAGCAGAATCTTCGTCTTTATCTTCGCCATGTTTCTTTTCGTTGTGACGATCAAGCGCTTCAGCTATAAGCTTCTTATCTTCTTTCTCGTCCGGATGCTTATCTTCTTTCTTCTTGACATTTACACCACCGCCAGAGATACCAGCAGTGATAGAAGAACCAAGATTAGACCCCAAAGGTGCACCCTGTGATCCAAATTTAGCTAACTGCTCTTTAGACTTCTTCTTTTTTTGACGAAGAGCCGCAAGATCTTCAGCTTCAATTTCTCCATCGCCATCGACATCTAGTTTATGTCGCTTGCCTTTATGTGAAGATTTACTGTCTTCAGATTTTGCAGTGTTTACCATAGAAGAGCCAACACTCATAGTATCTGAACCATCGCTTAGCATCGCTGCTTGCTTTTCCAGCGCTTCCCTGGCTTCCAAAAGTTTTTTCTCAAGTTCTAGTAATTTTTTCATATATTTCTCGTTTTAAGATTATAACTAATTAAGCTTCAGCTCTTGTGATAGTTATATCATTAAGTACGAAATCAATGCCTTCAACTAAAACAGCTACTAAACTTATGTTGATCGTATTGCCAGTTATCTTAACAGATAGATCTTTATAGCCATTTGGTGCGGCAGTAGTAGATACTGTTATTCCTTGTGCAAGATATGTGCTTAATAGCGATGAGGCAATAGATCTAACTTCAGATACAGATATGGTATTCTTTTTACCAACAAATACGTTTTCAAGTTGATTTCTAAAATCAAAACTTAACACGTCTGCAGCATACATAACATTTGCTCTGTTGTATACCCAGTTTCCGTCTTTTTGATAAGTGGTATTATCAAGAAGACATCTGATACCACCAGACTGAGGCTGCTCAAAGAAAGTTATTCCGCCTTGTATAGCTTCGTTGTATTTAACATTAGGATTAAAGTCTTGTACGATATCTTCTTCAGGGGTAGACATCGACTGAGAGGTGTGTCTAATTCCGCTAACATTAAAGAATTTAAACGTTAGAGGAGTTCCTATTGGCGAACCGCAACGAGCTCCAGCAAGCATACATGATTGTGCCCAAGGCTGAAACCACTTTATGTTACCCTGAGAATCAGTATTCTTAGTGTCCTGAATACATAGCTGTATACGCGGATCAGCAAGTAGACCAGATCTCTCTCTACATGCATCAAAGCTATTTTTATAAGAAAGATAAGCCTGTCTCTCACTTCTATTTTTTGTAGTACTCATTAAGTTACAGTGAGTCTTAACTGCCTGATGTATACCAAGTATTGTGTAGCTAGACGAGGAATCTGTTGTGTTATCTGCAATATCACTAGAAGGAGTATCTGAGGCTAGGATTGCATCTCTAGAAAATAGAGGAACCACAGCGCTAACTCTGATCTCTTCGAATGCCGCTAAAGCTGCAGTTATAGAAGACGTAGTTGTTGCTCCAAGAGCTCCACCAGAAAGTCCAGCTTCACTCATCGCATCAACTAGACCAACAGCAGATTGATCATCGATATCTGCAATAGATGAATCTTTAAAAAAGCTTGCCACTTCAGACGCATCTTTTTTGATACGAGCAGGCTTGATAGTTAATGAATTTGAACATTTCGCACCAATAGTAACTTCATCAAGTACGCTAGGTGATAATGAGTTATATAGCGTGCTAGTAAGAGAAGCTTTCCAGCCTGGATTAAGATTTATCGCGTTAACTAGTTGAAGTAGGGTTGGATAAGACTCTTTGCTTATTGAGATCGCTGAGCCAGCATCTAGAATAATTGAACTAGACGTTACTTCTACTGTAGCAGTTGCACTAGCTCCGCTAAAACCAACCTGCATAACAACGTTACCGCCAATAAGTTCTTGCTCTTCTAGTAAGTCTCTTGTTTGCTTAAGAGTAAGTGTCATTTTTGATTCTTGAGATGATACTTCAAGACCCTCGGCAATATTCATTGCAGCAAGAGGTGCACCAGTGCCATCTTTAAGTTCTAGTGCTTTACCAGAACCATTTCGGCTCGCTAATGGATCTGCATCAATTTCTATAGATAGAGAAGATGCGCCATCAACGCCGCTAACAGTAAATGATACGTCAGCAACAGACCACGTAGCAGCGTCAGCAGCTAGCGCAGCGTTGTCGGCATAACCGCCTGCAACACTTACAGAACTCTTAACACCGTTAACATAGATATCGAATGATCCAGCAGCAATAAGTGACTCGTCAAAATCCGCAGATGATTCAGACATTGGCGCAACTTCAGCCGTTTCTTCTGCAGAGAAAGTAATAGTATTTCCACCTATTCCGTGCTCAAGAGAGCGAACAGTGCCGAATGAGTTTGGCAATGACATAGTGGCTCTAGTGGACGAATTAGTTTTATAAATATAAACAGCCTGTGCACCATTAGGCACAGCACCATCAGAAGCTGGAGAAAATAGAAAGTTCATCGCATCTACGATCGGACCAGATCCGTATTTTTGTCTTACTTCAGAAATCTGATTAGGTAAGAAAAAATTTCTAGACATATCGGCTTCTTCACTACCAGGTTTACCTCTAGTAGATTCACCAAATATTGCCACTAGACCTACGATACCAAGCGGAAAATTACCACCTAAATCTATTGTCAACTTAGAATAAGCACCAGGCCTATAAATAGTTGCGCCATTGAAGGATACATTAATCGCCATACTTTCTCCTATTGCGTCATTATTGCTTTAATCATTATAACATGCATATTTAGTTAAATACTAACACCATATAATTTAAGGGCCCTATCAAACTGTTCCATGGTGGCTTCTGATTCTAGCCCCCTGGCCTTAAAGTCAGCAGCCAATATTTCTTTTTTATGTATAGGTGGTATAAGATCTTTTCTTTGTGAAAACCAGACATCAAACTTCACTCTCTTCTGAGCTAGTCCTTTCGCTGAAGAGGCGGCATGACGCTCTAGTTCCATTTTTTTTATCTCAGCTTTCAAATTATCATTCATACATCGCTCCGATACTGACTTATGTTTGTAACTACTTCTTCTATATCGCCATCTGACATATTAATGTCGCTGTTCGTAGTAGCACCTATATCTAGCTCTAGTACTGGCTCTACATATTGATCGCCCTCAAGATAGTTCTGGACTGTGCATCTAAATCTTATCCATCTAGACCAGACGTTATCAGCCATATACTTGCTCTCTTTATTGTACTCAGAGGCTCTAAATGTATATAATTGCAGACCAAGATTATACCCAGCCATCTTTTCTTTATAGAGAATATAGTTTAGTATATAGTAAAGCCAAAGAACATGATCCTTAGACTTATCGGCATGTATCCCTATATCTAATGAAACGCTAGAGACACCAGTCAACATCTCAGAGTTCTCGCCAGAACCAAAATAATCTGAAACGGCAGCCCTGCTCTCATCCTCACTCTCATCTGCAAGATGTATCGTAAAAGAAGGCACTTTAGTAGGGTCAAAGGACCATGCCTGTAGTACAGGTATTTTTGTAGTAGTAAACCAATTATATATCTTGTCTATGTGTGCTTGACCATAGGACGCCTGCATTTCATTTCTAAGAAACTGTGCAAATATGCAATCAAATGCAGCTCTGTTATTTTTTAGGTTAGCTATTCCTAGCTGTACAAGTCTTTGGAGAGCAACTTCTGACATAACAAAAGCCATAGATCATCCTCCGTATTGTGCCATAATGTAGCGTATGGCATCGTCTATTCTGTCCTGGAGCTGATTATTTATCTGCTCTAGCTTTTCAGTCATATCGGCCTTTTTAGCAGGCCTTACCCATTTTGAATTAGGATCTTGCTTATCGCTTGCGGTTCTAAATTGAGTTGCAACAGACTTTGAATTATCATATGTGTATTCATGCTGCGGCACAGGTAGCGCCTCTATTGTGTCTATAGACTCTGTAGGATCACTGGATCCGCCTCTTTGCTTTTCAAGTCTTGCCTGCTTGTCTGCCTTTAATTGCAGTCTTTGCTTATTGATTTGTTTTATTGCGTTTTCTATAGTTTTTGGCATTGAGCTTTCGCTAGATCTTTCGCGCATAGGTATTTTTTTATATCTAGAGCCATCATGGGCCATTTTTGCATTAGATAGTAGTTTTGGCAACATAGGGAACGGCGGTTCCGAAAAGTCAGTTTTTCCAGATAGTGTAGTTATCTTAAACAGATTTCCATCGCGTATCGCCATAAGCTCTTGTACAAATTTATGAGAGTTATGGTCTCCTCCGTCTATAACAGCCTCTTCTAGAGCATCAGCTACCATATCTATTACAGCTTCTCTTACATTATCAGATGCACTATCGCAAATGCTTTCAGCCTCATCTAGAGAAAAGCCTTTTGCCATCAGTCTGTGTTTTAAATTTTCTAACTCATGACCTACATCTAGCATTAGCGTGCCTTTTTAATTATTCTGGCTTTCATGTCACATAGGAAGTTAGATTTTTCTAGATCTGTCCATTCTTTGTCAAATGTTATAGATATTTGACCTTTATTATCTATTTCTATTTTTGGTCTAGGTAAGTACATGTATTCATTTTCGTAGACCTTTTTTGGATCTATCTTTTTAGATTGTACGACATCTACTTTAGAGGGTTTTTTAGAAAGTTCATCTACTTTCTCTTGCAGTTCTAACAACCTAGACTCTAGATCTTCTATTTCTTTGCCAGCATCTTGGTTTAGTTTGTTGTGCTTATCTACGACAGTTAGTAGCGAATTCTCTAGCTTATCAAATAGCGCCATTATCTTAGACTCTACTTGCTGAAGGTCTACCGCAACGCCATTGCGTATCTCTTTTCGCATATTTTCTACTTCAGTGTAGATATTGGCAAGATTGTGTTTTCGATAATTATCTGCAAGTTGCTCTAGTCCGCCATATATAGCGTCATCTGAAAGTTTTTCATCGTCTAGTATGTCGAATACTTTTTCATCTTCATCTGAGTACCACTCGAATACAGACATGACATCTGCACAGAGCTGAGGCAGTGACTTATTAGTAAATTGATGTATTACTTTATGGCCATCACTTATACGACCAGAATACACATCATTCATGTGTTTTCTTAGGCTTATAGTATAGGAATCTATCTTGACATCTCTAAAATCCTCATCACTCATATCTTTAACGGCAGTGCTAAGCATTCTGAAGCAGCCATTACCTATGAGCTTCAGTGCTTCGCCATGACTTATGTCAAATGTAGCAGTTCGCTGATTATCACCACGAAGTATATTTTTATTTAGTTTCTCTAATATAACTAGATCTTGTAGTTTGCTGGATTTTTTTAAGGCAGAGTGCGCATACATTTCTAGCCCTACTCTGCAGCAATCCCGCAGTTCCCAGTCTAATAGACTATGAAGAGGTGCAAACTGCAGATCTTTAAGTTCATGTGTATCTTTTGGTTTTCCGTCAAAAGAATCTACTAGAAATACTTTAGAGTCATTACCGTTTATCTTAGCATGACCAATTTCATTTAGATCTCCAGCGTCTAGTCCTGTCTCTTCTTTAAGTTCTCTTTTTGCTGCTTGGACAAAATCTTCACCGGGATCAACGTGCCCTCCTGGCGTTTGCCATTTACCATCGTTTCCAATGCCAACAAGAATATGCCCACTATCGTCAGTAACAACAAGACCTACCCCCTGTCCTCTATAATATTGCTCAAATGATTTTTTAAGTTTCTTTTTAGATTTGCGCTCTGTTTTTTCGCCCTTGCCATGTTTTTCATGGTGCTCGCTAGTCCAATCGCCGCCTCTATTTTTGTTTTTACTTTCTGGCGCATCTGAATTTGAAGAGTATTTTGCGGCTACACTTTTAGGTGGACATCCACGAGCCTGAGTGCACTTGCCTTTCCCATGAAGGATCTGCATCATAAATCTATATTGTTTTTTACTGGCTGCTTGAGGCATAGTACTCCAAATATCTCTTGCCCTTACATTATATCTTAAATGCTGGCTAGAGCTCCTTACCATCCGGCTTAAATAAAAAATCTCGCTTAACCATAATATGCTGAGGCAATCGTTTAGCTACTTTTTGACCATTGACCATCTGCTGCGTGGCGCGTATCTCATGCATGTTCTGCATTACATTATACACAGGATTCGCGGAATATGTTATAGATAGCACTTCACCTATATCTTCTATGCTATCATAGCTAGGAGCTTTTCCTGCGACCCAGACTATATTGCCATTAACTATAGTAAAATCAACATCTTGCACATACTTCTTAAGTGCGCCATTAACTACGGACGATATATCGAAAACTCTTATTATTGGATACTTGACGCTGGTTGCTCCACTTGTTCCGTCATATTGTCTCAGGTCAGTTAGACGTATCTGAAAATCAGGGCACAATAACTTATCAAATATATTGAAGTCAGCCTGATTGCCATCTGGATACTCGGTAGGGAACGTTATCACCGCTGTCCCTATTTCCCAGACTCCTTGGACTTCAAATAGTTTTTCTAGTGAATTATTAGTAAAAACACCAAATATCTCTTTTTCTTGTATATATATTATCTGACTATTGTCGCAAAATGCACAATCTGGATCGTGGTTGTTATCGTCTAGACTTTTCATGTTAGGGCATGGCGCTGCCATGCGATGCACAAAGCGTATGCCTCTGTTTTGAACTATCTGATCCCAGGATTCGCCTCTGATGCTTATATCAGTTATAAGATCAGGCATCATAGATGGATATGACTTGGCTGTTTTAGGATACTGCTGATTTGGTTTATCTAGTGGCGACATTAGATGCCTCTTATCTTATTTAGTTTTTACTTTATATAGATGATCGATATGTGGATGAACTTCAAGCTCATGAATCTCACCCGCTTGAAAAGGCTGTTCAGTCTTCGCTAAGCTCCACTGACCATTATATAAGTAGGTAACTTTTTCCATAGCTTATATTTTATCAGACTGCTAGTCTGAGATACCAAACTTTATACGCATTATCTTCTCTTCTCGCGGTGAAAGAGTTTTCAGTATTATCTTTAGGTTACGTGCTATATCTTCTGTATCTAGCTTGTCGGCACTGAATTCTATGCTAGACTTATGCAGTCTATCTAGTAGACTTCTGTCTTCTTCTGAATTAGGACTACTGTCTAGTGATAGTGGTATCTTAGCTATCTCTAGCAGATCTTTTAACTTATCTTCTTTCATGTTCATAAGTTTACTAAGTTCTTCTAGATTAGGTTCTTTGCCATATAGACGAACATGCTGACTCATGATCTGAAATATTTTATTTACACTCTCTACTAAATGCACTGGCAGTCGAACAGTTCTTCCAGTGTCTGCTATGGCTCTAGTAATAGACTGACGTATCCACCATGTTGCATAAGTGCTAAATCTATAGCCACGCTTATACTCAAATTTCTCTACGGCCTTCATGAGGCCAAGATTTCCCTCTTGTATAAGATCTAGCAGATCCATGCCGCTATAGGTATATTTCTTAGCTATAGAGACTACTAGTCGCAGATTTGACTCTACTAATCGCTGCTTGGCTGCCTCATCGCCTTCAAAAGCGAGCTTAGCAAAGTAGAGTTCCTCTTTAAGAGTCAGCATCGGTATAGCACCCATCTGCTCTAAATAAATCTTTAGTCTATTGCTCATGAAATGATTATACCGATTAGCCTACATGCTGCTTGTATGCCTTTACTTTTTAGACTATTTTATTTGTGGATTTTAAACTTTCCTGGTGCAACCAGAATCTCATCCTCTCCGTATGCAGACTGCTGCTGTTCTTTGGCGCTAGATCCCCAGTCTTCGTCTGGCTCGTTTGGCCCAAGAGCAGCCCCATCAGGCTCATGCAGTCCACCTCTGTGTCCATACATCTTAGGCATACTATGTATGTCATCTTCAGGAACCCACGCGCTCGAGAAGTCGCCTGGCTTAGCATCTGCTCCGAAACTAGCATTGTGTGAAAAACCTGCAGCAATACCTGGAGTCCATGACCAACTTGTCATTTCATCGTTATGATAGTGATCGCCCTTATTGCGCCTAGCATAATTTTCAGCACTATTGTCGCCTCTATGTAGCAAAAACTCTAGTTTGTTAGTTATTGGATTTTTTCTATATTGAGCTAGTCTCATTAATTTATTAAGAGCTCTAGCTCTCATGTTGCCGCTCATGCGAGGAATATCCTGCTTATCTACACTACTAGTAACATCACCAGTCACCCATCCTTGCACACTATATCTATCTTTGTTAGATATATCCTTATCTGGGTTAAACGGAATTTTCTTCTGTCTAGATCCTTTCTCGAGTACCCATTGTCCGTTATGTAGATATGATATTTTTTCCATAAATATCTAAGTGTTAGTGATCATGCGGATATTTGTCTGATCCAGACTCATCATGTAAAGATAACCAGCTATTAACATGATCGTCGAATTTTTCTTGATGTTTTGGATTGCTTAGCTGAACATGTGCAGCAGGGTGATCTATTGAAGCATATGCATGTCCGGCATCTTTATGATACTTAATATGTTTTGGTTTAACTTGATTATTGAAATTAGCTATTGCTCTTTGGAAATGAGCTTCGCTTTTTTGCAATATCTCTTCTATCTGCTCATCGGCCTTCTTTTGAAGTATCCACTTGTCCCAGTCTGGAAATTCTTTCACGTGATGCTCCTGTTCATTTAAGTAGCTCAGTTTTTCTATAGTCTATATTCTACCATCTCATCGAGTCAATCTAGTATAATATTCTCACGCATTTACCTGATCCGCGAAGCGGTTAGGGGGCCCCTGCCAGTTAGGTTACAACTACTTAACTCACCTAAGAGACCACTATGACTCAGTATCTATTTACCGAAGATCAGATTCATCGCATGCTCATACTCTATGCGCTCTTGAATCTAAACATAGACTGGCGTGCGATCAAATACGGAGAGCTGCTATGCCACAACGACTACTAAGACTAAACGGCGTAATAAACTCACAGCTAGACATACGCGATATCATAGAGACCTATGCGCTGCTCAAAATAATCAGAAAACTAGAGATCTATGGCGATCACGAGGCCTGGTATGACCACATATGAACTACTGCGTGTCGTACTCGCGGCCGCGCAGCTAGTTGCCACACTGGCAGCACCCTGGGTCGTCATCTATCTTGATCGGAGACGCAATGGCGGACAATGAGCAAGTGCGCATATATTCGGCCGATGAGCTGCGAGCAATCTGCCCGATGCTTCGCATCCTGCATCAGCTCGGATTAATCGGCCTGGTGAGTGTGCGCATGGCTGGCTATATCGATTGGGGCAGCGAAGGCTATATAATAACTAGTTATGACAGACTTTGAAGCACGCAAGACTATCTGGGCCACTATCGGCAGACTCTTCGTCTGTGACGAGGTGACGATCTGGATTTTCTCAGCAGACGATATGATAGAGGCGAACCGGCTGCCTGATGGCAGCGGAAGCAGACTCTATTATTGCGGCGTAGCGCATGGTATAGAACCATGAGCTGGCGTGAGCTCATGGCGGGCGAAGATATGCGAGTGGTGCGAGATATGTTTCTCACGGTGCAGCGGCTGGATTTGCTCGATAGAGCCACGTCGTTTCAGGAGTTTGTGGACTGGATGGGAGCGCTGAGCTGGTATGCATCAACCTATAAGCCTAGATAATTTTGACGCGATGATGCGGCTGCTAGATGTGTTTAATGCTCTGGGTATTCTGGAGGGAATGGACTATCTGGTGGTCTGGGAGAAGAGGCCGAAGCTGACGCTGAATAGGCTGGGTAATTTTGAGTTTGTGAATCCTCAGGAAGTCTATGGCGCGAGTTTGAGTTTCTGGGACGACGCAGGTCGTGTGGTGGCCACGAGAAGATTTACGCTAGTGGAGCGGTTTGATGATGAGTATTGATGAAGAGTTCTATGTAGAGTTGAGCATGTGGTTTACGCTGTTGAGGCTGGGGTTGGCTGAGTTATGAGTAGAGTTGATCTAGAGCATCTGTTGTATATTCTAGAGTTCATAGATAAGCTGGATGTTATAAAGCACGAGATGAGTCAGTGTTCGAGTTGGCGAGGCGGCGGTTATTTCTGGCCACGCTGTTAAAAAATAATAAAAAAATATTATAAAAAAATTAGGGTACCGGTACCTCTGTGTTTGATCTATTAGGGATCAGAGGCCAGTGGGCCCTATTTTTATGAAAAAGTGCTCTGCCAGAGTTCGCAGGGTACCAGAACCTGACCGGCTCGAAGTAAGGTTAGATGGTTTAGAGGTTACCCGGTCCTAACCGGTTAAATTTTTTTAAACCTGTTAAAACTGTTTTATAATTTTAAACCGGCTCGATATAGTCTACGAGGCCGGTGGCGGGCAGCGCCTGCGCAAGGGTTGCCGGTCTAGACTGACTCGATCTAATAACAACAAAGCAAGCATAAAGCTTGCCAACTAGGGGGTTATATGAATCAGCGTAAAGCAACTGTGTCTGCGATCCTGTTCGTTCTCTCTGACAAAGGCATCAGCTACGAGTTCAACGGTCCTGTGAATGCGAGTGATCTCATGACCGAGAATGATAGGTCTAAGACAGTAGACATGATCTGCAAGGGTTTTCTAGAAGGCGAGGTCGAGATGAGCGATGAAGGCAAGGCCAAGTATTTCACTCAGCCAGCAGAGCTAAGAAAGTATGTGGTTGGCCTTGTTAACAACTGGCTACGTAAGGCGCCAGAACTAAACGGTGGCCAGAAGTATCAGGTGAAAAACCCTGGTTCTAGAGCAGGATCTGGAAACGAGACGATTAAAGCTCTTAAGCAACTGCTGACGATAACCGATGACCAGGACGCGAGACGAGCGATTGAAGCCGAGATCGCTAGCCAACTCGAGACCATCAAACCCAAAGTCGAGATAAACTTCGACGCCATCCCAGCTCACCTACGCCATCTGCTAGACAGATAGGTCAATCGGGGGACGAAAGTCCCCCTCTTTTTTTTGACACTGCTACGCCAGCAAGCCAGCTCAGACAGACTCGATATACTAATATGAGATTAATAAAGGGGGGTTTTATGGAAGAGAGTTATAATGATAGTGTTCTTGATCAGATGATAGTCAGTCATGAGTGGAATCAGAATGGCAGAGTGTTTAAGAATCAGTCAGAGTTAGAGGATTATAAGAAGAGGGCGATAGAGTTCTTTGGAGATCGAGAAGAGGTGGTGAAGTATCTGGAGTACTGGAGGAAAGGGTAGGCTCTGCCTGTCCTCTCCTCTATATATTGACACTGCTACGCCAGCAGGCTAGCAAGCCAGCTCAGACAGACTCGATATATAAACAACAACCAGATGGTTGTAAAAGTCCTGTATGGACATTGGCTTGGGCTAGCTTATTAGCATCCGGTGGGCAGTTGGCAGTTCAGACACCTAAAATGATGAACTGCACTTTAACAGACTCGATCTAATAACAACAAAGCAAGCATAAAGCTTGCCAACTAGGGGGTTATATGAATCAGCGTAAAGCAACTGTAGCAGCTATTGTTAGTGTACTAGCAGATCGCGGAGTGGCCTATGAGTTTGATGGTCCGGTCTCTGCAGCAGATATGATGACCAGTGCAGATAAAGAGAAGACAGTCGACATCATCTGCAAGGGTTTTATGAGTGGCGAGGTAGAGATGAGTGACGAGGGTAAGACCAAGTATTTCTCTCAGCCAGCAGAGCTAAGAAAGTATGTGGTTGGCCTTGTTAACAACTGGCTGCGTAAGGCCACCGAGCTGAATGGTGGCCAGAAGTATCAGGTGAAAAACCCTGGCAGTCGCAAAGGCTCTAGCAACGAGACAGTCAGAGCCCTTCGCCAGCTCTTGGCTATCACTAGCGATTCAGAAGCGAAGCAGGCTATCGAAGCCGAGATCGCTAGTCAGCTAGAAAGCCTTAAGCCAAAGGTCGAGATAAATAGTGATGCGATCCCAGCTCACCTAAGACATCTGATTAAGTTCTAGCTAGTAGGCGGGACGAAAGTCCCGCCTTTTTTGACACTGCTACGCCAGCGAGCCAGCTCAGACAGACTCGATATATAAACATGAATGAGATGAATAGGTCATCTCAGCAGCTAGGAGGTCAGCTTTGATAACAACCAATGACATGTTGGCAGTTCTTGAGAGTTTTGAGAGTGCGCCCAGTGCACACATCCTGGTGAAGAGTTTTGTGACTGCAGTATCAGAAGAAGAGATTGATGAGATCTATTCAGCCAGCGAAGGCTTTAATGACCAGCAGACAGAGTCGATACTTAGTGAGATGGATAAGAGTCAGATGACTGAGCTGGTTGAGCATTTTAGACAGATAGCTGAAGAGCTGAGAGAGGCTATGGAGCCTGAGGACTTCGAAGAGAGCTATGGCGAGGCAACCAGATTGCTGGAGAACTTCTAGACCGGAGGGCGAAAGCCCTCCTTTTTTGACACTGCTACGCCAGCAGGCCTAGGCTGACAGACAGAGCGCGCACACTCCTCGACAGACTCGATATACAAACATGAGATAAAAAGGGGGGAATTTATGGAAAGACTGCAGCTGATTCAGGCTATCGAGCTACTAGAGTATAAGGCAAAGGTCTATGCAGAGTTCTGGGGACCCGGCAGTGCAGAAGTAGTCATGATCGGCTACGAGATTAGCGAGCTTAAGTTTAAGCTGCTTGACCTTATGATCGAGAATTGACCGTTCGCGCAAGCGATAATTTGGCGGCTGATGAGGTCAACCGCACGCTGAAGCTCCGAGGGAGCTGCTCTTTAAACGCCAGGCTTCAGCGACCCAAAGCTCCCTCACCTTATAAAAAACCGACTCGATTTATTCATATGCCGAAGCACTAGCGCCTCGGCTGTAACTAAGGGGTTAAAAATGGTAAATCAAAAGAGAGCAGTCACAAACGCGGTCCTTAAAGTCAAGCCAGACTATGTCCTGAACGGCGACGTGACTCTAGCCAGCGTGCTCACAGACAGCGACAAGGCAGAGCTGAAGCAGATACTCATCAGCGGCTTCCTAGAAGGCGAGATAGAGATGAGCGACGAAGGCAAGACCAAGTATTTCTCTCAGCCAGCAGAGTTGGCTAAGTATGTCACCGGCCTAATCAACAACTGGGTTAGGAAGAACTCAGAGTTCAATGGCGGCGGCAGCTTCAGCTACACAGCCAAGAATCCTGGATCCCGCCGTGGTTCCAGCAATGAGACAGTCAGAGCCCTTCGCCAGCTACTGGCAATAACAACAGACCAAGAGGCTAGACAGGCTATCGAAACAGAGATCACTAGTCAGCTAGAAAGCCTTAAGCCAAAGGTCGAGATCAAGATCGAGGCTATCCCAGCCCACCTAAGACATCTGTTAGGCTAGTCATCTAGCAGGCAGGAGCATAACACTCCTGCCTTTTTTTTGACACTGCTACGCCGCGGGAGCTCAGTTGGCCTGCCACTAGCCTGACATCCGGCAGGCGCGCGTGACCGACGTGAGCCAGAGCATGGGACGAGGCTGTTCGCGGCTAGACCCCCACCCTCTTCGCCTACACACGCCAGTAATATTAATCACTTGTATAACTCCAACAGATTCGATATGACACCCGGAGAGGTGCATTCATGGTGGTTTATGAAGCAGATTTAGAGCGCTCGCTAGTAGGTCTAGGCGGTCTAGCCTCTGAGAGCTCTAGTAGCAATTCTAAAGTTGACGAAGTCGAAGCCTCGTCCCAGGCAGGTGAGGCTTCTAGCTCTCCAAGTAGGGCTGATACCTATGTAGAAGCAGACAAGCTCCTAGGTCTTCTGATTAGCTTTATGATGGGCAGAATACTGTCTAGACTAGGTATATAGTGAGGTAGTAAGTTATGTGTCTAGACTTTAGACTAACGATGCTAGTGCTTGATATGCTGCTGCGAATAGGCGTTGCAACAGGATCAGGGCGAGTTCAATCTCTATATAGCAAAAGGAGTAACCTCTTATGGAAGCAATCGAAATAATCAAAACCATCGCACTCCTATGTCAAATAACGGTAGCAACCTCCGGGGTAGCCAGAGACGCAAGGTTAAGCTCAGAAGAAGCTCAAAAAGACTGTCACAAATATTATGCCAAATGTATCCATAGCCCCAGAGCAAGAATGTCATACGATATGGCAGATGACCTCAGAAAGTGCATGGAAAAACGGTAAATCGCACGAACTGGAGTAGATTATGGTGGCAATAACTAGTAGAAAAACTACACGTCTAAGATACTGGATGAGCTGGGTTATGCTAGATATAGTAGCTAGGCTAGGTATAGGAGATGAGTAGTATGACAGAGCTATGTGACTTTCAAGGAAAGGCTCTGCTGCGCTATCGGAGAAAGGTTATGGAGCGCTGCTTTTTAGTGGCGCTGTTTAAACTAGAACTGATAACTAGCAGTCAACTAGTAAGCATGGGCAATATAAGCTGGCTACGGGTAGGTAGACCCTATGGATAAGTTAACTGGATTTCAGGGGAGGACTATGTGTCGCTATGAGAGAAAGATTGCGATGCGCTATTTTATAGTGGCGCTATTTAGACTAGAGATAATAACGGGCAGCGATCTAGAGGCTATAGCGAGCCGGAACTGCGAGCTCATAAATCACGAGATTATGTGGAGTTTTTTAAACTAGGGAGGTCTAGATGTTCTATGAGAAAAGAATTCAGCGAAAGGTCTCTAGAGAGCGAGATCAGCTAAACAAGATGACTAGGTGTATAAGCATCATGCTGGCTATGAGCAAGTTAGGCATTCTAAATAAGAGAGACTACAGCTCTTTTAGAGAACGAGTGCTCAGGCTATTCAACAGTGATTTCTAGCAGGCTGAACTAGACATGGACAGCGAAGGCGATCTACTACTGCTTAAAACTATATGGGGAATGGCATTTGTTCTTGTAGTTTTTGAATTTAGAGGCTACAGGAAAGCAATCTGGATAAATACTCTGCATAAAATTAGTATAGTTTGAGAGGTCTAGGTCTGCTACAACAGATTCGATATAAACACATGAGATAAAAGGGGGATTTATGGAAAAGCAACGGCTTATTGAGAAGATTGAAGAGCTTGAGAAGCGACTAGATGTTCACTGGGAGTTGTGGGGTCCAGGCTGTGTTGAGGTGGCAGAACTAAAGGCAGAGATCTATGAGGCCAACATGCAGCTAATCGACTGTATAGCAGAGGAGGTGGCATGAGACTGGTTTTGCACACTATGAAGTATCCGCTATATACGGTGTTCTTCTCGCTAGCAGACGACGAAACTATAGCAGAGAGTCCTGACTTCTATGAGCTAGAGGATGCGCTGGAATTCTTTAACTCTGTAGCGAGTGATTTCAAGCAGATTAACAGATACGACTCCTATGAGTCAAAAACCAAGGTTATCTTACAAACAACTGCAAGTGCAGAAAGGAGCGGCTATGGGCTATTTGTATGAGAATGACGGCTTGCCTTATAAGCTTACAGTAAACCTAGAAAACGAGTTTGGCTTTAGCGAGTTCGATGAGCTGCCAGACGACGGCGAGTTCGAGAACATCGATCAAGAGGTTCTTGCACTAGACTTCGAGAACCTAGATGTAGGCGATGAGCTAGAAGACTACAGTGATGACTTTGAAGAATAGCTAGCACTAGCGCCAGCAGCCAGTTAAACTGCGCTGCTGGTTTTTTACATTTCTATACCAGAGCTGGCTTCGGCAGGCCCGATATAAACGCGTGGTTGATAATTCAGTCAGCCTAACTAGGGAGCAGCATGTCTAAGTTGCTAAGTGTATCAGTCAGATATGAAGGCGATATCAATAGCTTTGTCAGCCTGCGCTATGCCGATGGCAGCGAGCAGCATTTCAGCTCTATAGAAGGTCCCTGGGAAGATGACGCCAGCGGCAGCAGAGTTTTCGAAACTGACCCAGTAATGGATAACTTTCTTCGCTCTATCTGGGAAAAGCACGCAGCAGACTCAGACACAATTTCAGAGCTAGAGCTTGACAGTGAGCTCAACTTGATATCTAGAGTAGACGAACCAGCTTTTGAGCAATAGATCTAGGCGAGGCGAAAGCCTCGTACTCTAGCAGGCAGTATATTTATACCATCAAAGGATCTAGTATGAACGAGACTACACGGCAAAAACTAATAGATATGCTATCTGACTATACAGAGAGTTCATTTGATCTTAGTGATCATATTAACTATGGCAGTAGTTTTAAAGGACTCTACAATATGACTGACCAAGAGCTAGTAGAAGAGTATGAGATGTATGCAGATGATGATGACGAGTTGCTAGCTGAATCCCGAGCAGCTCTAGCTATAGACAAGATGCTGGAATAGCTCTATGACTGACCGTATGGCTACATACATGCTCTGGCATTTTTTATGGCGGATAGAGATAATAGGCGACGAAGTTAACTGGAAACTAGGCAGCAGAGGAAGATACTGCGACTAGAAAAGAAGCGCTGGCTAAATGAATAAGCGTATAGAAGAAGGAGTTATCTATGCAGTATGGCGCCTAGGCCTACTAGACTACTATGAGGCTAGAATTATGTTTAGTATTATAGCGGTAAGACGAATGTATGAAGACTGGGAATGAGGGCGCCGCGTATCTAGAAGAGCGCATGATATTCCTGCTGCGCAAGCTAGGCGTTATAGATCACAGCGATGCCTTAATTCTGCTTAGTCTGCTGCTGCGGCACTTCTATGATGATTACACTGAGGAGGACTAGCTGAGGAATAGAATGTATAATGGCAATGAATTTAAACGTTTAGCAAAAGTTCTGCTCAAGCTTGAAGTCATCAATGAATCTGCTTATTGGAGTATACTAATGAGCGGTGTAATAGTCTGGGAGTAAGCCATGAGAATAATTATGTTAGTGTTAGCCATAAGCTGTACTAGTATATCTAAGCGAGAAGTCTATTATCTAGTGACTACTGATCATACCGTCTACAGATGCAGCGAATATCATCATGGAGCCTATGGAGCATCAGCTCTAGACTGCCTAGACTTGTCTACAAGCGAGCACATAGATCTGATAGCAAATCCCTATAACATAAAGGAAGTGGAGAAATGAAGAAGCTAATTAGAGACAGAATTCCAGAGCTAGCAGCAGCCAGCGGACGACAACTAAATATTAGAGTGGCGGATGAGACAGAATTCAAAGCTCTATTACGCGAGAAGCTCATAGAAGAAGCACTAGAAGTAAAAGGTGCAACCGATACTGAGCTAGTAGAAGAGCTAGCGGATGTTTTAGAGGTTCTTGCTGCACTCTGTAAAGCTCATGGCCTAGAAGAAAGTGTGTTTGAAGTAGGTAAGAAGAAAGCCGAAGAGCGAGGTGTGTTTGATAAGCGAATTGTACTAGAGCCGGAGGCTAAGGATGTTTGACGGCAAAAGTGAGAAAGCCAGATTAACTAGAGAAAAGCATGGCATGACCGAGTATCTGAAGCTAAAGCTAGAGCAAGAAGACTGGCATGGCGTAGCAGATGCAGCCATGGATATTCGTGAGCTGGTAGCCAAGCTAGATCTCTTAGAGGAGTTGGATGAGCAAGCCTAGTGTATACTATCGTGGCGGTATTCCATATAGCTATGATATGCATATAAAGAAACGCATGTTTTATACGCTGTGGGGGCTTGGTTTATGCAGGTGAAGTATACTAGAATTGTGTTAGGTTTTTCTAGCATGCTAGATAAGCTAGAAATAAACAGACCTGACACTCTTGCTCTAGTTACTATGAGTTTTTTCTGGACGTATATGCTACATGATACATCTGCTAGATTTGGAGTCAGCGATGCTCTTGAACTTGAAGACTAAGGCTTTCATATATAGGTTCTCTGCTATATTTGGACTGCGAATATATCTAGCTCAACGCGAAGAAGAAGACTATGTTAGACTACATAGAATGTATAGACTTATAAGAGATATCATCGAGGATGAAGATACACGAGACGATAAGGCAGAGTTTGGTATACTGCGAGGCATCTGGCATGCAAGCAATGGTTTTACTGCTATATATACTCGCAACATGAGCTTTAAAGATAGCATAGTGGCAAAGGTAAAGCATGCATTTGACTTCGACTATAATAGCTGGTAATAGCGAGCGCTCTTATAAAAAAGATCTGACGTGCATAAGAGAGCTGCATGACGTTCTCATAAGACTACAGATTCCTAGACCTCGTATAGCTTCATTATTTTATTATTGGAGACCAATTGAAGAGCATTAATACTGAGTTTTTTATACTTATAGATTTTGTGCTTGCGGTTGATAGGCTAGGATTTGAGTGGGACGAGCACTATAAATTATATAGCTATTGGCTAGCAAACATGAGGATGACATGAAGATAGCATGCATAAGTGATACTCACCAGCATCATAAGAAGCTAGTTATGCCAGCTTGCGACATGATTATTCATGCAGGCGACTTCACCTATCATGGGACTCACGAAGAAGTCAAAAAGTTCTTGAACTGGTATGGTGAGCAGCGAGCTAAATATAAACTATTAATTTGCGGCAATCATGAGGTAGAGATTAGCAAACAGCCATTTCAGCTCTTGCAACAGATGTGCGAGAACGAAGGTGTTCAAATCCTACATAACACTCATACTGTAATAGAAGGACTAACTATATTTGGCAGTCCTTATTCTAAGCGATTTGGCAACTGGGCTTATATGAAAGATGAAGCTGAGCTAGCCGATATCTACAACAGTATCCTGCCAGATACTAATATACTTATAACACATGGTCCAGCCTATGGTCAACTCGACCTCTGTCCTGGTGGCAACGTTGGATCAAAGTCACTAGCAGCAGCTATAGATAACTTGCCAAACCTAAAATTACACGTGACTGGACATATACATGAGAGTCGCGGTACTCTGCTTAGAAACGGAGTATTGACGGTTAATGCTGCGATCTGCGGTATTCCGTATACCGATATAGTTTCAAATCCTATAACAGTGGAGTTGTAGTGAGTAGTTCAGAGCGTGCTATTATAGGTCTAGAGACGACGCTAGATAAATTAGAGCTTATGGAAAGCTACCATGAACTATTTTTTATCTTTAATAAGTTAGCGAATTTCTGGCAATCACGAGGCTATGACGTATGAAAAAGAGATTCAATGATAAAAATTGATTACTCTCACATGACTAGATGCATGAAATGCGACACCGAGATGAGTCTAGAGCATGATTTCAGAGACGCAATCTCTAACTATGCTTTCGTTTTCTGTCACTATTGTCTCAATGTTGGTCCATCTTCGCAGCATAGAAAAGCAGAAGAAGCCATAGTTGAAGCAACACACTTATGGAACATATATAACATGTGTCTCTGGGCATCAGAGTACACTAATCAAGGAGAAAGATGAACTATTACGTTTACTATTCAGACGACACAGTTGGACATTCAATCAGAGAGTTTCAGGGCGAAGATGAAGCCCGGGAGTTTGCATTTGAGCTAGTTTCTAGTGATCCAGCGATCTCACTTAAGATTATTAAAGGTTTCGAGATAACTGACGACGAATACGTATGAGAAGATTGCTTATAGCCAAATATTCAGCCTGCTATCTGATATCGCTGATATTTAGTGCTATATGCTTTAACCTTAGTTTTATGTTTATAGCGCTCGGCGAGGTTATGCCTTGCTTGGGCGCTAGCTTTATGACCTATGTTTTTTATACAGCAGCGGAAGCCTGCTCTATAATGCTGGAGTTCTTGATTGCCGGAGAATGAGATTAAACAGATGATATTACTACTCTGGCTCACACTAGCACTTGTTGCAGCGATAGCTTGCATAATTACTTTTATTACTATAACTAATTGGTTATCTAATAATAAAAAAGTAAAATCTAGACTAGTTAAACTAAAGCTAATAGTTGTATTGATGAAACTTAAACTGCTAAAACCTGGAGATCTATTTTGGGACGTCTGATCGAGTACACAATAAGATATTTCTGTATCAATGCTGATTGCATAGCTGATGTAGAATCACTAGACGTCTTTGATTCTGCTTATGTTTCGGCTTATAATATGACTAAAATGACTCGCAAATTACTAGAAACAAATAACTGGGATCCAGACGACACTGATGTATACGACAACTACAATTGACATTAACAGATTCGAAATTAAAACGGAGGTTATATGAAAACATATATTGTACTTTTTTTATTACTTTTTTTCTATTCATGCAGCTCATGTGAACATCTTAGGTCAGATCAGCAGCAAGTAGAAGAGCAGAGGCTTCTAGTAGAACCTCCAGGAAGTTTTAGATGATAGTCTACGTGTGGGTGGTGTTGATATGTCTTGTCTACCTAAAGATAAACAAAAACTTAAAGTAGATTTTGTGTTCAACATCTACAGGACAATATTTGGAGTAGATTTTATGGATACTCTGCAGTCAGAGAATATAGTTAGTTTCGGATCTAAGGCATTTTTAATAGCAGTAAATGGTTTACCACAAAAGCGAGCACCTATAGATCCAGCTTCTTTTAACTTTAGAAAATATAGCTTTAATGAGCTAGAGGGCGGAGATTTCTTCAACTTATCAGAAGAAGAATACGTTTACCTATTAGCTAATTCAGTTGCTGTTAGATAACATAGTGGGATTATAGCTCAATTGGTTAGAGCTCCCGGCTCATAACCGGGTGGTTCCAGGTTCAAGTCCTGGTGGTCCCACCAATTTTTAGGAGGTTCATATGCCAGAAAAACCAAGTAGATCTCCTGACTTTGTGCTAGCATCATGGCATTTTTACTTCAAAGAGATGCTGCAGTGGAATTCAACTGGCGATCAGACTTTCTATATAGAGCAAAGACGAGAGAGTATAGTCTTCTACGACGAACTCTGGGATAACTGGAAGCGCTACGACCACGACCAAGTTGGTGAATTGGGCGATGCAGAAAAAGTATATGAAGCTTATATAAATTGGCAACTTGAAAATATACTATTGGATCGAGCATGAAAAAGCCAGAAAGAGATCCAGACTTTGTACATGAAAAGTGGGAATTCTTCTTTGAAGAAGGAGTCCAGTGGAACTCTGGAGAGAAATTTCTTTATGATATAAAAGTAACTAAAAATATTGAAGTTATGTTCTTTGATCCAGCTGATGACTCGTGGAACTGCTACTATAGTGGTGGGGACGAGGAGAGTTTAGTAACTAATGGTTATCTTAACTGGCTAGCAGAAAAGGAGATACTATGTTCTTAGATGTCACAATCACTGCAGTTCTTGCCTTAATTTTTATGTTTGTATTGACTGTAACTTCATCTATGGTCGTCAGATACGTGACTACAGCCAATAATTATAAGCTGCCAACCAACCAGAACAGATTCGATAACAAGCTATGAATCTAACTAGATATAGATTAGACAATGGTCAGACTCGCATGATGTTGATCATAGTTTTTCATAAATTAGGAGTGTCTGCTTATGAGCGCCCGAGCATATACATTTCAGAAGCGAAGAAATGGTATAGTAACGACTTATACTGATCATTGGTGCTTTTATCAAGTTGTATTACATAATACAACTGTTTTTACACAGCACAGCGACAAGTCTATTACTCTTAATTCTGGCGGTTGGCGAACAGCAACGACTAAGACGGCTATAAACAGAGCATTTGACCTACTTAATATACCTGCTAGACTATGGCAGAAAAACTTCGAGTGGTTTGTTAGCTATGACGGAGCGACGTTTCCATTTGAAGACGGCATGCGGCTTGGCGGACGCCTATACTCTTTTGTTAATAAACTAGGTGTGTTAGATGACGACTCTATTTAACGATGAGTTGGTTGATCTAGCACTAGTTCTGCTAAAGCTAGACATTATAACTTTCGAAGAATACTGGCATAACTTTAACATATATTAAGAGGCAATAATGAACAGTAATCAGATCTTCTATTTTGTCCTACTTATATTAAATGCTATAACTGCAACAACAACAGATATCATTTTATTACGCTTTATAACTCTAATTTTTGTTGGTTTTTGCGCTGCAATGATTTCTTTAGAAAGAAAGTCAGATGATAGCTAGCCTTAACAGAATCGATATAATCATATGAAAAAGGGGAAAATATGGATGACAATCGACTTGGTGTGTACATTTGGACTATATTAAATGGCTGTGTAGTTCTTTATTTTATTAGAATTTTTAGCTAAGGAGGCATTATGTTAGTTTTTTCAGATGGAATGACTTTTGATACTTCTGGTGATCTAAGGATTATTTGGGAAAAAGATGGCTTATATGTGTGTGGCAAGGGCATTCTAGTTCCTGTTGGTACCTACGACGAAGCACTACTAGTAATTGAAAGACTGGAATTTGCATAGATAAAAGGACTAAAATGGATGATTTAAAGCTGATAAACGCTAGACTTCAAGAGCTGAATAAAGAGTTCAGAGAGCTTTCTGCTCTGAAGAAAGAACTTCAAGATAAAAGTAAGGCCCAGACAGTAAAAGAGAAGTACGGCGATTTTAAGTTTATGATTAAGTCGCCAACATTAATTGAAGAAATAGACTTTGAAAAGCTTATGAAAGAGGCTGACTTACAGGTAGGTAGAAATGAGTTTGGACTTCCTGTCATTGCTTATGATTTTGGTAACGGCTTATCTTATCTATCAATTGTAAGAGATGAAAAAGAAGCAAAAGTGAGATTAGCAGTAGATGAGCTGCTTAAGATAGCTGACGCAGCAAAAGAAGATTTTAAGCTGAACAACAACAAGATAACTGAGGCAACTGAGTTGTTTGTTAAGTTTGAGGAGGCGCTTGAATTCAACAGCAACGAAATTACGCGAGTTGTTACAGATTCAGAAAACCTATCTGAGTAATATCTGTCAGCAGCTGCGCAAACCTGAATATCAAAACGATGCTATGAATAGCTTAAAGAAGTCAGTAGAGACTGAGCTGGAGTCTCTTTCCTTTCAGCTTACATGGGCAGAGTCTGATATGCGCGGTGAACTTATAATGATTTTGACCAAATTGAAAATATGGACCTAAACCGATTCGATATTTTGACAACATCATAAGGGGGTTTTATGATTAAGTGGTATGCAACAGAAGAACAAAAAAGAATTGCGGCTCTTAAACTCGAATCAACTGATTCTTTTCTAGCGCGTGGTGGAAAAATTGAAGTTATTGGCTCAATGACTGAAGCAAAATCAAAGAAAATCGATGCACAAAAATTGCTCGATAAAGTAGTAGGCACTAAGCATGAAAAAGAAGTAATGGCCTTGTTAAGATCACAGGGCATACAGGTGGAGGAGTAATGGAAAATATAGATAGCTTAATTAAAGAAAAGAAAGTCCGTCAGCTAAGAATTGAACTGGACTACACAAAGGAGAGCATACTTAGCCTTCTAGCTTCGCTGCAAAATCAAAATATAGTAGGCTCTCCAGCGCTAATCAGTTCACTAACTGATTCACTTGTTAAGGTTAGCTCTGTAAAGTCAGAATTGGATGATAAAATACTTCACTTTTAAAGGAGTCGTATGAGCATTAACGAAGACGCAATTATTTGCACTTATAATGGCTATCATTTAATAGAGGAGAAAGAGTACGAAGAGGACAACATAAAGAACTTTCATTTAGTATACGATGGCGACAAGTACGTCGGTATGATGCCATACTCTCCATATAACAGACCGAGTGGTGCAGTGTTTAAGATGTGGATTGACTGCGGCAGGCCTTCATATGAAGATATGCATGGTCAAAACGATAAGGCTATTCATAGATACTACACTCAATGGCTAGATAGACAAATAGATAAACTATTAGTAGAAGAGATGACAAATGCGCTTTGAAGAACATCCGACCTGGCGAATGCTAGAAGAAGGCAAGCAGTACTTCAAGTTTCTTGAAGAAACTACTATTTCTGCAGACCTTGCTTCTACTGCTCGCCAGGCAATGACGTCGCTATACAGTCTTCAGCTTGAGGTTGAAAATCAACTTACTAATCAGGAGGACGAGGGTGAACAGTGATGCGATTAGATTATTTAAACTAATACAAGAGCGCAACGCCCTAGCGTTTGACAGAAGTCGCAAGCGATCTAAGGCTGGTAGACTAAGAGATAAGTTTAAAAAAACAGATTCTTTATCAAAAGAGCTTATTAAAGAATTTAACTTAGCATTTACAGGCTATAAAAATGCCTGCAAAAAACTTGCAACATTTACTAAAAAGCACAGAAAATTCAGAAATTATGCTAAAAGTAAGTATCTAACAAGGCAAAAAACTGATGCGTCAAACCACATAGTGGGAATCTCGCTTATGCTAGATGGTCAACGAAATTTTTTTAGTATTAAAGCCATTGAGACGTGTTTGCAAGAAGTAGAGATTGAGCAGATCTTACTAGGGTTACCTCAGATATGAGAATATTAGCAATAGACGACACACGTGAACTCACTGAGGCTCATGTGCTGGTAAGAAATTTTAATGAAGGCATAAGGCAGCTAGAGCGAAATGGTCCATGGGATCTGCTACTACTTGATCATGATCTGGCTTCTTTTGATTCAGATGGCAGAGAAAAAACAGGCTATGATATCATGTGCTTTTTAGAAGAAAATCTGCACCTTGCTCCTAAAAAGATCGAGTGTGTTAGCGCTAATCCAGTAGGCAGATCAAGAATTACAGCTATGATAGTGAGGTTAAATGAAAAAATTAAACAGGCATCAGGCGATGGCGACAATATACAGGATATTCTATAAATTAGATATTATAACTTTTGAAGAACTAGACACGAGTGTAGATGGACTTCAAGTACTCATGCTGCATGACTGGTTCAAAGGAGATAGCTAGTGTTTTCACTTATTTTTCTAGCTGCTACAATTATTTATTTTTTTAAGTTTCATCATAAAGTATTGGATAGGCTTGGACTATCTGAACGAGATGATAATCTTATGGCCATTGGACTATTTTCAGGTGTAGTGCTTAGAAACGCCGCTATATTTCTTGAAGCCTTATTTGTCAGTGGCACAATATTTATGGGTGAACTATTAATTGCTCTTATCTTTATTTTTCTAATAAAGTCTAGATACGATAAGTTATAATATAACAGGCTCGATTTCATATCATGAAAAACAAAAGGGGTTTGTATGTTTAGAACAGAAGTCGGTGAGTATAAAGGCCATAAGACTATCTCCATATTTAATGATGATAAGTTTGTTGTTAGTTTTGGGATTAGCAAGGCGAAAGCAATACTAGAGGTTTTAGACGACGTAAAAGAGTTTGTCGAAAAAAATCAAACTAATAGTTCTTCAAAGATTAATTTTGATTCTCTTACTGAAGAGCAGAAAAAAGCCATTATGCAGTTCATAAAGGGTTAATGTGAAGAAGAATGCTTTACTAAAAGTTTTAGCGGCACTCGTTGTACCAGGCGCAGTGCCGCTTGTAATTGCTTATTATGCTTATAAATTGATTAAGTATAAGAATAAATGAAAGGACCGAATGTCTCGGTCTTAGCAACATAAGGATTTTTATGGCCCAAAATCAGCGGGAAGCAACGTTTCAGGCAATCACTAGTGTGTTGGAAAACAGCGGTGTGAGCTTTAATCCTGGTGAAGACGTCAAAAGTGTTATCACCTCAGATCACAAGAAAAAAGTAAGAGAAATTCTAATAACTGGTCTCAAAGATGGATCAATAACTTCTTCTACAGAATTTGCAGGAAAGATGACTAGCGACGTAGATTATAGTAAGTATTGCAGCGGATTAATCTCTAACTGGATTAAGAAGGATCCGCGCTTGAATGGCAATGTAAAGCATCAGAGCTCTAGTGGTTCAGGTAAATCTGTTTCTCGTGTAGGTAACGGCGATTCACAGGTAAAAGAGCTTCGTAAATTACTTAAAGCAACTGCAGGTACAGACTCCGAGCAAGAAGTTCAAGAAGCCCTTAATTCCAGACTAGAAGAGTTAAAGGTTGAAAAAACTTCAAAAGCAAAGAGCTCAATAGTCGCGGAATCTGTGCCTGAAAATCTTAGGCACTTAGTTTAATATGGATCCCATAGTAAAAAATATAATAATACTATTGTTTTGTGTAACGCTTTTATCAGAGTTTAAATGACCAGATGTGAAAAGCATCCTAAATTTAACGGTAAAAAAATGCCCAAGCATCAATGCTTGGGCTGTCTAAATCTATACATTAAAATGCACAAATCGCCTAGAGCACCACATAAGCCCTCTAAAACTTTTAAGAGTGCTAAAACCTATACAAGAAAAACAAAATATAAAAAGGACTAGCGTTATGGATCAAAGAGAGTACCTAGCTCTACGAGATAAGGGTAGAAAGCACATGATAACTACATTAAAATGTTTTGAGTTTTGGGGACAAAGAGTAGGCCGCATAAACGGCGACATTAAGAATAAGTGGAGCGAAGCAAGATGGTATGCAGACCTAGGCTCAAGTTCTTTATTTGAGTTATTGAATGTTGATGTAGTATATAAGTCTGATCCAGATAAAGGTTTTAGATATAGAGTGCTGGATACTGCCAATCGAATCTCAATAAATCTATTCTTATTTAGATATATGGTTATTCTATATAAGTTGTTTTTTTATAATGTAGCATACACTGCGGCCATGCTTAAGAATCCAGAGCATGCTAGAGACATAGTGTTGTCCGCTGACCATAGAAATAAAATTATACTAGCAAAACCTTTTATTTTTACAGTTAAAATTTATTACGGAGTTAGGCGGTGGATTGCCGGTAAAATTCAGCGGGGGCGCTGACACTGCTACGCCGAATACCGCTATAGGCTACAACAGAATCGATATATTTCTAAAAGGATAACTATGAGTAAATTTGTTGGAATCAAAAAAGGTGACATTGTTCGTGTAAAGTTCATTGAGATGCGCGATCTTGTTGGCGTCAAAGGTACGAATAAAAGAAGACAAAGCTATCAGCTTGTAGGTGAATGGGAACTCGGAGCTAACATACTTGCCTTTACCTATGGCGGAGACTTTCTAGTTAAGAAAGACTTTCCTGACAACGCTAGTCCTCAAGAAACGCTTGAGCTACTTAACCATCTTGATGGTGGCGAATTTGACATACCTCAAGATATAGTAGCAGCTATTGATGTTATAGATGCTGCTTATAAGTTTGTAAGCGAAGACCATAAGATCTGCATGATCATGTCCGACAGTGAATTGCTTATAAATGGAGAAAAACTTACCAATACAGGCGATGAAAAGCATCTAGATTTATTTGTCGAATTCGTAGAACGATATTTAACTAGTAAAGCGATAAATGATTCGCTTAAAAAGGAGAAGGATGTTTAAGGTACTATTTATATTCTTTATTCTTACAACCGGAAGCGTCGCTGGTGCAGCTATTATGGCAGCTATGATTTCTATCTCCGTATATTCCAATATTGACAGCACCCTTGATAAGCTCAGGAGTAACAGGTTCGTTGAACGGTTCATTAAGCCTATCTGGGCATAGCTTGCTATATATTCTAGCTGTAGAAACAGAGCGCAGCTCCATGTAGCCGCAGCTCCTGCACTTCATCCAGTCCCGCGAATACTCGCTCATCCAGTGAGATGAGAAAGTATAACCTTTACATAAAGGGCAAAGATTCATGAATGATTGCATATCATGGTCACTATAAGTCATGTAAAACATTATACTTTGTAATAGGGCTTACTTGACTAAATATATGATATAATTAAGTTATTATAACTTCTTAAAAGTGGGGGTTATGGGACGTGGCAAGAAAGATTCACCAGAAGACTGGAAAAGATACAAGAAGCTGGAGCAAGAGAACGAAAAATTAAAAAGAGAAGTTACAAAACTTAGAAAATTAGTAAATTCAAATTGCATAGACCAGCTTGAAGAAAGAGAAGAGAAGGTAAAGGAAAGTCGCAGTAGAGGTATTGAGATTGAGCCTATAGAGCCTATATGTGAAAATTGTGGCAAAACAGAGTTTAAAAAGATTCAATTTAAAAGACTAGACGGTGAGTTTGAAATAAAAGTTTGTGCTGTCTGCTCTTACAGAGGTAATCTAAAAAAACTTAAGGTAAAAGATGAGCAAAGAAGTCTTAAAGATATCAAGCAACGGCCAATGGACTCTGGAGAAGAGCCTCAATAAGGCTTCACTGTTTACTGCAGCTGCACTAGCGGGCATGCTGTCGCAGGATCCAGGTCAACTAAACACACAGAAAATTCCCTACGCTCCGCAAGATAGCAGTTCAAACGAGCAGGTGAGCCTTCATCCAGATCTTCATCACATTGCTTTCATAGAAAGTTCTAGTGGTAAAAACAAGAAACATAAGACGGTAAACTACGGATTGAATAGAGGTGATTCAGCTGCTGGCCTAACAGGTCTAATGCCTCATACTATTAAAGAGATAGTCGGAAAAAACCCCGACATCAAAGCTAAGTATGGGTCACTCTTAGATAAAGATCATAATGAGATAACCTCATATGTAAACTCGAATGAAAACGCAGACAAAGAGCTTGCCAACAAACACTGGAGCAGGCTGTCTAGAGTCTTTCCAAGAGATGAACTAAGACGCGTCTATGCCTGGAAGAACGGCGTGACGGGCGCAATTAAAGCATCGGATGACCAGGTAAAAAGCCATCCGTATGTTAGAAAATATCTCAACTTAAAATATCAAGAAAGAAGTCCCGCAAATACTATAAAATAGTGCGAGAGATTAACTCTCGCACGATTTACACTCATCGCCTCTACTAGCCATGTCCCCTTTTATAACCGAGCTAGATCTGCAATAATACAGAGTCTTTACACCGGCTTTCCAGGCATCTATATGTACTTCGTGGAACCATTTAGGATCCGCGTCTGCTGGAAAGAATAGGTTTAAAGACTGGGCTTGATCTATGAATTTTTGTCTTTGACCTGCTTGTCTAATGATAGATTTCTGATTTATCTCGTATGCAGTCTTAAATACTTCTTTCTCTGATTCAGATAGAAATTTTAACTGCTGAACCGAACCGTTGTCTACAAGTATTGATCTCCAGGTCTCGTCTGTGTTCTTGCCATATTTGTCTAGTATGACAGCAAGTTCTTTATTCTTTCTGATGAATACGCCTTTAGCCGTTTTGTCTGTATAGGCATTTGCTATGATCGGCTCAATACCAGGACTCACATCGCCGGATATGATAGAGTTTGACCTAGTAGGAGCAACTGCAATAAGATGTGAGTTGTACATTCCAGTTCCTCTGCACCACTCAGGCTCGCCATGTATTTTTGCCATCTTGCGCGATTCATCAACAGCAGACTCATGTATGTTCTTAAAAACCTCTGCGTTTAGCATCATAGAGTCAAATGAATCAAATGGCAGATTCTTCTGCTGAAGCAGAGTATGCCAACCTAAAACACCTATGCCAATGGCTCTACCCTTGACGGCTGATCTCACCGAGCGCACGAAGCCTGGCAGATGTCTAGCTCTGTTGATGAACTCATTTAGTACACCATTTAAAAACTGGACCGTCAGGTTGACGAGATCAGTATTCTTCCACTCATCCCATTTGACTAGATTTATAGACGATAGGCAGCATATAAAACTGTGATCATCGTCTGTAAACAGAGTAATCTCACTGCAAATATTGGTCATTGATACTTTTAGATTATTATTCTTATAGGCTTGAGGAGCAGAGTTGTTGACTGTATCCTCAAACATGATGTAGGGTTCGCCTGTTTCAAGTCTAGTTTTAAGCAGCTCGATCCAGCGTTGTCTTGCTTCTGAATTTCCGTTCTCTACCTTATTCATAAAATCATCTGAGACAACTGCACACTGATGCAGATTAAGACACTGCCTGTTTACATCACCTTGAGGTCGTCTAATCGACAGGAACTCTTCAAAATCTTTATGTGTAACTCTTAGGTTAAGAGAGGCTGCTCCGCGACGAACATTACCTTGTGAAGTAGCGATAATAGCTGTATCATAGCATTTTGCCCATGGCACTATACCCTCAGACTTTCCATTTGATCCGCCTCTAATTAACTCTCCGCGAGCTCTTATTCTATCTAGCGATATTCCTACTCCGCCACCATGCTTTGTAAGCATAGCCATCTCATGTAGTGATTTATAGATGCCATCTACAGAATCTGGTGTATCAATACCGAAGCAAGATATAGGAAGTCCTCTGTTAGTGCCGAGATTACTGAGCACCGGCGAAGCAGGGCAAAGCCAGTTCTTGTTGTACATTACGTCAAAAAACCTAGCCTCAAGCTGCTTGTTGTTTATGGCTTCTGCTGCAGCTCTAGCTACTCTTCTATACATAGAGCGCGGAGTTTCGCCCTCTAGTAGATAGCCTTTTGAGATAGTAGCGTAGCCTTCTTCGGTCATCCAGTCTGGCGCTTCACCTTTTGATTTCAACTCTTCTAGCTTAGTCGTTTTCTGCATCGCTACCTCCAAATACATAGTCAATATTCCAATTAGAACTTACACCCTTAGAGTAAGTAGTAACTCTCTGTGCAAAGAAATCCTGAAACTCTACTCCAGCGCTGAGAGCGTCGAACCACTCCATGCGCTTTATTGCGTCCTTGTCTATATTCTTCCAGTTACTAGAGTAACCTAGATCCTGAAGCTTAGTGTTAGTTCTATATCTGATGTATTGCTTTAGGTCGTCTTTATCTAGACCCTCAACACCTAGGTTGAACATCTTATCTACTGATACGTCGCCAGTAGGACTTTTGAAGCACATATCAATGAAGTCGTCTTCTAGCTTAACAGTAAGTCTTGCAGCCTCATAGATATCTTCTTCTACGGCCTCTTTGACGCCTGGATTTTCTTTGCAGTATTCTCTGAATAACCAGCAACCAGCTTCACTATGAAGCGACTCGTCTCTAATAGACCAAGTTACTATTTGACCAACGCCTTTTAATTTATTAAAGCGAGAAAAGTTTAGTAGGATGGCAAAACTAGAGAACAAGTGTACGCCTTCTGTGAAGGCAGAAAATACAGCGAGTGATCTTGCTATCTCTTCTTTGCTTGTCTTTATTGCTTTAATATCTTTTAATCTATTTAATTTTGCAACCGTTGCGTCATCTTTAAGAAATGCTGCATAGTCGTCGAGACCAAGAGAATCATTGAGATAAGAATAACCCCAGATATGTATCGCCTCCATGCCTGCAAAAGTATTTGCCATCATGCAAACTTCTGGTTTAACAAACCATTTAGCAACTTTTCTAGACCAATAGTCTTCTACATGAATTTCTGCTTGAGTAAAGCCTTTAAGGACGTTGCCAACAACCGATCTCTCTACTTCATTAAGAGAAGTTTTCCAATCGTTTATGTCCCCTGCCATACTTACTTCTGTTGGAAGCCAGTGAGCCTGCTGTTGTTTTTCAAAATACTCGAAGGCTTTTGGATACTCGAAAGGTTTATATACTTCTCGTTTCTGAGTAAGAGACATCGCTACTCCTTTTATGAGCTTTTCTATTTTTGCTTGTTTAGCGTAGAATAACTAGTGCATTAGATACGTGGGTGATAGTTAATTCTTGAATATGATAAGTTATTGAATTTATTATATCTATTTTTCATCTATTTCCCTTATCCGCATTGTGTTATGAAAATTATACCATGCACTAGCCATTAAACATCAACAGATTCGATTTTTTTTTAACGGAGGATTTACATGAGTAAAATTATAGTTTGCACTTGTTGCCAATGTGAATTTGAGCTAACACCTAAAAAACCTGGAAAAATAGGCGTATGCGAAGATTGCGCTAACGAAACTGTTACTAGGTATACTGGTAATATGATCTTTGATCACAAAACAGGAGCAGATATTCAGATCAACTCTGACCCTGAGCTTACTAAGTATATTATTGAATCAACTAAATTGCGCAGCAAGACTTCTAATCTAGGAAATAATCTGAAGGCTAACTCCGGTAAGTCGCGCTCATCTGGGCTTGTTTACGCTGCAGGCGGTAGAAATCGTCGTCGTGAATAGTATAATTAAACAAAGGAGGTAAGCATGGATTTAATAAGGACGATCGTGCTTCTGTGCAGTGTTACGTCTGGCAGAGATTCCGCTGACTATGTTGAAAAACTCCAGTTAAAATGCCAGCAGCATTATGTTAAGTGTTTAGAGAATACAAGTACATACAGAGATCTTTCTAGATGTATAAAAGAAAGAAAATTATGAGGTTAATATGTCAAGCACTAAAGAACTAACGGATGTTGCAGTCGCAGAAAAAGAGAGTATACGAGAGCCGTCAAAGTATGACGTTATAGTTCACAATAACCAGCACACCTCATATGACGAGGTCATAATCATACTATCTAATGCCTTTGAGATGAATTATCAGCAGGCACTAGATTTAGCAAATGTTGTTCACACAGAAGGCAAAGGCAGATGCGGAACTTATAGTAAAGAGGTCGCAGAAATGAAGCTAGTGCTTATAAACACTATAAAAGAATCACTGTCTCAAATAGTACCACAGAGAGCTAAAGAAATAAAGATGCTATTATTTACAATAGAGAAGAACTAGGAGCAATATGACTAACAAGATTACAGAAGAAGTCATTAATGGTGTTATAGCTGAGTCTAATATAAACACAATATCTGTATGTAAGTTCTTTCGCTATTGTCTAAAAGAAGATTTTAAAGAAAATATATCTTTTTTAAAAGCAAAAGGCGCAGACATAGAGTTCTTAAAAGATTCTCTAGACAATCATATAGAGGTAGAAGACGCACAACTTGAGATATTTAGTCAAGTTAAAACACTTATGAACAGATCATCTCAACTGGAACCAGCAATGACTCCAGAGTTGAGCAAAGTATTTGATCTTATGAAAAAAGCTGCAAGCAAAGATCAGCGACCAATGTATTTTGAAGATATGATAAATGCCATACATGTGCTAGGAAAGTCTGATCCTGACATGTACATAATCTACTTCTTAAAAAAATCTGGCTACAAGCATGATCCAGAATCTTCGCCTGGCGCACGCGGTAAATATAAGTTTATAGGAGAACTATGCGATGACTTAAATGCCAGAGCAAGCAAGAAACTCATAGATCCACTAATTGGTAGACGAAAAGAAGTAGAGCGGATGGTAGAAATTCTAGCTCATTATAAGAAGAAAAACCCTATGCTTGTTGGTTTACCAGGTGTTGGTAAAACAGCAGTAGTCGAGGGTCTAGCCTCTATGATTGAGCAGAATTTAGTACCAGAGTCACTTAAAAAATCAAGAATATACTCATTGAATGTAGGCAACATATTGGCTGGTTCAAAGTTTCGTGGTGAATTTGAAGACAAGGTCAAGGGTGTACTGCAAGATCTTAAGACTATGAAAGAAAAAGAAGGCATTAACGCCATACTATTCATAGACGAAGTGCATCAGGTGATGGGCGCAGGCGCAGGTGGAAGCAAGGAAGGTGTGGATCTAGCTAACATGATTAAGCCTGGTCTTGCCAATGGCGATCTTAGCTGTATCGGTGCAACAACAGATGATGAATACAACCAGAAGATTCTTAAAGATAAAGCACTTATGCGCAGATTTCAGGTAGTAAAAATTGAAGAGCCTTCAGCAGAAGAGACTCTTCGCATACTAGAACAGGGAATAAAGCCCGTACTAGAGTCTTATCACGGAGTTAAATACTCTAGAGAAGTTCTAGAGCGAATAGTCGATCTATCAAAACAGTATGTAACCAGTCAGTTTTTTCCGGACAAGGCCATATCTATAGCCGACTCAGTCGGTGCTAGAATTAAAACTACACTTAAGGCGGAAAGAGTTGATGCTACAGTAGACGACGTAGAGGAGATAGTTTCTTCCATTACTGGAACGCCGGTGTCTGCTTTCAAAAAAACTCGTAGTAAAGAAACTTATGTCGATATAGCTAAAAATATAAAATCTACTATTTTTGGTCAGGATTCGGCGATTGATCGAGTAACTGAGCAGGTCGAATTAGCCAAAGCTGGATTGCGAGACGAGGGTCAGCCGATAGGTTCTTTTTTATTGCTAGGCCCAACAGGAACAGGGAAGACCGAGTTGGCAAAGCAGATAGCTGCACAAACTGACTCGCATTTCTTTCAGCTCAATATGTCAGAATTCTCTGAAGAGCACGCCGTTGCAAAGTTGTTCGGAGCTCCTCCAGGCTATGAGGGACACGATCAAGGTGGTGTACTCACCAATGAGATAATGAAGTATCCGCACACTATCTTGCTTCTTGATGAGATTGAAAAGGCAAATAAGAAAGTCTATGACGCATTATTAGGCATCATTGACGGTGCGCAGATGACAGATGGCAGAGATAATAAGGTAGATTTTGGCAATGTGCTTATACTAATGACATCGAATGCTGGAGCTTCACAGGCCGCTAGAACTAAAAAACCGGTTGGAATAACTAGCGATGATGACGATGCAAAGAATGCAAAAGCAAAGAGTATGGATGGCGTATTAAAGGATACATTTAGCCCGGAATTTAGAAACAAACTTACAGGCGTTGTATTGTTTGATTCATTGCAAAAAGATGTTATCATTAAAATAGTAGAAAAATTTATAAAAGTTGCACAAGTAAAGCTAATGGCAAAAGGCATAAAATTAACTGCAAGTAAAAAGGCAAAAGAATTCATGGCAGACAAAGGCTATGATCCAGAGATGGGTGCTAGGCCTATTAAAAAGCTAATAGATGATCTTATAGTCAAACCTCTTGTTAAACCACTTCTTAAAAAAGAAGTTGAAGCTGGTGATACAGTAAAAGTTATATTAGTAGATAACGAGATTAAACTTGAATTCATAAAACCAAAGCAGCAAGAGGAGGTGGCGGATGCAGTTGACCCTGGCACAGCAGGATAGCGTTCGCTACTATAGATTAGTAGCTTTTTTGGTAAAACTTGAATTAGAAATAGAGATGACTCCAGCGATGGAATATGTACTCTACAATACTATTAACTGGAGCCTAGCGCCAGAGTAAGGAAAAGATGCTTAATCTTTATAGTTTTGGAGAGACATCAAAAAAGATACTGGCTGCTTTTATGTACATAAGTTATTCATTAAATATGTTAGGCATTTTTATGTTTGGCTATAGTATAATTATTGCAATAGCGATTCAGTTTTTAGTAGATTTTACGGTAGTCGCAGTTCTTTCCTATAGAGAAACTTTACAGGAAGTAGACTACCACATAAAGTTAAAAGCTACAAAAAGTGTATATAGATTATTAAAATAAATGAGGGTACATGCAAGTAAGGCTTGTAGCACATACAAAGATAGACGATTCATATATGAACCATCTACTTGAATCAGATGACGGTGCTGATGTCTTTATTAATAATGTGCAGTCGCTAGAAGGTCTAGTCGCTTACATGGCTAGAGTAAGCTCTTCAGATCAGAAAAATCCTAGCTACGCAGGCCTCATCAGATACTGCATGAATCATGGTCACTGGTCAATATTAGAAACAGGTAACGCTACATTTGAGATAGAGACTTCCAGAGCTATCTCGGCTCAGATACTTAGGCATAGATCGTTCAGCTTCCAGGAGTTTAGTCAGCGCTATCAGTCGGTTGACGAAAGCGGTATAGAGTTGTTTGTAGCAAGAAGACAAGATGTAAAAAACAGACAGAACTCTATAGACGATCTAGATGAAGCAGTAAAGCAAGAATGGGAAGATCGCCAACTAGAAAACTGGCGGTCAGCATTTGATCACTATAAGTGGGCTTTGGACAACGGTATAGCTAAAGAAACTGCTCGCGCAGTGCTTCCGGTGCAAGCCAGAACTCGTATGTTCATGAACGGCACTCTAAGATCATGGGTGCACTATGTTAATTTAAGAACTGATCCGTCAACTCAGAAAGAGCACAGAGATATTGCTGAAGAAATAAAAAGTCAGCTAACACAGGCTTTTCCAGTTATAGCAGAGGCGGCAGGTTGGAAAACCAGATGAAAAAAGAGCATATACTCATATTGCTTGAAAGAGTAGAAGAGATGCTTATTTCTAGTACGCCAGAAAATTGGCCAAATGGAATTAATTACGAGGTTCGCTATGACGAACGCATAATAAATAAGATGCAGTTTACACTTAAGCGTTGTTTTATAACTTTATGGGAGAGTAGTAGCGGTAAGGGTATATCTTTGCAGTTTAGCGTTGGATCAAACTGCATAAATAGTTCCTATGAGGCACCTAACTTTTTCGTAAGATGGCTATGCCCCGTTTGGCGAACATGGAAAAGAATTAAGTGGAGGCTTATGTACTTACATAAGCAGAATAAGAAAATTATAGCAAAAAAAGAATTAGACGAGCAAATAGCAGTATTTAATAATCTATATTACACTCAGTTTCCTGACGATATAGACGACATTTTTTTAGACGATGAAGACTAGGAGGTCTTATGATGGATTTACTCAGATTCATGCTCTGCTCTCAGGTTGCATTTGTAGAAAAGCGCATATATAAGCCAAATAACTCTAAAGCTTTTAAAGAGCAAGCACTGCAATTGATAGCACTAACTACGGAAAAGTCCAATAACTTAGATACTTTTAAGCTAGGTGTTAATCTTGCAAAAATTAAGCTTGATGACAAAAAACCTAATTATATTGTGGCGTTGTTTTCAGATGACTATAAATACAAAATGTTAGCTATAGAATTAGCAGAAGACATAGCAAGTAGTATAGATACAAGATTTGTGTCCGGAGGCTCAAAAGCCTATCTTGGTCTTTTGCCAGAGGTGAAATTTATATGTTAAAACATGATCGCTATATGGTCGATAATATGGTTAAAAACAGTATAAATGCCTATCCTCCACCCTATGAAGCAGTAGGATGGCCTCCTGGTATACAGGACTTTATAAGGCAAGTAGCTCATGCAGCAGCAATGGAGATTATAGAAAATATCTATACACAGCTAGAACTAGAAGATAAAGCAGAGAGAATTATTCTTTCTGAGGATAACCATATCAAATAGCAGATATTTGCTTTTGATAAAAAGGATTTTATGTCTGACAATTCGATCGATGACATTGTGGTTAACGAATTTACAGAACAGTCTGCGAGAAACTTTAGAAAGCATTTGATTTCTAGAGCGGTAAGTGATCCTGGAGTCCCCATCATAGTCTACATAGACTCATATGGTGGTTCACTTGATTCACTTAATTCTATGCTGGAAACCATAGAGCAGGTCGCCAGTCCTATAATCACCGTGTGTATGGGTAAAGCAATGAGCTGCGGTGCAGTCTTGCTTGCTGCAGGTGATCATCGTTTCTGCGGAAGATCATCGAGGGTGATGATACATCAGGCTACTGGTGGTGACTATGGTCCTATAGAGAGTCTACAGAAAAATGTAGATGAGTGCAAAAGAATGAACGAGTCTTTTATGGCTTTTCTCGCTAAACGCTGCGGAAAATCCTTAGATCAACTTAAAAAAATAATTAAAGACAACGATTCTCGCGATCTATATCTTAGTGCAGAAGACTGCAGGAAGTTTGGTATAGTCGACTTCATAGGTATGCCTCACATAAAGCCTCTAACTATGTATCAAATAGATATTGCACCAGAAAAAACATACGGAAAAGTTTTGAACTTGGAAAAGAAGAACTTAAACAGATTCGATAAAAAAACAAAAAAGAGGAGGACAAATGCCAGATCAAACAGACGAAGTAAAAAATAAAGTAACGATTTCAAACGAAGATTGTGCAAATGTTATAAAGTATGCCACACACTTTAACGTGCCGTTATCAGCTGAGTTGCAAGTTGCATTAGATAAATTTACAGCTGACAATTCGTTTGAAAATCAACTAGAGATTAAGCTTGAAATGTGCAAATGGATGCTGTCTAGCGCTCATGAGTCTTTTCAAGATAGTCTATGGGATGCACCAAAAAAAGCAGCAGAGTCCGTTGTCTTCAATCTTCAATTTGATAAAGATGTGAAAGACGTGCTTACTAAGGGCGACGATTCTGCCCAGGAATAGGTGGTGGTTGGTTATCGGATGGTAAAGATGGTGGCAGATCGTTGGCCTCTGGCATAGGCGGTGGCAGATCGCCACTCTCTGGTAGAGCCGGAGGTGTTTCTTTTGCAGCAGATGCTTGCTTTTGTTTAGCGGCGCTAGCTCTTGAAGCCAACTCAACCGCTGGATCTACGACTCCTTCCTTGCCGAAGGATCTGTTTCCAGTGCAATGATCTTGCATTATGCCATCAATTCTTGATCTGGCGTATGTTCTAAATCCGGATGCACCGTGTTTTTGACTATCAAAATCACGTATTGCAAGCATTAGTCCATGCAATCCAGCATCATAGAGATCATTTGGATGAGTAATTCTATCCGGATACTTTTTGGATTTGCGCGATGCAAGCTCATGTATATCTGGTAGATATTCTTTAAATAGGTCTTCTATTAGTTTTTGATGATGCTCATTTTTCATGTCACTATTATACCATTAGCAGGAGGTATAAATGAATTATATGTTTTACGAGTCTACTAGAATAGTAGAGAAACAAGAAAAACACGAAAAATCAAGAGCTTACGATCTTATTGAATCTTTAGAAAAAAGCGGATTAGACAATCATCATCTGTTTTGTGCGCTGGAGTTGATGAGCAAAAGAGCACAGTCTGAATTTGAGTCAGCCGTCATTTTAAAAGCCAAACAGATACTCATAGCTCACAAGGAGAAAAATGAAACAGATGACATTAGTATTATTAGTCGCTTTAGTAGCTGCGTGCGCTCCCAAAGCTAGCAATGAAATTAGCCAAGCAAACAGCTATAGGGTTGTAAAGCCAACAAGCGGCAAGCATCACGCTATCTTCCAAATTAGAAGTCCAAATGGTGGTGGCTGTACTGCTTTTGTTATCTCTAATAGAAGAGCTATTACGGCTGGTCATTGTGTGGAAATTTCAAAGCAACTTTTAGAAAACAAAAAAGAAATTCAAACGACAACTGCTGGTTTTGTAAAAGCTATAGCTATAGAAATAGAGAGAACTGATTGTACAAATGTCCATCCCAAGTTTCTTTGTGAAAAGAGACTAAGAGAAATGAGAGCTATGCTTAAAAATTCTAACTCTCTTCTTACAAGGCTGATTAATAATCAACCAGATAAATTTAAAGTACTAGATTCTGAAGGCAAAGAGCTTAAAGTTGAGCCAATTGCACTAACTAGTGAATTTTCTTTTAGAGACTTTGCGGTTCTTCAGGGTGATTTTTCTGAGTTTGAGAAGCTTCCTTTAGCTGAAAGTGTTGATCTGTTGCCAGGTGAACTTCTGCGAACTTGCGGGTTTGCGAATCTTAAAATTCCTGCAGCCTGTACAAACTTTATTGCCTTAGGCAACGAAGGATTCGCTTACAAGGGCAACGGTTACTTAGTAAAAGGCATGAGTGGTGGACCTGTTATCAATAGCAAAGGTGAAGTAGTAGGAATCAACGTCGCCGTAGGCGCAGACGCAGTATTTATGACTCCGGTAGTGGGAGTTCTAGATCGTTTTGCTAAGGAGGACTAGTGAAAGAGCTCGATATTTTGCAGGCTATATCTGATGAGAGCAGTAAGAATGGTAAATTTGCTTTACTTAAAAAATATTCTAGCGATCAGCGTCTAGCTCAACTACTAGACGCTGCGCTTAACTACAAAAGAATCTTCTACATAAATAAAATGGATCTAGGTCAGTCATTGATTAATGAAGGCGTAGCTTTCCCAGACCTACATGATGAATTCATGCAGTTACTTTCTAGACTAGAAAAGCGCGAAATAACTGGCAATGAAGCTAGAATAGAGGTTGTATTCTTTCTAATCAAGTGCTCCAAGCAGCAGCAAGACTGGTATCTTAAAATTTTAAGAAAAGATCTTAAGGCGGGTTTCAGCGCTGAAACAGCAGCAGAAGCTGGGTTTGACATACCGCTATTTGACGTAATGTTGGCCAAAGACGGAAAATCTTGCAAGAACCTGAAAGATATAATTTCTAAAGGCGTCTATGCTAGTCCTAAGTTTGATGGCTACAGATGCCTAGCTGTAATAAATGAAGGCGAAGTAACTCTCTACTCTAGGGCTGGAACAGAGTTTCACAACTTTCCATCCATAGTAGAGTCATTAAAGCGCAGCTTTCCTAGTGGTCAACATGTGTTTGATGGTGAGATTATGTCTGATGACTTTCAGTCTATGCAGAAGTCAGCGTTTGCCAGCAAGCGAGGGACTGTGGTCGGTGACGTCAAGTACTATGTATTTGGATATGTTCCCTATCAAGAATGGGACAGCAAGCAGTTCAAGCTAAAAACAAAAGAAAGGCTAGATATATTAGGTAATCTTCAAAAATCATTTGAGCCTAACGTTGTAATGGTGTCACAAAAATTCATAAACTCACTAGACGAAGCTCTTAAATTTGAGCGAGACTGCTTGAGCTACGGCTATGAAGGCGCAATGCTACTGCCAGATATTCCATATTATCTTGGCAAAAAATCTAATAAACTACTTAAATTAAAGACTATGCAGTCACAGGATTGCACTGTTAGAGGTTTTTATGAAGGCGAAGCAGGCACTAGAAATCAAGGCACACTTGGTGGTCTAGAATTAATCCAAGAGAATGGCATTGCCTGCAGATGCGGCACTGGCTTCTCTGACGAAGATAGACTATATATCTGGAGCAACGGTCAAGAATTTATAGGGCGAATAGCAGAGATAAAATACCAGGAGCTAACTGAGGACGGAGTCATGCGTTTTCCTGTTTTTATGAGATGGCGTGATGATAAGGCTAAGTAATATGAATCAAGAGGTAGACGCTGTAGATGTATGCCTGAACTTAATTTTGGTTCTTCAACGACTAAATCTAGGCGTACGTCACGTTAGAAGAACACCTATGGCATTTGAGTTAGCCATACTATTAGACGAAGGTAAAACAGCTCTAGACGCATACAGAAAAGAGCACAGCATAGGTTCAAGTTGGTGGGGATAAGCACTTTTATTATGACGTTTAATTTAAAATCCGCTGACAGGATGCAGATGTATCTTGAAAGTGCCATAATAATGGATTATCTTGAGTTTTTAGCTAATATAAACATCATATATATCGATCGTGCATTGCTAGAAGATATTGGAGAAGGGAGTCGATTGCATGTCTACATTGAATAACAAGATAGAGTGCTTAAAAAGACTTATAAAGCTAGATCATCATCATGAGCTTATGTACTGGATGGTTGAGTCTAGGCTAGCTGCTGCCGATATAATGAGCTCGAAGAACAAATCAGATCAGCATATAGCAGAAGTAATTTATCTAAACTTACAGCAAGCTAAAATCGATGAAAAGATAATTCTACTAGACTATGAATGGACCATACTGCCTAGAGAACATATCAAGATAATGGTTGTCACCGAGAAAGAGTCACAGACATTCATTTACGAAGCTTAAAATAAAATTTGTATAATATCATTATTGCATGATGCAATAATAACGTTTTAGGAGGAAGCATGGTTTCTGTTTCACGAAAAAAGAAAAAAGTACCAAAATCATTTGAGCAAGCAACTAGAATTCTGCTTGAATGGCAATTTGAACAAAATCTAAAAGAAAAAATAGATGGCTTTTATCAAAAAAAACTTAAAGAATTAGATCAAGAAATTGCTCAACTTGAAATTGAAAATAACAATAAAAACTTAAACAAATAAAAACAATAACAAATTCGATATAAAAAAGAGGTTTTATGAAAGCATTATTAATTTTAACTACTTTATGTTTTTCGCTTGCTGCAAGTGCAGAAGTAAGAATAATTAAATTTTCAGCCGAGTGGTGCAAGCCGTGCAAAGACTACAAGCCGGTTATCGATAAAGTAGTAAAAGAACTAAAGCTTGACATGCAAGAGGTCGACATCGATAAGAATCCTAACCTAGCGAATAAATTTGCAGTTGAAGGCGTGCCAACGACAGTGTTCCTTGAAGGCGATAAAGAGGTTGCTAGAATTTTAGGTTCTGTTGACGAAAAATTTTTAAAACAATTTACTGAGAATGTAATAAAATCAACAAAGGGGAAATAGCATGTTGTCACTTATCTATGGCGGTATTACACATCATTATTTAGCAAAAGACCTTCCCTACTGTAATCCTATTAAAGGCGGTATGGGAACGATCCATAATGAGTATGTTATAGCCATGGCTGGCTCTAAAGATTTCAGACTTGGTCTAATATCGGGTAAAGACTCTGCATGCGGAAATATAATGGGTCCAATATCTGCAACTAAAATAAGTGACAATATTGATTTTATGCTAGGCGGTTACAATACTAATTTCAAAAAATTTCGTGACAGAATGATAGAACCACCTTCAATCGGCGGGATAACGCCTGTTGTTGGGCTTGATTTTAAAATACCACTATTCGAGTACGAAGATACTAAATTGTCACTAGATACTTTAGTATCTTTCGGAGTGATAACGCACGCAATAAATCTTAGTTTTTGAGGTTAATATGTATACATTAATACTAATAGTTGTGTCTCTGGGACAATACCCTGCAGTAACATCTATTGACTTTGACAATAGTGCAACGTGTCTTAAGGCTTTATCTACCTCTCTGGAGTTAGAGGGTCAGGGCTTAAAAATTAAAGCAAGGTGTGTACCAAAATGATTAGATTATTTTTAGCAAGCGCAGGCTTAGGCCTAAGTTGTAAATTGTTCTACATATCAGAAGATTTTGTAACGCAAACCATATGTCTGCTATTTATTCCGCTTTTCGTACTAGGCGTTAACTCTGCGATAAAGCAAATAGCGGTAGATGATAATGATGAGTAACATGGAATGCCCTTTCTGTTCAGTTCCGTGCCGCACCAAATGGTGTCCGTATAATGAGCAAGAGGATACGGAGGGCAAAGTGAAGAGATCAGACATGAGAAAGATCATATATGAAACACTTGAGTCGGGCTGGTCGCACCCGGAGGCTAATGCAAAACTTGCAGAAGACATTTTAGTAGCCATAGAGCGAGCAGGCATGCTGCCGCCAATAGCTTTTTTACCTAAACTTAAAATATCAGATAATGCATGGGAGTCGGAGCAAGATGGCTAAGGTTATAGTCCACAAACCAACTCATGTATTTGATTACGAAACAGTAAACAGTATGACGGTTTGTTTGTGGAACCTGCAGTTGCGACTATTTGAACTAGATGAAGAGACTCTTATAAATTACTTTAACACTGTATTTGTGTCTGATATCTACGAGAACAACAGATATACCAATAAGATACTAAAGATATGCACACTTGAATGGCCAATGTCTGAGCAAGACAGACTGTGTTTGGCTACCCATATTGCGGTTCAACTGCTGGGACTAGGAGAGTTATGAATTACACTAGGTACTTACTATTGATGATACTTGGACTGACGCTGTGTTTTCCTCCCGCTATTCTTATGCTAGTGATTTTAAGTGCAATACTTAATTATTTCTTTTTTAGCAATAGTATATTGTTTGGTGGACTCTTGGTAATCTATTCTCTTTATAAGATGGCTAAAATCTATTCTGCCAGAAAGGAATGGGATGATTAGGATGTGGTTGCTAGTTATTCAAATGAGTCACGGATATGTGGAGCAAGGCTTCTTCATTGAAAGAGATAACTGTATAAAAATGGGTAAAGAGATTGTTGGCAAGTCTAAGTATATGACCTATGAATGCAAGAGGCGAAAAGTCAAAATTAAATAATATTAGTCGTCTTCGCCCTCTATCTCGTCTATTAGACCTAGATCAAGAGCTTTTTCTGAAGAAATATAAGTATCAAAGTCCATCATTTTTTGGAGTTGCGCTAGCTTAAAACCTGAATCTTTTTCATTTATCTTAGATAAATAAATAGCCATGCAGATCTTATCCATCTCATCATTTTCTTGTACTGCACGCTTAACATCATTAAAATGACCATTGACATCCATCTGACCTCTATGTATCATCAATCTTGAATGCTTACTCATGACTCTAACATCTGCCGCTTGCAATATGATGCTACCCATACTCATCGCTACGCCTATTACCTTAACGGTAACAGCATTTCCGCAGTCTTTTATAGCATCATAGGCCGCAAAACCAAGATTGACATCTCCGCCGCTTGAGTCAAGCACTACTAATATTTCGCCATCTGTTTTATCTAGATACTTTATCAACTTAACAAACTTATGTATGTTCTCACTGTCGACTTCGCCCTGCAAGTAGATTATTCTGCCGCGTATATCTATACCATGCTCTATGAGAATATCAAAATCAGTCTGTCGCCTGTCGTTCATATATGTCCCTTGACACTGCCACGGCAGCATACTATATCTAGCATTATACCTGGTCTTGCTTTGGCAGATTCGATATAAAATCAAGAGGTTAAGATGAGTAAAACAAATGAAGAACTTGTAAGAGAATTTTTAGAAAAAGGTGGAAAAATAGAAGTGCTACCACCTGCTGACAATAATCAGGTAAATCCTATATCTAGTATTACAAGTCAGCCAGTTAAACTTCTCTCGCTAGAAGAGGCAGAGTCCCTATACGGCGAAAAAACAGAAAGAAAAAGTAAGGCTAAAAAGCCTGACCTAAAAAACATAAACATGAATCTAATACCCGATCATTTGAAGAAATACATATTGTCGAAGTTCGACAATGATATTACAAAGGAGAACGAATGAAGCCAATTAGAATCTTAGAGGTGCTAAAGCTTGCAATGGCAGCACGCAAGAATGACGATGTATTTAATCCGCTATTTACAGGCGATGCTGGTCTGGGTAAATCTCAGATCTGTCAAAAGTTTGTAGATGTAATGAGGGTCACGGGTTTTCCAGAGGCAGGTATCGATGCAGATCCTGATTTCGGTTTTCTTGACCTACGCATTGCCTACTACGAAGCTCCCGACCTTATCGGGTTTCCTGAAACTGTCTCAGATGACAGAGGCACCAAGCGCACGACTCATTGTCTACCTGATTTCTGGCCAACAAGAGGCCAAGGTCTTATTCTTCTCGAGGAACCTAACCGCGGCACAACCGGTGTCATGAACTGTCTCATGCAGCTTCTAACCGACCGTAAAATAAATAAATACGAGCTGCCACAAGGCTGGATCGTAGCGTCCTGTATCAACCCAGACACGGCAGAATATGATGTGAATGCCATGGATGCCGCTCTTCGTAACCGCTTCGAGGAATACGAGGTCGAATACGATGCAATCTCCTTCATTGATTACATCGAATCAGCAGGCTGGCATGACACAGTGCAGATGTTCATTAAATCAGGTGTCTGGGTCTACAAGGACACAAAGTCCATCGGCGACAACGGCAAGTATATCTCGCCTCGTACCTGGTCCAAAGTCAATGCTGCGGAGAAAGCAGGTGTAGGTGCAGATCGTCGTCTCCACCGCGAGACCATGACATCCATTCTAGGCCGTGACATCGGTAATGAGTATCACAAGTTCTGTTATGACGAAGCTCCGGTTACTGCTAAAGATCTTATTGCAGACAAAAAGAAAGCTCTCAAGCGTCTTGAAAAGCAATCTGATCCTAACTCTTATAAAGGCGATATGATTGCTGTTACAGTGGAATCAATCGCTCAGTATTATTCTTGTACGATCGACGATGACAAAGATAAAGGTCTTGTTGGCGAGAATACAATGGCAGAGGTTGCCAAGATCATTCCTTCCGATCAGGCCATCAATCTTATCAAGCAGTGCGGTTTCAAGCAGAGCAAAGGTTCTATCACCACTTTCTTCCGTGATTTTGTTGCTCGCCACCCTGACTTGACAAAAGTATTGAAAGGTAATATTAGATTAGATAGAAGCGTAGGAAAAGATTAACCAATACGCTTTTAAGCCTGTAGAATTATAGGCAATTCGGCCGCATGGTTTATCCCTTTGTCCATGCGGCCTTTTTTAAATGAGGTTTTATGAATAATGAGATGCTCACTAAAGTAATAAATCTAGTTAATTCAACTAATGAAATGATAAAACTTAGAAACGAAGAAATACAACTTTATCATAAACTTACTAGGGCTATCATTGGTCAAAAACTATTAAAAGACCAAAAATCTAAAGAAGTTAAATCTATCGAACTACCCGTAAAGACACAAAATATTCTGAAAGAGCACGGCGTAAGATTTGGTTGGCCACATGGAACAAGCATTAAATTATATGACTCTGGTGCAGTAGAAGTATTAGCAAGTATAAAAAATACAACTACTTATATATTCGTAATTGAAGATAATACTATATTAATTCCAGCTTAGGTAAGTACCATAATGGCAAGAAAAAAGAAAGTTCTAAGAGAATACAACGTCTGCAAGTGCTTAGTAACTAACATACAGTCAGTTACAGGGCATAAAACACACGAGATACTATCATATATGCATTCTCTAGCAGAGAACTGCATAAAAGAGAATGGATTAAGAGTAGATAAATATGAAGAAGTGTCCTACTACGAGCCGACTATAATTGACTACTCCTATTATCCTAACACTAAGATATATCTAGCCGTATCTATTAGTAGAATTTCTAATCTAATAGAAGAAGACAATTCCGACGACTTAGTACAGTGCATGTATGTAGACTACAAGTTCTACACGCCTTCTTCTATTAAAAAACTAACACAAGAACAGTTTGACGATATAGTTATCGATGCAATGCTGACTGACTTTTCTATGGACTTTGATCCGCCTGCTATAAAGAAAAGAAAGACGCTTGTTCAACTAAAGAAAGAAGAAAAAGAGCGTGAGGCTAAAGAAAAAGTAAGACAAATTAATTATCTAAAAAAAGAACTAAAAAGTCTTCTTAGGCAAACTCTAGAATATAAAGCAAATGCTGTAGATGACAGTTCCACTAAATCTACAAGAAACTACTATGTTAGACAATTTAAAAAAAGTGAAAGAGAAATAAACTATGTAATTAATCAGCTAAAAAACCTAGGCGATAAAACACATGAGGTGCTTTTGACCCCAACAGATTCGATAAATAATCAAACGGAGGGCAAATGTCAAACCAAAGTCAAACTCAAGCTCTAGATCTCACAGAAGAAGAGAAACAACATCTTGAAGAACTAAAGCGCAAAGCCAAAGAAGCTGGCATGCGATCTCGTGAAGAAGCCCTAGAAGCTGCGAAGCGCGAAATGGTGGGTGCAGACGAACAAAAGCAATGTTTGCAAACCGCAATATTTCAGACGACTAAAACAAATCCATTCATGGGCTCTGTACTTCAGTGTATGAACATGACCTATAGCCACGTGATTCCAACTGCTGGTGTTATGTTTAATGCTGAGTTGAAGCGCTGGGATATGCTGTTAAATCCATATTTTTTCTGTCGTAAACTAAATGAAGTACAACGTAAAGCAGTTTTATTGCATGAGCTCTATCATATTACTCACAAGCATCCGCTACGTGTTCCATTCATGAAACTATCAAGCCATAAGCGTCAGCTCATGAACATCGCTATGGACATGGCAATTAACCAATTCATTAAAGATCTTCCAGCCGGATGCCCTCAGTGTCCGCCGCGTAAGCCAGGCCAATTCGCGTCCTTGCCATGCGAAAATCCAGACTGCTGTGGCTCAGGTATCGACATCAAAGATTTCTTCGACACAGACAAAAATGGCAAAATAGTTCAATGGGAAGCACGTCAGCCAGCTGAGCACTATTACGAAAAGCTAATGGAAAGATTTCAGGATCCAGATCCGGAAGATCAAGACAATAAGGATGGCAACGCAGGTGGTGGTGCAAGCAGCGGCGATCTTCCAAAAACAACTGATGTTCACCACTGGGATGGCTCAAGTGAAGAAAAAGATATGCTTGAAGCAACTGAAGATCTAGTTAAGCGTGCAATGATTAAATGCAAGTTTGGCCACGATGAGCTGCCAGGTCATATCAGAGAACTACTTGACCATATTAAGCAGCGCAGAGCAGAGCTAGACTACAAACGTCTGATTCTTCAGGCGATGAAGTCCTCGCTTCCTGCCAACTTTCGCGTCAAATCATGGACTCGTAAGAGCAAACGCTATGGCGCAAAAGCACCAGGCAATAAGAATGGAGAAGAACCTAAGCTAGATAATTTTATCGACACATCAGGATCTATCTCCATCGAAGAAGCAAATAACTTCCTAGATATCGTAGATGAGTTCTTGCGTGTTGGCGCTAGGAAGTGTACACTCAATATGTTTCATACTTCTAACTATTATCGCGAAGACTACAAGCGAGGTCAGCGTATCAAGCGTGAAGATATTCAGTCAGGCGGAACATGCCTAGAAGATTCATTCCGCGTGATTGCAAAATCTAGACCTGACCTAGCGATTATCTTAACCGATGGCTACTACAGCCATGTTGATACAAAGAAGCTGGTAGGCCCAAATGGCAGGTTTCCAAATACTGTGTTTATCATCAGCAAGGATGGTACTACGGATCATCCGTTTAAAAATGAACCGTGGGCAAAGACAGTACAGATTCCAGGCAGTGTGAAGCGATGAGTAACTTTGGCTTAAACTTAAGAAGCCACAAATGGCGCTGGACCTATGACGAGCAAGGTACAGACGCCTACAATGTATTGGGTGCACTAGAGTGCACTCTTTATAATTTAAGCATAATGGCGCCATTAAATAATTATTGGAATATGGATGAAATGGAGCGTTTTGGTTTTGAGTTTAGCTTCTTAACCAAGCGAAACATAAAGGACAACTGTGGACAATAGTAGGATCGCCTTAAAAGGCCTCAGAAAGAACGATCAAGGAGACATAGTCGAGTATGATCTTAGCATAAAATTAAATGAAATAACTGTAATCTCTATGGTTAGAGATGAGGCCTATGTATCTATATTTAATGGTCGTTGTTATAGGGTTAGTCATAGTTTTGATGAATTAAAAAGACTAATAGAAAACACAGAAACAAGCCAACTGTAGCAGTGTCAGAGGCTATTTATAGTAAATTATATGGTATAATATAGGTATGGAAAACACTAAGCTGCTTGATTCTTTACAAGAAATTTATGATGACCTAATCTGGCTCGAAGAGCAGGTTGCCTCTGATCTAAATAAGGGGCCCAACTATTGGAAAGACAAGGACCCGGCTAAGTATAAGAAAATGCTAACAAAATTGCGAAGAGATCGCAAAACACCTGGCCATAAAGAGCGCGGCTATCAGCAGGTTCTTCAGGCTAAGCGGCGTGAAAAAGGTAAGCCTGGCACGCGTAGCGGCCAAAATGGCAAGAAGGGTCACTCTTCAGGGCATATGAAGACTAAGACAGGTGCTGCAGCGAAGCGCTATGCTTCTGCCGAGAAAAAGCATGGTAAGAAGATGTCAATGAACCGCAAGAACAACAATAAAGGATACGCCTCGGGCAACGTAAAGCTTATATCTCAGAAATACAATAAGGGCGACGAAAAGTATTCTAGAAAAGCACCTGAAAATAATCTTAAAAGTAAATTAAAAAAACTAAAAAAAGCATTACTTGATTATCTTTAATTAAATATGGAAAAACTACACATATCTGAAAATGGTCAGTGGCAGCTAAATAAAGTTTTACTAAATTCAATAAGTCCTGCGGACGCAGAAGTTAAGAATCCAGAAGCAGACAGAAGAAATATATCGGTGGTAAACAAGCAGCTGCCAAACGGTCTGATCTATAAGCAGTTTAAAGTACGCGGAAGCAACAGCAACGCTAGAATTCATACGTTATATGAGAAAAATAACCCCGAACCTGTAAGCATAATGAATACATCAGATTCTCAAGATGTCGGCAACGACAAAATCTATAAGAATACAGTTAACTGGGCGTCAACTATACCAGAGCATCAAAAAAAAGGTCTTGGTAGACAGCTATATTTGGCCGCACTAATGCATTTGGGCACAATACACTCTGATGATAACATATCTCCGCATATACATAAACTCTGGGGCAGTCTATCAAAGATACCTGGGCTTTCGGTGCGACTGAGTGCTGGAGATAGTGAACTGCATAGACACAGAGCAGAACTAGATCCAAGCAAAAAACTAGATCTTAATTCGCTATTTCATAGTATAAATCTCTAATAGCGTAAAATTAAAGCCACAACCATATGACAGCTAATTATAAAAGAAAAAGACTTATTGAAAAAAATAGCTCGGATAGGGAGACGACTGCGATTCGTAAGCAGCTCAATTCCTCAGAGAGAATTAAGACAAAAAATGAGATTAAAAAAAATATAAGCGATAGAATACAAATAGCTCAAGAACTAAGATGGGAGTTCGAGGTGAAGCAGTCATCAGAATGCCATCATAATGAAATATTTGGCCCACACGTGCATATGCAAACAATGCTAGCACTGCTGGATGTAGGTGATTTCGATCTATATCGCTGCACATGCCTAGACACTTACAAACTATCCGATGAACAGATATTGAAAATGTTTGGCCTATAATTACTCTGTAATTTCATAAACGTATAATATCTTTAAGATTATAAAAAGAGGTAGTATGCGACTTGGCTTTGCCTGCAAATATATGCATGATATTGAGCTTCCAGCAAAAGAGCTAGAGGCTATCGAGTCACGACTTAACTGTCGTACGACCACGTTTACGTGGGCAAATAAACAGAAGCGCTCTGTCGCAGAGGAGCGATTGCACTCAATACTAGATCATAACCTAGCTGCACTCGGCGGAATTATAGACTATGTGGGAACACTGGATCCTGAATTGCGTATGTTTCGCATCAGCAGTGATATATGCCCGCTATACACACATCCAAATTGGATCAGCTTCTGGAAAAGCTGCGAACTACAATCGAAGCTTGAAAAAGAATTAACGCATATAGGTGGCAAGACGCGGGATCTAGGCATCAAGGTTTCCTTTCACCCAGCTCAGTTTACTGTGCTAGCGAGTGACAAGGACGATGTGGTAGACAGGTCACTAGAAGAGTTTGAATATCATGCGGATATGGCTCGATGGCTTGGCTACGGCAAATCTTTTCAAGATGGCTGCAAGATAAATATACATATTGGTGGTAAAGGCGGTACCTCTACGCTTATAAAAAACCTAGGTCGACTATCTGATGTGGCTAGAAATCTAATCACAATAGAAAATGACGAGTTTAGTTATAGCCTAGATGAGACAATTAAACTTAAACAACATGTCGCATTAGTTTTAGATGTACACCATCACTGGATAAACACAGGCAAATATATCGAACCTGACTCAGACAGCGTTAAGCAGGTTATAGAAAGTTGGCGAGGTATAAGACCTAGTATGCACTATAGTATATCTAAACAATCAGTTTTTGCCGATCATTCGTCAGATGAAAAACCTGATCTTGCACTACTATTAAGTGCTGGCTACAAAAAAACAGCTTTAAGAGCTCATTCAGACGACTACTGGAATCTGGCATGCAATGACTGGATCTCGGGCTTCAGAAAAGACTTTGACATAATGTGTGAAAGCAAGAGTAAGAATTTAGCCTCTATAAAATTGTTAGATTATTTGCGAGGTAAACAATGAACGCAATTATTCTAGGTTGGCTTTTCATAGGATCAGTCGTAAATCTTTTCATACATTACAGAAACGCTGATAAATTTGGCACTGCACTTATGGGTGGACAGCTCAACATACTTGTATTTCTACTTATGGGCTTCACTAATCATATACTTTGGCCACTCGCTCTCTACACCGAACTCACTAGAAAACTCTGACAGATTCGATATTAATACATGAGAGTTAGTGATAAAATTCAGATAGTTGAAAATTTTTTGGCATGCTTGGACAAACTTGTTGAATTTACTCAAGTAGAATCAGATACTGGCATTGAGACTAGTGATCTAGTTCTAGTTCTAAGAATTGGAATTTATATAGATTAAATGCTAGAACAGATTAACCCCGCTGTTCTATCATCGGGCACAACTAATAGGATTTGGTTGTGCCCTCTTTATAAGAGGAATATGCTGCCAGAAGGATCGAAGTCCATAATAAAACTAATATCTTTTCTAGATAATCTAGATTTATTGATTTTTTATAGCGGAAATTCAGAAACACTCATGTGGGAGTTTGCTACTCCCGGAACAAAAATAGGTCAAAAACTGGAGGTACTAGATGCTAAGCTCTACACAGATGAAATATATCGAGCTAGAGAAGAAGAAAGAGGCTTACAAGAAGTTCTTGGAAGAATTAAAGGAGGCTACTCAGGCAGTAGTGAATGAAGTCGGAGTCGGCGGTCATTTTCAAGATGCTGAAGGTACCGTTTATCAGGTTGAAGAATCTGACGGGAAATTCGTGTACTTTGACAGATTCGAAATTAAACGCACGAGACGTAGTGGCGAAAAATCTGGCACACTATCTCTAACAAAAGCAAAAGAACTAGGTTATGGAGTAGCATAGCTTGTTAAATTTCAAACGTTTTAGGAGTTACCATGTCTATTTTTAAAGATCGTGTCTATGAAGAGATGGATGACATATCCAGGCTTATTGAGCCATATCAATGTGGTCTGAACGAAGACCTATCGAAGTTTCCAGATAGGCTAGAAATTGATCCAGATCAGCTAGAGTCTACATGGGGAACAAACGTGCGTGATATAGTTAGAAGATATGCAAAATCTGCGGAGCTCAATGCTCTTTCAGAAAACGTCTGGGACCTAGATCCTAATTTCTTTCAGTTTGAGATAGTTAACTCAGAAGGTGAGCAAACAGATTCACTGCGTTACAATTTTGCTACTAAAGAAATAGACGGCAAAATTTTTCTAGTGAAGAAAATGTTCTGCGTTGAAGACGACGGTGTCATGAACATAATTATTAAAAATGTAGAAAATAAACTTAGCATGTATAATCGTCACGCTGATTCAAAAAGAATAAATGAGATTGCTGATCTATTCAATGCAGAAGAAGTAAAGCAGAAAAGATCAGCCAGTAAAAAAATGCGTTGTCTAAGAAATCATATAGTTGGTCTGATTAAGTCTAAAAAGCTAGACATACGAGATGCAGAGCTTGCCGCTAGATTCAGCAACTGGATAGTGCTCTATGCTAATGATGGAAGTTTACCTGCGCTTGCAAATATTACGAAGCTAAAAATTATGACTCATCAGAATAAACCTATATATTCAATTGATGAAAGGAGCACCGTATGAAGTTTGATGATCGCCTAAAGTCTTTAACAAGTAGTATTGATCCAGGTGCACCTCTTATAAGACTAAAGATGTCTAGTGATTTGAAGACAATAAGAGCAGAGTCGATGCCGTGGTTTCCTCCTGCCGACGATCCTAGTTTTCTAGGTCGATTAATCACTGAGTGTGTTAGACGTACTCAGACTATTAATGGCTATACGATAGATTATGCTGCAACTAAGTCAAATATAACTGAGTCAGTTGTAGATAATTTTTCTCATCTATATACAAGGGTATCTACGAATAAAGAACCAACTAGAACCAAGACATTTAAGGCAATTAAGCAGCTGCAGCGAAAAGCACGTCGCGAAGAAGATATATTCGAAGACTTTTTTGCTATTGCAGAATACAATGATCAGGTTACTAGAGAAGACAGTATTACAAGTGTGAGCAATCAAGTTCATCGTAAAAATATACTCTATTTAATAGAGTCACTAGTGAGGAAGCATGGAAGTGAGAACAATAACTAATGAAATGGTGCTTAAATATGCACCGATGATTGAAAGCTACATGGCTAATTCAGTTAGAAAAAACTGGAACGAGGCCTGTCTAAGTAAAAACAATGATTGCGTAAGCTTAGGCAACAGCGGCTGGACTATGGCCGATATCCGCTCATATCTAATGACGGAAGTTTTTATAGCATTACGCAACTATAGCCCAGACCACAATACGAAAGAGTCTACTTTTGTATATGGCCATCTTAGTAAGCGAGTTGGTTCACTAATGAAAAAACTAACAAATAAATCAAAAGGCTATGGGTTTTGGTCTCTTAATTTAGAGACGGTACTTGGTGAAACTGAATATGATGATTAAGTATAATTGTCATGGAGGGGACATGAAGAAATTTAACAATATACATGAAGCATATCTAGGTGTTCTAGCTGACGTCTATGATAATCCAGATCACATTTGTTCACCGCGAGGTCAGCGAGTCCGTGAGAAGATGTATTATGCCTTTCAGATCGCAGAGCCAAAAAGTGAGACGATAGTTACACATGATGCCGCACGCAACAAGACTATTGCAAGCTATACAGCGAAAGAATGTGGACTCTACAATTCTGGCTCCAACAAAGCAGTCGACTTTGCTGAAGCATCTAAGTTTTGGCTTGATATCGCAAATCCAGATGATACAATAAACTCAGCTTATGGCTATCTAGTTAAGCATAACAAGTCGCATGGCAACCCTAAGTATGAGCTGTTTAATAATCTGCAAGGTCTTATCTCAGATCAGGTGGTCAATTATCTTATTGACAATAGCGGCAGAGTTATGCGAACTCCCTGGGAGTGGTGCGTTGATGCGCTGAGATCTGATAAGGATACACGGCAGGCTATACTGCGTTTTAGCTTACCAGAGCATTTCTATAAGGGTAACAAGGATATGACTTGTACCTTAGACGGCAACTTCCATATCAGGGATGATAGGTTGTTGTTCAGAGTTCACATGCGAAGCAACGATCTTACTTTAGGTCTAGTCTATGACTTGCCGTGGTTTATATCGCTAGCAGAAGATATGATTAAAGAGCTCAGTGATATCTACCCAGATCTGAAGCTAGGTCCATATACACATATGGTTGACTCTATTCATACCTATGACAGAGATGAAGAAAAAATCCTCAAGATGCTAGGAAGGCGATGATGGACGACGCAGTAACAAAAGCCTATATAGATTCAGTAATGGGGGCTAGTGGTGCGAACGTAAATCCAATTATTAGCACTACGGGCACAAGTTCAGGTCACTTAACCATCAATCCAGCCTATTCACTGCATATAGGGCCTGGGTTGTCATCTAAAGAAGAAGTGGAATTGAAAGAACTTCAACTTGAACATGAAAAGCTGTTAAGACAAAAAAGAATACAGATGTTTAAGAACATGCCAGCATCATTTAGGCAGTTTATAGTAGATACCATAAATGTAAATGATTTTGTAAGTAGTCTAAAGTCTGCTACAGTAGATGACTCAGAGCTGGTAGAAAAAATTAGCCAACTTAAGTCTAGAGACTCTAGGTTTCATCTCAGTGGGCATTATGGTGAAGGCATCTACTTGTCTGTTCCATATCAGCTGCTTGAACTTATATCAGTTGAAGAATTAAGGGATGCTCATGCTACTCAGACTCTAGAAGAGGAACTATCTGCTTCGACAGATTCGATAAATAAACATGAATAAAATACGAGATCTTGGCATTAAAAAAAATGACATAGTGCGAATCAAGTTTAAAAACTTGAATTCAATCGTTAAAGAATCTGGTATTACCTTTCAAGACTTAGACGACCACTTGCGATTAAGCTGCAACATGAGAGCCTATTATAGCGGCGGAGATTTTCTGGTTGGCGAAAATTTTGATAAGGAGCTCTACGACCTTTCTTTTGGCGATTGCATTATGGTGCGAAATCACCTTGATCATGACACTAGCTTTCAGGTTTACGATTTTGCAATTGACTCTATAGAAATAGTGGATGATGCTAGGCGATTCATCTCATCAGAGCTTGATTTAATAGTTGTGAGAGTAGAAGACGAATTATTTATAAATGGCAAGCCACTGATAGGCGATGAGCTACAAAAAAAGAAAGATCATAATCGCTATAGCAAGAATGAAGATAAAGAGTATCAAAATGAAAATAGAAAACTACTCAAAATATTTGAGGAGTTTATAGCAGACTTGGCAGTGAGAGATTCAATTGACAGTAGGGGGTCAAAATGAGCTTTATTCCAGATTCAACTCAAAGTCACAAAGACAAAGTTTCACCTAAGAAAGATGACAGTCTAACTGTGGCCAAACCACTGACTCAGTCAGAAGATTTCTGTGCAGAGCTTATGGAAGGCACGATGGATTTCTCTAAAATTATAAATGAGAAGTTTATTGTTGCAGTCAATACTGGTTCTAGAAATAAACCTAATATACTAGCCTCAACAATGCGAGGCCCGTTCGACTTCTATGAGATGGTTGAAACAGTTGGTTGCATGTGGGAGCGCGAGCAACATCATGCGATGGTCTATGCTTTAACCAAAGACTTCAATAAGTCTTCGGCATTTTTAGACGAAGGCACAGTAGATTATATCGAGGCAAATTGGGAAGATATCGTGGCTACTGGAATTCTTGAGGCTGCCCTTTCAGATGACGGCCCAGTGATTCCTGCAGGCCTTATTGAGGCTAATAAAGAGGAAGAATAGTGCTGCTAAACAAGATTAATTTGCTAGACAAAGGTTTTGTGGCGCCCTTATCTTTTGCGGGCGATGGCAGACTGCTGCAGGATCTGCAGGATCATTACTTTAGAGCGAAAACCAACGTTAAACTGCTAGAGATATCTTCTGCAGTTTTAGTTATAAAATGTCCACTTTTTGTGCAGTTAAATCTGTCACAATACGGCCTCAACATTATCACAACCCCCTCTGAGAATGTTGAGGCCTATATTCCTGATGTATCTTCTATAGATGGCGAAACTCTAGAAGACAAGAGTGAGATTGCGAACTATATAAAAATAACAACAGAAGCCTTACTGCTAAATCATAAGGGGATAGTTATGGACGGAGCTTCTAGATTTACAGCTCAGCTACTAACACCAATAACTGTTTATAATGAACTTATAGTGGCGGGTAGGTTGTCAAATTGGGTTTCTTTTCTTAGGCAAAAGAAATTACCAAAAGAAATAGAGAATTATAGAAAAGTCATAGAGGGTATTCTAAGGGTAGAATGGAAGAATCTAGATCAATTCATAAAATAGAGGACAGTATGGACGTGACGCTTTCAGAAGAAGATAAAAAAAGAATTAAAAACGCAGAATATTATGAGCAAAGTAAAACCATAATGAAGTCTTTTGAAGACTACGCTCATGTAAATGTAGGTGAAGTTTATTCGATAGTCTGGATTTCTACAGATAAAACAAGAAACTATGTCAGGCGACATGGCAGCGGCAATAAAACTAAATTCCTAGTTGTTCATAAGGATGAAGGTTTCGTATTCGCAAAAGCAATTAATTCAAGTGGCGGTTTAGGCAAAGACGTGGTCTGCTTAACAATAAGATATCCTAGTCGATCATATGAACTTGAACTAGATGATGCTCAAGCAGAAGCCATAATCTTTTCAAAAGAAAATGACTTTGATCCATTTAAAGAAGGCAAGCAGCTAGCAAAAAAGAAAAATAAAGCTAGAAATCTTAATAAGAAAAAAATAATAGCATTTAGCACTGAACAAGAAGCTTATAATTTTGCAACTAATCTTAAAATCGGCGATACGATATATGATGCAAATACGGCGTTTGGCGAAGCCATTGTTAAATGGCAAATTAAGAATGTAATAATTACGCAGACAGACAAGACTCCGATGACAGACTGGAACGGCAGCGTCTACGCATATGGAAAAACTAACGAAGATCAGATTTATAATAAATTTGGATTTACTGACAAGGTACTCGTAGAAATAGAGGCTCAAGGTGAACTACCTAAACCTCGTCGCTGGATTTCAAGGTCTCGAACGCTGACTATCGAATCTTTCTTGTCTAAGAGACATAGAGACTGGTATTCGTCTAGACCACTAACAATTGACGACGTATGACGCGACCAAGTAAGCTAGAATACTGGATGAGCATGGCCGTAGCAGTGTCAGCTAGATCACATGATGCTGAAACTAAGGTTGGTGCTATTCTTATTAAGAACGATACCGGCATGGTGGTGGCAACTGCGCATAATGGCTTCGTTCGCGGTGCACCAGATCATCTACTGCCCAAGACTCGACCTGAAAAATACGAGTATATGATTCATGCTGAGGATAATCTTATCTCGCACTGCGCTAAGTCTGGCATCTGCATAGATAACTGCACTCTAGTTATAACACTTAGTCCCTGCCAGAAATGCCTTAGACTAATGTGGCAGGCTGGAATAACGCAGGTTGTATGTAGAGATCTGTACAGAGATCATAACATAAACATGAAGGATCTTAGGATTGAACAAGAGACCACGCCGGAAGGCTTCTACAAACTCAGCTACAAACTTTGATAGCTATGAGCACATCTTTGGAACGACTAGAAATAACACATTTAGGTTGTTGATTGTTTTTGCTAAATTAAAAGTCATAGATTACTACGAAATGAACAGTACACTGACTAAAATAAAAAGATATTCATATGAGTTTGATCAAAAAGCAATTGATAATAGTAGGCAGTAATCCTAGCTCTGCGTCACCCGACTGTTCACCTTTTCACCCAACTACAAAATCACGACAGTTTATAGATAAGCTATTCAATGGCAGTGACTATGAGTTGACCTATATAAATCTAGTTGACTATAAAACAGAAGGCAACAAGCCACTTAGTAATAAGGTTATCAAGCTAGAACTAGTCAATATCAAGCAAAAATTTCACGGAATCTTCGATACGAAAATAATCACTCTTGGAAAACAGGCTTCTTACGGTTTAGGTCTAGCTGATATAGAGCACTTTGCTCTGCCTCATCCAAGTGGTCTATGTAGATTCTGGAACGACAGAGCGGCCTCTGAAGCTAAGATACAGGAGATGTTCGTATGGATAGAGTCGCGCTATTCGTAAAAGGTCTGCATAGAACTGAAATGTATTGGCTGCTAGTTAAGCTCGGTATAATAGTTAAATGAATGAAGACCTAGAGAAGCAGGCCGAAAAGATACGCAAGGGCTTTGTCTCTGTCACCGAAGACGAAGACGAGGTGAGTCTATCTTTTCTAGACGAGATAAATCAACTAGTTAGAATAGTTCTCAAAGATGATCCCATAGATGTATATACACTCTTAACTCCAGCCGAACTTGAACGCTGGCGCAAAGCTAAATTTAAGCGTCAGGTTAATAAGATTCTGAGTAAATTTTCATTTCAATTCATATCATATTTCATATTGCTAAGTACAATCACGGGATTTCTGGTGAGTGAAGCCTTGCCTTTCTATGGCGAAGGCGAGATTACAGCAAAGACCTGGCTTCAGGCCATACTGACAGAGGTTTGCTTCATATTCTTATCTGGCTACAGAGCAGATCCAGGTATTCAGAAATGGTTTGTAGGCATTCTTAGAGCATCGATTTTTGCCCTTATGTTGTTTGTGATTACTTCCGAGATCACGTTGAAGGGCACGCGAGATATTGATCAGATTGACAATCTTGCAGATCGTATCGCGCGTCTAGAGAAACAAATAGATTCAATAAACAAAGAGATCGACTACTATAAGTCTATTGACTGGAAATGGCGAATGACTCAAGGTATCAAGAAGCGCGATGAGCTCGAGAAGCAGGTGCAAGAGTTGAAAGAGAAGCAGAGCGAGAGCGGCACTCGAGAAGTTTCAAAACTATTACAATACAAGATCTATGGCAAGGCAGCATTTAGGGTTATCTTACTGATGATATCGGTACTAATAACACGAAGACTGTTTAAGTTTTGATTATATATTTTTTTAAATTTACTATATTATCATAACGCCTGAATAAGGTAACTGATTGAAGAGTATTAGTCCATCAGAAAAAATAATTAAGCTACCGTAAACTGAGCTGTATTTTATTCCAGTCAATGAATTCTGAGATCCAGAAGTTGTGGCTTTTGTTCCAGGTACTACATCTAGGTTGTCGCTAAACGCTGTATCAAATACACCTGATGTGCTTAATTTAGCTATGTGATTAGCATTATTGGCAGTATTTTTAAATTGAGTAAAAAATCCAGCAACATACAAAATAGTACCGACAATTGCAATACCCCAAACAGAGCTATTAAACCCAGAAGTTGTGGCTTTTACTCCAGATACTACGTCTAGATTATCGCTAAACGCTGTATCGAATACGCCTGATGTGCTTAATTTAGCTATATATTTGGCATTATTAGCGGTATTTTTAAATTGAGTAAAAAATCCAGCAACATATAGACTAGTTCCATCAATAGCCATTGTATAAACGGCATTATTAAATCCAGAAGTTGCGGCCTTTGTTCCAGGCACTACATCTAGGTTGTCGCTAAACGCTGTATCAAATACGCCTGATGTGCTTAATTTAGCTATATATTTGGCATTATTAGCAGTATTACCAAATTGAGTAAAACCTCCACCTACATATAGGCTAGTTCCATTAATAGCCATTGTGTAAACGATACTATTAAACCCAGAAGTTGTGGCTTTTACTCCAGATACTACGTCTAGATTATCACTAAACGCTGTATCAAATACGCCTGATGTGCTTAATTTAGCTATGCGATTAGCATTATTAGCGGTATTTTTAAATTGAGTGAATTGTCCGCCTACATATAGACTAGTTCCATCAATGGCTATTGCCCCAACATAATTATTAAAACCAGAAGTTGTGGCTTTTGTTCCAGACACTACATCTAGGTTGTTGCTAAAAGCTGTATCAAATACGCCTGATGTGCTTAATTTAGCTATGTATCTTGCGTTATTAGCAGTATTACCAAATTGAGTGAATTGTCCGCCTACATATAGGCTAGTTCCGTCAATGACTATTGTGAGAACCCTGCCATTAAATCCTATGCCTATATTATTTTGAAATGCAGTATCTAAGGTGCCGTTTGGTAAAATTTTACATATTGATTGAGTTCTAGTTCCGTTGTAAGTAACAGTTCCTATATAGATATTACCATTAGCGTCTACGGCACATGAATCTGCATTACCGGATCCGTATTTATTTTGTATAAGATTTTGAAATACGCCAGAAGTGTTTAACTTTGCAAAACCTAAGCACGCAGAATTTTTAAATGCAAGCATATCTCCACCTACATATAGGTCTGTTCCTTTTATAGCCACACATCTTACAGTGCAAGAACCAACAGTTCCTGTTAGTGAAGTAGGGCTAAAACCAGAAGTTGTGGCTTTTACTCCAGACACTACATCTAGGTTATTGCTAAAAGCTGTATCAAATACGCCTGATGTGCTTAATTTAGCTACACCTCTAGCGTTATTGGTAGCATTAAAGTCGTATATACGTCCACCTACATATAGGCTAGTTCCATCAATGACTATTGCATAGACATCGCCATTCCCAAAAGAGGAGCTGGTTACATTATTACCGAAAACCGTATCAAATACGCCTGATGTGCTTAATTTAGCTATCTTTCTAGCATTAGCAATATTTTTAAATTGAGTAAACTCTCCGCCCACATATAGGCTAGTTACATCAATGGCTATTGTGTAAACCCTATTATTAAAACCAGAAGTTGTGGCTTTTGTTCCAGGTACTACATCTAGGTTGTCGCTAAATGCTGTATCAAATACGCCTGATGTGCTTAATTTAGCTATGCGATTAGCATTATTGGCAGTATTTTTAAATTGAGTGAATTGTCCGCCTACATATAGGCTAGTTACATCAATGGCTATTGTGTTAACAGCACTGTTAAAACCAGAAGTTGCAAATGATTTAGTTCCAGATACTAAATCTAGGTTGTCGCTAAACGCTGTATCAAATACACCTGATGTGCTTAATTTAGCTATATATTTGGCATTATTAGCAGTATTACCAAATTGAGTAAAACCTCCACCTACATATAGGCTAGTTCCGTCAGTAGCTATTGTATTAGTATTACCATTAAATCCTAAACCTGCGTTATTTTGAAATGTAGTGTCTATGCTACCATCCGCTAAAAATTTGACAATATTACCACAATAATAATTAATACCGTTAGGATCAACGAAGCCGATAAATGAGCCAACAACAATAATTGAATCATCTGGTAAAATCAATATGTCTTGTATTTCTAGTGTAGGTCCGTATAGTCCCCTATATTCTGCATTTTGTAATTTGTTTAAAATGGTAGTTGTTCTTTTTTTTAAAAAAGAAAAAGGTTTGGACGACATCTAGCTCTCCATAATTAAACGTTAGAAAGACCAGTTACTGATGACAAATAAGTTTTACTATTTGCCCTAATAAAAGTATACACTGCAGCAGAATTTGCTGCAATTTGTAATGTGCCGGCTTCTTTGTATATACCAGAAGGAAAAGATACCGTAAGGGTCAAACCAGAAGTATTTGTTAAAATTATAGAGATACACTTTCCTTCAACTAAATTAGAGAAAGTGAAAGTGGAACTTAGTGAGATGTCTCTATAGAATATCTCTGATAAACTCCAGTCAATGTCCAGGGCAGAAATTAAAGAAGCAGAGTAGGCTGATCCAACAACTAAATTACCTGATCCTAGTATAGAAGAACCATTTATGGTCTTTATGTTTGTCGCAGAAACGAGAGTGGCTTGCTTTTCCGTATTTAATTCATTAATTGCAGCTTGTACTGTTGTAGACGATATAGTACCAGAAGGTGTGTTAGTGACTGCTGTAGCGTTTAGCGTTTGAAAAGTTTTATCGCCGCGCCAATATTGAGAAGTCGTGCCAGCCGTTATGGTAGCTTGTTTTGTATCCAGTTGAGTCTGAATTGCTGAAGTTACCCCATTAAGATAATCAAATTCTGCATTTGATACTAGGCCTGAGCCAATTTTTGAAGCGTCTATTGTTACTGCTTGAACTGCAGTCGTAAAATCAGATATAGTAGAAGCTAGCTGCGCACCAGTATGAGTTGCCCTATCTCTTAGATTTGCTGCGCTTACATTATCTACATCTGATAAGCCTATATCTGACTTAGTTAATACTACGTCTCCAGTTTGTGTATTTACAGAGGTTACAGCTCCACCACCTCCACTAATAACTAGATCACCTGATCCTAGGATAGAAGATCCGTTTATAGTCTTTATGTTGGTCGCAGAAACTAGTAGGTCTTGTTTTAAAGCTAGCGCAGAGCTATCTGCCTTTAAATCTAGCGCTGTCTGGGTAGCTGTACTAACTGGCTTATCTGCATCACTAGTATTATCTACATCTGATAAGCCTATATCTGACTTAGTTAATACTACGTCTCCAGTTTGTGTATTTACAGAGGTTACAGCCCCACCACCTCCACTAATAACTAGATCACCTGATCCTAGGATAGAAGATCCGTTTATAGTCTTTATGTTGGTCGCAGAAACTAGTAGGTCTTGTTTTAAGGCTATATCTGATTCAAGCACGACTAACTCAGATTGAAGTGTAGCTAATCCTGGCACACTAGGCGAATCTGCGGTTCCGCTTAAATCACCGCTTAATTGTATGATACCTTTTGTAGTAGTTGTAGCGTCAGCCCCACCACCTCCACTAATAACTAGATCACCTGATCCTAGGATAGAAGATCCGTTTATAGTCTTTATGTTGGTCGCAGAAACTAGTAGGTCTTGTTTTTGAGATAGCTGAGAAACAGTGACTGCATCTTGTGCACTTGTACCGTTTATTAAGTTTGTTATTTTACCTAATGTCTGAAAGTTCATTTCAGTATTAGTTAAAACACTACCCCTAGTTCCTGTAGCAGTACCTGTATATAATAGGATGTTGCCAGAGTTGCCAGCAGACGCGTTACCTGAAACAAGCTCAATAGGGCCAGTGCTTTGTGCGGCTCCAGTACGTACAATCGCAGCTCCAGAGCTTGAACCTCCGGTTCCAGATAGCAATCTAGCAGCTCCGGAAACTCCTCCAGTAGCAGGGCCAGAAAAAATATCCACCATTCCAGAGTTTCCACTTACTTGCGCGTCGCCTGAACCAACCTGTACTAGTCCAGAATTAGCTCCAGATGTAAAACCTGAAGCAAGAACGACTCTTTTAGAAGCGGTTCCAGCAAAGGCTCCTAGTTGATCTCCTGATCCTGCATAGAATTGCTTTGGACTACCGTCTTCCATCACGACAGCAAGGTAATTAGGACCCCAAGAAGGAACTCCTATATTTAAGTCAAGAAATTCCGCTGCATTTCCTGAAACAGGATTTACGGTAAGTGTACCTGACATCGTATCGCCAGTCTTACTAACTTTATTGTCTAAGGCATCTTTGATAGGACCATTAGCTGCCAAACTGCTAACTTTTATCTTTTTTGTTTGTGTATTTGCTATGTCTACTACGGGCAGAATGTCATTTGCGCCGATAGATGTGGTCTCTGTTAGTTCACTTATTTTTACGTTAGCCATGTTTCTCCTGTAAAGAAAGAGGTCCTAGGACCTCATTCCCTTATAGTCTCTTTTTAATTTTCTTCTTCTTGACTACTTTTTCCGTGACATCATGCTCATCGCTTTCTGCATCATCTCTTTGATTTTCATCATTAGTTTCTGCATCATCGACTGCTTTGGCGCCATTTTCTTTTTGCGTGCCATTTAACAACCTCTCTAGTAAATTAGACATATTTAAAAACTTTATACTCATAAGTTGCCCTATGACTCAAGGATAGCCTTGATTGCAACAAGGTCTGCGTCTAGCGGATATGCTGCGATTAGTAAATCGATAGCTTGTTCAGCTTTGCTCACCATATCAGCTACTTGCTTACCAAGTGACTTAGAAGCCATACCCTGACGACATACAGCTAGCAGTCCTTGCTTATGCTGACCTACTAAAGACTTATCTTCAGCTTCGACACTGAGTGAGTCAGCTTCGATGATAGCATCGATAGTAGTAATAGCGTCTGCTAATCGCTTGCCAAAAGCTTTGTGCGAGACTGCAGCTCTGCATCTACCTAGCGCTTTCTTGTCTGAGTTTTCTACCATTTCATTCTGTGAGATAGTAGTGAGAACCATAGCTTCGATAGCTAAGATAGCAGTCGCCACCTCAGTTCCGGCTCTCTTGTGTTTGAGTGATGCTCTCATCACTCTTTCTAAACTTGCTTTATGTTGTGCCATATCGTCTCCTTTTGATAAGTCGCTGCTATTAGATCAGCGTCACAACGTTAATAAAACTATTATTTTAACACTATAAGAGCCATTCCAACTTAAAGCAGATATTGTTAAATCTTTATATGATCCAAAGCGTCCCATCGCTGGCATTAGTATTTCTGAAAATCCACCAGATAGAGTTGATCCCCAATGTCCTCCTATAGGATGGCTGGCTCCGCCGTACGGGTTCAATATATCTATTCTAACATCATCTTGAAAAGAACCAGATAGCACTTCCATATAAACTCTAACAGTAAAACTTGCACTAGAGTTTATAGGCATCTCTGGGAATAGTGTGTTGAATTCTACAGAGCCACTTGCACTCGTAGATTGATTATAGACTAGGCTTACTCCATCTGGTAATTCTTGACCAGTTCCGGAAAGTGCAAATCCACTTAGTGTTGCATTATTGACTGGTGTAAAAATATGTTGCCAAAGATACGCAGCGCCTGGTGTCATATCAACATCGTAATCAGGATCAAACTCGGCTGCCGTTAATTCGCTTCTAATTACTTGAAAATAACCGCCATCAAAGTCTCTAATGATTATTTTTTTCACTTTAAATATATCTCTAGCCTTATCAGAGACCAAGAAGTTAGTAGTTGGAGAGGCTAGCGCAGCATCAAATTTTAGTATTTCTTTTTGACCGTCAATTGTTGACTGGTAGTATATAAGCACTTCTTTCCAGTTGACGCTGTCTGAAAAGTAAAGGTCAGCTAGCACTGAAGTGACTGCTGCTAGTGCTGACTTATCTAAGGTAAAACTGGCCGATTGGGCTTTTTCTATCGTGGCTGGTTTAGTTATTATAGGCATACGCTATCCTTAAGCTTCAAAAATTTCTATTTTTGTTATTTCAATTTGACCTGCACCCAGAGATAAGTTCTGAACTACAATTTTAAACCAATTTTGTGGAGCACTTTGTCCCCAAAAAAATCCGCTTTGGAAATTAAATTCCACGTAACCACCTGCATTTAATTGTAAGTCCTTATTTGCATCATACGCTCCATAGAAAAATGGAGGAATTTCAAAGATTACGTTTGTGCCGTACCCATATAGGCTCTGTAAGTATAGGATAGGAAATCCAGAGGTTTTATTTGCACTCTTTATGTATATTCTTGCTTTATAGTTAGAATACGGAGCAAACACAGATTCTGTTACAAAAAGTTCTCCACTTTCTAGAAATTTAGCACTAGCGTTAGATAAAATCGGTGCTACACCAGATATAAGAGATACGTTAGCGGGTAAAACACCTTGAGTAAAATCTAGGGTTTGATAGGGAAGAGGTCCTCCCATATCAATATCAAATTCAGCTACTATTAGTTCGCCTCTAAGAATCGTAAACTTTCCGCCGTCAAAATCGTTAATGACTATTTTTTTTATCTCAAATACGTCTCTGGCTTTAGCTGACGCGTAGAAACTAGCTAGTGGACTAAGCTGAGCTGCGTCAAACTTAATTACTTTTCGCTGATTTCCTGGGTTACTTACAAAAACCATATCTACCGATTTCCAGTTATCTGAATCTTGAAAATATAGATTAGAAACTATTGCAGCTAGAGCTGATTTATCTAGTTCAAATTCTGCTTTTTGACCTTTAGCAGGTGTTTGATTTTTAGTTAAAATAGGCATACATTATTCCTTATATTAAATTATAACACTTGAAGATATTAATGTTCCACCAGATGTAGCTAGTGATGCAATTGGTTTAATATTTGGAGCAGTGGCAACGGATGTGGTATAAATCACATCGCTATCGATATACATCGTTACAACTCCAGCTATTCTTGTAATTCTAAAAGCTTTATTGCTAGGATCACCCGCTGATGATACCCATATATTATTTATGTGAGGTCTAGAACCTCCACCACCCGCAACAATTCCACAAAAAGTAGGCGTGGATGTATTTGGACCGCTTTCAGAAGCATCAAAAAATCCAAATGCCGTGTCAGTTGGAAAGCTTCCAATATTGAAAGTTATATCAATATCTCCACCTGCTGTTGCAGTTTGAGTGTTAGAAAAAGCATTGTAATATGTGCTTCCACCTCTTCCGGCTCCATTTGTTAAACCGCCATCCGCTTCAGCATTATAGCTATTAGAAATTGGTTCCCATATAATAGCATTACCTGAAAGCGTAGTAGCTAAGCAGGTAACATCCGTACTGTTGGATCTGATAAATGGTTTATATGCATTTAGAGTGTATTGGATTGATTCTGTCCAAATAAGTGTTGAGTTATAATAGTATCTATATTGAGTGCTTGTTTGTTCTATTCTAAATGTTAAAGATGAACCTATACTTGAACTTAAAATTACTTGCTGATTGCTAGCTACATCAAATCTTACAATATTAGAATCTAGAATCAAAATATAGAATCTTGTATAGCTTGCTGGACCGCTATCCTCAGTAATCCCATCAACACCCTCAGTTAAACCAATTCTTATATTTTTACCACTAGACATGTTCGATAGATTAAATGTTATGTCAAGTAGAGCAGCTCCACTACCTAATGAATTTTCATCTAATCCATAGGACATTGATTGTGAGGATGGAAGATTAATACTATTTCCGCTTCTTGTTACTCCAGTAGAAATAGTTTCAAAATAGAGTTCATTTAATGCAGGAGCCGCACTTGTATCAATATCAAACTCAGATGTAGTAAGCTGAGATCTAGGAATAGTAATACTACCTGCATCAAAATCTACGATTACAATTTTCTGAACTTCGAATATATCGAGAGCTTTATCAGATACTAAAAAGTCAGCTGTTGGAGAAGAAACTGTAGCGTTGAATTTTAAGATCTCTCTTTGATTCCCTGTACTAGATCTATAATAAATAAGTACTTCTTTCCAGTTATCGGAGTCTGAGAAGTAATCGTCAGCAACAACAGAAGATACAGCAGCTAAAGCTGCTTTGTCTAGCGAGATTTCTGCTGGGGAATTTTTATCTATTGTGGAAGGCTTAGTTATTATAGGCATATGTTATTCCTTTTAGGTTATTAAACCTCTCCGCCAATTTGAATTTTTGTTATTCTTAAAAGCTTGCCCGGTGTAGGGGTATTCTGAAACCATATAGTAGGTAGGTAACTTGTTCCAATAGTATATCCACTGGCAAACTCTGTATCAAAATATCCATTTTGAATTTCAGTTAAAGTAAGCGTTCTACTTGAATAAGCAAATGATGACTGATTTCCATTTCCTGTTTTAAAATTCAATCCTACCTCAGCAGTTGTCGTATCAAAAAATACTCTTGCTGCTCTCATTTGAAAAGCAGGGGAACTTGGAGATTGTGGGTAGCTAAATTGATAAATGTAACTACCAAGTTGAAGTGCATTATCTATTATTGGGTTGCCATTAAATATCTCACCCCACCCAGAAGGTTCAGTTGTAGAGAAATCTCTCTGGATAAAGATATTTGGCAAGTCATTATCAATGACAGCAACAGCACTTGTTAATGTATGCTGGAAAGAACTTCTAAGGAATGGATAGGCATACGGTTTACTTGTGTTCGCTATTGTAATCGTATTAATAAGGTTGCCATCTTGATAAATCTTTAATTGGTTATCACCTTCTTGAAGGAGTCTTATAGATTTTGTTGTACCAGAAACACCCGTGCTTGAGGCATATCCTGCTGTTCCAATTGTAACAGTTCCCATGCTTGAATTTGTATCGACAACTAATCCATAAGTAGATGTTTCATAATTGGTAGAGACTTCACTCATACTTATACTGCCTGAATCAGAGTCAGAAAATAAAATCCCAATCCATGTACCATATCCTGAGGTATTAGATAGATTATCAAGATTGAATGTTACATCGAAATTACCAACACCAGAAGATAATGCCCCTAGTGATTGATTACTTAGGGCAATTGAAATAGGAGTATAAATACTATTAAAAGTTCTGGTGAGAGTTGTAGGGTCAACAGAAGGTGAGAACGTTGGATAGTTCTGGAACAATTCAAACGTTACTGGATCTATAGTTGGTCCTCCCATATCAATATCAAATTCAGTTGTAGCATTTGGTATATCAACTCTAAGAATCGTAAACTTTCCGCCGTCAAAATCGTTAATCACTATTTTTTTTATCTCAAATATATTTTCAGCTTTAGCTGACGCATAGAAACTAGCTAGTGGACTAAGCTGAGCTGCGTCAAACTTAATTACTTTTCGCTGATTTCCTGGGTTACTTACAAAAACCATATCTACTGATTTCCAGTTATCTGAATCTTGAAAATATAGATTAGAAACTATTGCAGCTAGAGCTGATTTGTCTAGAGATATTTCGGCAAGAGAATTTTTTTCAATACTAGCTGGTTTAGTTATAATTGGCATTTAACACTCTCTCTTTTTATAGTTCTATTTAATTATACGTACGGTTTTATAAGTTCAATTTTAGAAATTGTAACCAAACCCCCGTCATTTGGATTTTCGGCATCATCATAGGATGCTATACGGTTCTGTTGGGGAAAGCTTAAGTTTGGATCACTCGCACTCATAATTTTTTCAATAAATCCTTGTTGAACTTCTTGACTAGTTATCGTATGTACATCTAGCGAAGGTCCATCTTTTAGCCATATTGTATTTCCAACACTCCCGGTAACTAAGTGAAGTCTATATTTAATAGCAGTGTATGGAATATTAAAATCATCGGGATTTGGAAATATTGCAGCATAATATAAAGGAGTGCTTTCTGGAGTAGTACTGTTTAATATTAAGTTGCCACCACTTATAGTTCCTCCAAATTCATACCATCCTTGAGTGGAGTATACACCCCCAACAGGAGGTGGATTTTCGTGGGGTTGAGAAAAGTCTCTGGTATATATTAAATTCGCAGGAGGAGGTGCAGACGCAGTAAAGAAAGATTTTGTTATTGTTCCCCCCAACCTAGTTTCAGGATACAGAGTCGAGTTAACACTCGGAGTAAAACTAGCTATTTGATTATTATTTATGTAAAAACTCAATACACCGCTCACTCTTTTAACTTTAAAAGTATTTATCCCTGAAAGAATAGAGCTGCTAAGATTTGAAGCTAAAACTTGTCCTTCAGCATAAATACGGAATTCAGGGGTTGGATTTGGATTAATAACGTCATTATAAAATATGTATTGATTTTCTCCGCTTTCTGGATCTTGAAGAGACTTGGACACCCCTGCTTGCCAGTATGGCCCTATATCTGTATTTAATGCTTCAAATGTTATTTCAAAATCATCATTAAATCCTTGAGTTGATCTTGGCATCAAGTTAGTTAATTCTCCTGTTCTAGATATTCCGCCTTCAGATCCTAATGTATAACCACTAGTGTAAATATTCCAATCTACATAGTTAACAGAACCTGAACTCATATCAACTTCAAATTCTGAACTATTTAACTCGGAGGCATTGACAACCGTAGATCCACCATCAAAATCTTGAATAATAATTTTTTGTACTTGGAATATGTCTCTTGCCTTATCTGAAACTAGAAAACTAGCAGTTGGCGATGACAAAGTTGCATCAAATCGCAATAATTCTTTTTGGTTACCAATGCTTGATTTATAATAAATTGTAACATTTTTCCAGTTAGTTTGAATTGAAAAATACGGATCATTTAGAACACTGGTAATTTGCGCTAAATCTGATTTATTTAATGTAAAAATAGCAGGAGAATTTTTTTCAATGGTCGATGGTTTAGTTATTATGGGCATATACTATCCTTTTAATAAACTTATTAATCCGTATAATGCTCCAGCGATAGCTGATATCCAACCAGCCCACACAGCTATAGTAGTTAGAGTACGAGCGGGAACCTCTAGATTCTCTATCCGCTTCTCATTGTCTTTATGCAGTTGTTCTAGTAGCTCTGTGCGACGTATATGGTCTGCAAGCTGCTGATTCTGAATTTCATCTAGAGATTCTATCTTAGACAAGCGCTCACTTGTCTCTATCTCTATCTTTGTTAGCTTTTCTTGTAGTTTTGAATTAGCCTCTCTAACTTCTTTTCTGAACTCAGCTGACTCTTCTTTTTCTTCTTTAATTATATCATAGATAAGATCTATTTTATCGCTCACACACATCCCCTTAAAACGTGAAACTATACATGAAAGTACAATTGATAAGCGGTATAATTATATCAGAAAATGAGGTTAGATATGCAAGACAAGATAGTCTCTAGAATAGAAGATATATCTAATAAAATCAGCAGTCTTCTGGCTGATAGAGAGAGATGCTTACGCGAGTTAAATTCAATAAGTCTAGAGATAGATAAGCATTCTGCTATAATATTTGAACTAAAGTCTCTACTAGATTCAGCCGAGCCTAAATTAGACTAGTAGATCTCTCTCCACTGCAATCCGCACACAACCTGAGCTTGAACGTTATTTCCAGGTTCTACAGTACTAACTAATATGACGTAAACCTCTGAATCTGTGCTATCTATATTCTGAGATATTATGTTTTTCTTTGCCGAAGTAAGTGTACCTGACACAGCCGCAGCAAGACTGTTCTGGCTTGAACCAGAGGATACAAAACCCGTTGCAAAACGATCTGCGTCTGCACTCACAAAATCAGTAGCGTTGACGCAGTATTCTACGCCGCTAGACATATCTGCAGGTGTCCAGACAAGCACCCCGGCATTTAAAGTGGTAGATAGACTAGATACGGAAGATAGTTTAACTACTTCGTACATTACACTTTCGCCTGTGCAATATATTGACAGCTGATTAGGCCTGACGCTTAAACGATTAGGATACCCGTTAAATGAGTTTTTTAATCTTATTGCCATAAGTGGAAGCCTAGTCTGACCTATGGCTGGAGTTGTTCTCTTGGGACTTGTTACTGCAAAATCAATGCCACTCTCGACATAACCACCTTCGCTAGCAACAGTAGAACAGATCTGATCCATGGATCCGCCAGTGGTTATTCCGGTATTGAATATCTCACATCTTACTGGCAGATTTGGGTTGCTTATATAGACTTCAGGTAGCACGTTTGAATGATAATACTCATGAGCAATTACGAATGCGCCATCGTGCACAAATCCACATCTGACTCTACCTACTCCAAGCCATTGAAAGTCCATCCAGGCTAGCTGCGTTTTTGAAGTATCTAGATTAAAACCGGACGCACCAGTGCCATCGCACTTATCTATGTTCCATTGACTCTGAGGAACCCTTCTTATATACGAGCCAACAGCTGCCTCTGACGCAGTTCCACTAGTGTAACTTCTTATTACCCAGTTAAGTTGACCATTGCTTGTGCCATCAGCATCGTTGTTCCCGACTTGTTCAAAATATATGCCATCACGATCGTCATAGTAGCCAGTTCTCTTTGTGACATTTTTTTGTGCATACCCAAGGCAAGAAGACGTTAAGATCAACTGACTTTTACCTGGCTGATAGTGATGATACATTTTTGTCTGATGCACTGCACTAGATAATGTATTGCTAGTGGTAGATAATGTAGCACAAGCCTTATCTTGATTATAGGTTACGCTACCGCCATTTAATTTTCTATCAAGAAAATTTGGATCAATCGCATAAACATGTTTATAGTCACCTAGTGTAAACGGCTCGCTCATGCGAGTTCTTCCAAACGCATCAGGGTTAATTCCTGGAAGGGTGCCCGTTATAGTAGCGCTTACATTACCATTAACTGTCCACGGATTAGTGCCTTGATTAGCAGTTACTGTGCCATTTACTGGAACTGGGTTGCCACTATCGTTCTTAATCTCTAGCTCAACCGATGAAACTATGGCAACATTCTGCGTCGCCGGAAAATTTCCTATGTTTACAGTTCCATCTACCGTAAGTGATCCACCATTATCGGTCACATTTATTGAGCCATCTGAGTTGATTTCTAGTGTATGAGTGCCGTCACCTATGCGTACAGAATCGTGAACGTCACCGACATCGGGTACATTGTCTTGATGCGATAGCTGAACCTCTAGCTCAGCATTAACGGTTCCTATTGATATGGATCCGTCTGATAGCTCAACAGGAACAGGGTTGGACTTGCTATAGCTTCTACCAAGCCAGTCAACTGCATGAGTACGCATTGCAACTGTTGGCTCTTCTTCATATGTTTGTCGCTGTATCTCTAGCAATTCTATTACAGGGCGCTTGTCTTGGGCTAACTCCACCGTAGCAGTGTCAGCTGTCAATAGATCAGACATGTCTAGCTTGTTTAGTGTTGCAACTGAATCTTTAGGATCTATCACTATGAACTGACTAGTTGATATTACACGCTTTACTTTAGCCAGTCTTATAGCTACAGAAGATGACTTAAACTTAAGTGTTTGGCCAACTTTAATTCTATATGTAGATGCTACTGTTATGGTGCCATCTGAACTACCATTTGCTGTCAGCAGCATTGGTGCGAGTGCTAGATAGCGCTTTTCCGTAATATGCGGTAGTCCAAAATCTGCCACAACCTCTCCTAAGACTCTAACCCATGCTAGAGAATTTTAATCGTATCGGAATCTTTGTTAAAAATCGCCATCGTTACCAATATGCATGTTTCTTCTTAATCGCTCTTCTTCTGTAAGTGTGCTGTTAAACGACTTTCCATCGCCCCAGTCTTCTTCTTTATTGTCAACAAATTTATTAGCTTCAGAATACCACTTATTTAACTTATCTTGATACTCAGCTTCTGCCTTCTTTATCTGCTCTTCAGTCCTAACAAGATGACCAAATAGCTCTTCATCAGAAGCTTGCAGCTTTACGCGAGCGCTCTTCTTTAGTTGCTCTTCTTCTTTACTCCAGTCTGGCCACTGCTTGCTCATCAGCACTTCCATCTTCTGCGAGCTTTACAGGCACGCTTCTCTGGTGTTTTCTTGCAGTTTATATTATGCATGCGTATTTGGCCGCCATTTCTAGCACAGAAACTTCTTTTACGAGGTCCGCCACCTGGCTGCGGAGCTTTGAGGTTTCCGCCTGTAGCTTTATTGTATGAGGCTCTACCTGCGGCAGTAAGGCCACCTTTATCAGATTTGTGTTTTGCTTTTGGTGACCACTCTTTTTTCTCTAAGACTTCTTCATAGCCTTTGGCTAGTATAGATTTAACCAGAATATCTTCTGTTTTATCAGACACGTTTTCGCCTAACATAAGATCGATATCTTTGTTGTCAAATATCTCTACTTGTATGTGTGATTTTTCGAATTCTTCTAGATATGTTTTTCTATTTTTAGAATTCTTAGGCGCAACCTTGATCTTGCTGTCCTTATTCATTTGAAGATTCCTTTTTGGACTTTTTCTCTTTAATTTTATTCTTAGCATCTACTACCATCTGCTCTGCCTTTAGCGCTGCCTGATGTTGCTTTATTTGTAGATCTAACGCCATTTCTTTTTTAGCTCGCTCATACTCAAGATCTAGCATACGCTTTTGATGTTCTGAATCATCTAGCTTAGAGGCTGGAATATCTTTTTTGGCTTTTTCTTGCTCTATTTCTCTTAATTTTCTTTTATGTTCTGAATCATCTTCTGATTCTAGTTTTCTGCGCTCTTTTTCGTACTCAAGTTCAAGCATACGTTTCTTATGCTCTTGCTCTAGTTTCATTAGGGAGACTTTGTGATCGAGCTCTGCATTATTTAGCTTTTCATGGTGACCACTTTTTAAAGCATGATCTTTTTGCTTAATCTGCATCTCCATATCTTGTAGAGATAATTCACCCTGTCTTCTTGCTTGTTCAGTTTTTGCTTTCTCATCTGAGACTTGATCAATGTCTGGAAAATGATGCCCGTGCATTATAAACGCTATTTCAGCATCTGAGTGTCCAGATTGTTTTAGCATTTCTGCTATATCTTCAGGTGAAGGCTGTTGTTCACCATCGGCTTGTTGAGCCTGCATCATGGCTTGCTCTTCAGGTGAAGGCTGTTGTTCACCATCGGCTTGTTGAGCCTGCATCATGGCTTGC